AAAAAGATCTAGCAGGATTTCGTGTTGGTAAAGTATTAAAAGATAAAACACATCTTACTAATTATGAACCATATGGATTAATTAATCTAGATGGAGTAACAGGTTGGTTACTATATGAAGGTGTATACGACATTACCTTTAATGAAGGGTGCAAAATACCAGATAATAGAGTAGCATTCATTAAACAACGTTCATCATTGTATCGTAACGGTGCTATTATCAATAGCCCTGTATTTGATCCAGGATTCGAAACTGAATTTATGGGTACGTTGATGTATGTACATTGTCCAATCTTTATTGAAGAAAATGCTCGAGTAGCACAAATTTACTTCCACGAATGTGCTCCTGCAGAAAAATATGATGGGCAGTGGCAAAACGATAAGCAACGTAATTCATTGTAATTTACAAATAGAGTTTTAATTTTTAATGCTCCTCACAACGAGGGGCATTTTACTTTACATATTTATACGCAACGCTATAAAAAATGAGTACACGAAAAAACCAAGGATTACAAAATTCTCAATCAAACCTATCAATACCTAATGTATATACAAAACAATATACAAATAGTGTATTTTTAGAAGCAGTAACAGGAAGAGCAGCTAGAAGATTGAATGTTTTAGGTGCTGTTCCTCCACAATCACCATCATCTGGTCCTTATTTTCCTCCAGGAGAAGAAAGTGTTACTTCATATTTAGCCACAGAAAATGACAATCGTTTAACTACTGAAAACAATAATAATATAATACTTTAACAAAATGTCTGACGTAAAAATATCCCAATTACCCTCAGCGTCCTCAGCAGCTAATAATGCTGTACTACCTATTGTAGCTTCTGGTACAACCTCTCAACTTACTATAGCTAATTTAGCAGGTTCTTTACCACAAGTAACTTCATCTATTAGTGCTTCATTTGCTAATAATGCTACAAGTGCTTCTTATGCATTAACTGCATCATTTGCATTAAATGCTGGTGGAGCAATTAATACAGGTAGCTTCGCTACAACTGGTTCAAATACATTTAAAGGTGATCAAACGATAAGTGGTTCAATAACTGTAACAAATACAATTAAAGGAACAGGAAGTTTAATTTTACAACCTGACGCAAATGATGTTAGGTATTTACAAGTATATAATACATCACCAACCGACACACATATCACAGCAAGTGGCGGTCAATTATTTATTGGTGATGATATAACATATGTTAAAGTTGATAATTATGGTTCAGTTAAACATATTGATATTGTAGCAGATAATGGAACTAATATTTTAGGTTCAGTCCAAATTACAGGTTCATTAGATGTAACTAGTGGCATTACAGGTTCACTTCAAGGTACAGCTTCATTTGCTACTAATGCTACATCTGCTTCATTTGCTACTAATGCTACATCTGCTTCATTTGCTACTAATGCTACATCTGCTTCATTTGCTACTAATGCAAGATCTGCTTCATTTGCACTAAATGTTCCAATCTCAGTATTAGGTTCTACCTTATACTCAAATAATCCTCTTGCTGGCACCAATTTTAATAGAACAGGTTCAATTATTTTTGGCACTACAGCAGGAGTAGATACACCGGTTGCTAATGATTCTATTTTTATGGGAGAAGGAGCTGGTGGATATGCTACAAATGCTTCCTATTCAAACTTCTCAGGATATTATGCTGGTTTTAATGCAACAAATGCTTCTTATGCAAACCTTATAGGTTACAATGCTGGTAATGGTGCAACAAATGCTCTACAATCAAACTTCATAGGACGCCAAGCAGGTCAAAATGCAGCAAGTTCTGCTGGTTCAAACTTTATAGGAACCAGTGCTGGTCAAAATGCTTCAAATGCTGGTACCTCAAACTTTATTGGAAATGCAGCTGGACAAGGTGCAACGTACGCTCAACAATCAAATTTTATAGGAGATTTTGCTGGCGATCAAGCAACTTTAGCAGAACAGTCCAATTTCATAGGACGTAGTGCTGGACAGGGTGCAGCAAGCTCTTCTTTCTCAAACTTAATAGGATGGCAAGCTGGTAAAAGAGTATCAGGTGCTGGAATTGGAGCTAATAATATCATAATCGGAACTAACATTACTTTAGAAAATAATAGAAGAGATTCTATTAACTTAGGTGGTGTAATTTTTGCAACAGGATCTTATGCTTATGATCCTTTTAATCTGGATCCTTTTTCAGGTTCAATGACTAATGCTAAAGTAGGTATCAATAAATCATTACCTAATTACACATTAGATATATCAGGATCTCTTGCTGCTTCTAGCTTTGTAGTTTTAACTGCAGTATCACAAAGTCTTAATTTCGTAGATGATGCTGCCGCTGCAACTGGTGGTGTGCCACTTGGTGGTTTATATAGAAGTGGAAGTTTTGTTTTGATAAGAACAGTGTAATTTACTTTACATAAGATTTAATAAAAACTGGGGGACCCAAAAGGTCCCCCTTATATTTATTTTCATCTTAGTATATATGTATAGCAAATAATTGTTGTATAAATTGTTATGGCAAGAAAAAAAACTCACGACGAAACAATATTCGTCCAAATAGCTTCATATCGAGATCCCGAATTACGTCCTACAATTAAGGACATGCTTGATAATGCAAAATGGCCTGAGAATCTTAGAATATGCATTGCATGGCAACATGCTAAAGAAGACGAATGGGATCACTTAACTGAATATTTAGATGATCCTCGTTTTAAAATTATAGATATTCACTACAAAGATGCTAAAGGCGTTTGTTGGGCTCGAAACAGATTGCAAAGATATTATAATGGTGAAACATACACATTACAATTAGATTCACATCACCGTTTTACTAAAAACTGGGATGAAACACTAATTGATATGTTAAAAGGTCTTCAAAAGAAAGGCCATAAAAAACCACTACTAACCGCTTATTTACCTGGATACTTTCCAAATAATGATCCTGATGGACGTAATATAGAAGTATGGCATACTAATTATGATAGATTTATGCCTGAAGGTCCTATATTCATTGTTCCTTGTCATGTTGACAATTGGCAAAAACACACTGAACCCATCCCAGCAAGATTTTATTCAGGACACTTTGGTTTTACTTTAGGATCATTTGTACATGATGTACCACATGATCCTGATTTTTACTTTCATGGAGAAGAAACATCAATATCTGCTAGAGCATTTACACACGGATATGATTTATTCCATCCTCATAAACCAATAATTTGGCATGAGTATACAAGGCAAGGAAAACAACGACATTGGGATGATCATCAATTTTCTCCTTTAGATAAATTTTCATTTAGAAAATATAGAGCATTATTTGGAATAGATGATGAAAGTAGAGAAGGACTTGATTTTGTAGGGTTTGATTTAGGTAAAGAACGTCCATTATCTGAATTTGAACGTCACGTTGGAGTAGATTTTAAAGGAAAACGAGTACAAAAACATACAGCAGAACAAAAAATGCTTCCTATACCATTCAAAAATGAAAAAGAATGGGAAGATAATTATGTAAAAAGATTTAAATACTGTATAGATGTTTATAAAGGATCTTTACCTGAAAACGATTATGATTGTTGGGTGATTGCCTTTAAAGACAAAAATGGTAATGAAATTAATAGAATGGATGCTAGTGAAAGTGAAGTTAAAGATATTATAGCTTCATCTCCTAAAGATGATCATTTCTATCACATTTGGAGAACATTTGAATGTGATGAAATGCCTCATAGTTGGAAACTATGGCCTCATAGTGTATCTAAAGACTGGAATACTGAAATTATTGAACAAGAAATACCTAGATAATGAAAAAAGCAAACTCAAGAAAAATTTTTATCCATTTACCTGCCTATAGAGAACCAGAATTGGTTCCTACTATTAAATCAGCACTTGAAAACGCTACTTATCCTAATAGATTAGTATTTGGTATTTGTAGACAATTTAATCCTGAAGATGGGTTTGATAATGTAGATGAATTTAGAGATGATCCTCGTTTTAGAATAATGGATATTCATTATACTGAAGCCAAAGGATTGCCTTATGCTCGCTACCAAATTAATACAATGTTGAAAGATGAAGAATATATCTGTCAACTTGATTCACACCATAGATTTGCTGAAGGTTGGGATGTTACATTAATTGAAATGCATGACCAACTTAAAGCTAAAGGTGTTAAAAAACCGATTTTAGCGGCATATTTACCTTATTATAACCCGTTTAATGACCCTGCTGATAGAACAATGGAGCCTTGGCAACAAACATTTGCTTGCTTTTATCCGCATGGTACTATATTCATTCGCCCTTCATTATTACATGGATGGCAGAATATGACTGAACCAGCACCATCAAGATTCTTATCAGGCCATTTTTGCTTTGCAGATGGACATTGGGGAAAAACAATTTTACATGACCAAGATATTTACTTTAGTGGTGAAGAACTTAATTTAACAGTACGTTCTTATACTCACGGATATGATTTCTTCCATCCTCACAAATTAGTAGTATGGCATGCTACGATGCGTGAAGAAAGAAGCAACATATTAATTTGGGATGATCAACATAAACGAGGTGAAGATTGGTGGTCACAACAAACTATTGCTAGATCTAAAATTAGACAATTACTACGCACAGAAGATAATGGGTTTGATTTAACAGGATACGATTTAGGAACTGAGCGTACACTTCGCGACTATGAGAAGTATGCTGGTATTCATTTTAAAAAGCGTTCAGTACAACGTTATACTTATGATAACAAATATCCTCCTAATCCTGTAATTGAAAATGATGAAGAATGGGAAAACTCATTTATGTTTTCATTTTATCATTTAGTTCAATTTGATAAAGCTCAATTTAAACATGATGACTATGATTTTTGGGTTTGTGCTTTTGATGATGCAGAGGGAAAGGAAATATGGAGAGAAGATTATCAAGAACACCAAATAAAAAATATAATGTTATCACCAGGATGGTATAATGAAGAAAAATTCTTCTTAACTGATAAAATTCCACATCGTTGGGTTATTTGGGCACATAGTAAATCTCAAGGATGGGCTGAACGAATTGAAGGACTAGTTAACTATACTTACAAACCCCAGTAATGCACTTAATAGTAGAATACCCTTTTGGAATGGGAAATCAAGGATTTCAGTATGTATTTGATAGAATATTTCTTGAACTGAATCTTCACTACCCTAATATAACTAAAAAAGCAGTAAACGTACAAGAACTGTTCCCTATATCTCAAGGACCATCTACACGTTCAGGAACAGCAGCTATGAAGATTACTAATGATGCTAATAGAAAAACAACATTAGTAAGTTTTTGGGATAGAACATTAGAAATGCTTAGGCATGAAGGATGGGAAATGTTTGATATTGTTCATATAATTGGAGGATTAGGTGTTTATATGACCCCAGAACAAATAATGGAAAAGTATAATGCTAAATTTACTCCATTTTTATATCCATTAGAATTTTATTATATTTACGACTACATTAAACAATTTAGAGAGCCATATGATCCAACTAAAAAAATACGTAAAGCATGTTTTATAGGGGGTTTATATGAATCTAGACGAGTAGTAGCTGATATATTACGTAAACATCCTTTATTTGATGTTTATGGAAGAGAAGATGGGTATTTTAGAGAAACATATTTTCAAAAAATGAATGAATATGCTCTTACATTATCCTTAAATGGAGCTGGAGAATGGTGTGTTAGAGATTTTGAATCAATGGGGCTAGGTATTCCCATTATCCGATCAGAAGCATTAACACCTATGTATAAAGGATTATATCCTGGACAAAATTACATAGCTGCTACTCCTCCTTCTGATTTAGCTTTTATGATATACCCAGGGATACCATTAGAAAGAATAGCAGAATATTTTATTGATAGTGTAGAGAAAAACATCAATAATGATGATTTGTTAATGTCTATATCTAGAAATAATATAGATTACTATGACAAATATTTATTACCGAATAAAATAGTAGACGAATTTTTTAAAGTTTTTGACCCAACAATATTAGAATAAGTTATGGATAAACCAATTGTTTCACTTTGGGGTTTTGGCCCTTCGTATCGCAAGCGCGTTAAATTAAATATTCTTGATGCAATTGAAATGGGTTATGACAACATGATGGATTATGTTGTTTTAACTGACATGCCTGAAGATTTTACTGAATTTGCAGAACAAACGGGTAAAATTAAAGCAATTGTAAATATACACGAAGCAAGACAAGAATATGAATGGTCTAAAGAATTAGAATTTATTCCAGCTGTTACTACAGATCCAAAACAATATGGTGATGAATACATGGAATCTTTATCTAAGGGAAAACTATTTTCATATTCACTACACAGATTTTCATTTCCAACTATTGCAAAATTAGGATACAATAAAGTTGTATTCATGGATGGTGATGTAAAATTACGTTACGATAAAATAGTAAGTGGTGAATTAACTGAAGAACAATTTTGGGCTGAATTTGATTCGCCTGTAAATTCAATGAAGGGATGTGTTTATGAATTGTTAGGAATAAGACAAGATACATTCAACCAACAAAAAGGTACATTTGACTTTGTATGGTCAATGGCTATGGGAATGGGACAATCATTTGGTGCTTTACAAGCATGTTCTATTGTTCTTCATGAATTATATAAAGCAGATAATGTAGTTAAACCACAAGTAATTACTGAATTACCTTTAACTGAAGGTCCTTTTAGATACTACCATTTCGAATCCCCAGAAAAAGTACAAAAGTATTTTGAAACCTGGAATGAAGTTATTAGATTATTCCATTCAAACACATTTTTAAGACAACATCAACAGTGTGGAGGATATATGACATGTGATTATATGCCTGTAGCAACTACTAATGTCTATCAACAAATGAAAGTATTGAATTTCCCTAATACTGTTTACAACAGACAAATTCATTTTACAGATAGATATTTTCTCCCATTAAATGGAGGGGCTCCAGGATTAGGAACTAAGTTTATACCTGGTGATAGTGAAGAAGACTTTATTGAAAAAAACAAAGATTTAAAACAAATATTAGAGGACCGCAACGCATGGCCTCACACAGAACCTTATTAATATGGCAAATATAGCATACTACGGGTCCCACAACGCTGCTTTTGCTATTGAGCAAGACGGAAAAATTATATCTGTAATTGAAGTTGAACGCTTTTTAGGGTATAAAAACTCAGGACTTGCTCAATATAAATGCCCAAAACATAAAAATTATAGAGACTTTGTAGAAATTATAAAGAGTATTCTTGCATTTGTAAAAGAAGAATACGGCATTGAACATTTTGAACATTGTATTTCAATGAACACCGATCTAGTAGTAGATAATGTATTACTACGCACACATGAAGTTATACCAGCTGATAGGCATATTTCATATCATCACCATCAGGCCCACGCTGCTGGTACCTTTTATCAATCCCCACATAAAGAAGCATTAGTATTTTCATTTGATGGAGGAGGTGATGATGGAAAATTTAATATATTCTACTGTCAAAGAGGACAACATCCAAAACTTTTAGAACGATTAGCTTGCCCAACAATGGGAGAACATTGGATTGACTATGACTTAGGTTTTCCTTATATGTTGATAGGACACTATTTAAAAGATATTAGTTTTGAAGGATTAAGTGAAGGAAACTTAGTATATGCTGGAAAGATAATGGGTCTAGTTTCATACGGTAATGTAAGAGAAGAATGGATGGATGCTTTTAAAGAATATTATAAAAGCGATCCTCAAGGACATACTTACTTAGAAAAAATGATCCCACTAGGTGAAAGCATAGGTGTTACGTTTGATGAACATAACAGATTAGAAGGACAACTTGCTTGGGATATAGCAGCAACTTCACAAAGAGCATTTGAAGAATGTTTCTTAGAAATAGCAAAACCTTATTTTGATTTATTCCCTGATTTGCCTATTGGCATTACAGGTGGATGTGGATTAAACATTTTATTAAATACTCGTTTAGTAAATGAGTTTGGTAAAGATGTATTTGTAGGTCCTAACCCTAATGACTGTGGTTTAGCAGTTGGTTTAATGGCTGGATTTTTAAGACCTGAAGAGCCAATAGATATTACATATGCTGGTTTACCTATAATGGACAAATATATGTTCCAATACTACTTTAACCAATCATCATGGTGGAAAGATGAATTAAACATGGATGAAGTAATTGATGATTTAGCTGAAGGTAAAATTATAGGCGTTGTAAGAGATAGAGGTGAACATGGACCAAGAGCATTAGGCAATAGAAGTATTATTTGTAATCCTTCATTCCCAGAAATGAAAGATATCTTAAACGCTAAAGTAAAACATAGAGAATGGTATAGACCATTTGCTCCAGTTGTACGTTTAGAAGATGTAAATAAATACTTTGAATGGAATAGAGATGCAAGATGGATGTCTTATGCTCCAATTGTACGTGAGGAATGGAGAGAAAAATTAGCAGCAATTACACACGTTGACAATACTGCTCGTGTTCAAACAGTAACTAGAGAACAAAACCCATGGTTGTACGATTTAATTACTATGTTTGAAGCAAAAACAGGCATTGGAGTTATATTAAATACTTCATTTAACGTAAACAGAATGCCTATACTTAGCACATTAAAAGATGCATTTAACGTGTTTGAAAACACACAAATGGATACATTAATTATAGAAAACGAATACATCAGAAAATACATGAAATTATGAGTTTAAAAGAAACTTTTCAAGACGTTTACACAAACTGGAGATTTGGTGGTTGGCCTGAAAGTAAAAGTGGCCCTGGAAGCACCATGGAAGAAACTGATATTATTAGGCAACAAATCAAACAGTTAGTTAAAGACAAAGAAATAAAATCTGTAGTTGATGTTCCTTGTGGGGACTTTAACTGGATGAAAGACATTGTATACAATTTTGAAAAATATACAGGTTGTGATATTGTACCTGAAATGATTCAGGACAACCAAAAGTTTGCAAATTCAATAATTAGTTTTAAAGAATTAGACTTAACACAAGACGGTATTGAAATACCTGAAGGTGATTTATTGATTGTAAGAGATGTATTGGGACATCTTACTTTAGATGGTGGACAAAAAGCAATAGCAAATATTTTAAAATCAAAATGTAAATATCTTTTAACTACTACTTGGTATAGTTTAAATGATCCAAATTATACTCATGAGAATAGAGACAATACTGTAACAGTAGAAGCAAATTGGGATAGAGGAGCTGCTGCTTTTTATCCTGTATGCTTACATTCAGCACCTTTTAATTTTCCTAAACCTGAATTTTACATTGAGGAAAAACCTAAAGTAGACGGATACGATAATGGTGTTAGAAAAGGATTAGCATTTTATGAGTTGGATAAATTAAGACAACAAGTACAAATGTCTGAACCAGTTAAAGCATTAGAAACAACTGATGATTTAACCTTAGTAACTGGATTATGGAACATAGGAAGACCAGGTAGAGACTTTAGTCATTATATTGAAAACTTTAGAAAGTTCCTAGATATACCTGTAAAAATGTTTATTTATATTCCTAAAGAATATGAATATCTAGTTTGGGAAAAACGTAAACCTGAAAACACACACGTTAGAAACTTTGAATTAGACGACATTAAAAATAACTTTTATGCTCCGTTTTGGGATAAAACCCAACAAATAAGAACAAGTGAAAAATGGCTTAATCAAACAGGAGAAAATGGTTGGTTGAAAAGTAGTCCTCAAGCAGCACTTGAATGGTACAATCCAATTGTACAATCAAAAATGTTCATGTTGCATGATGCTAAAGTAATGAATGTATTTGATACAAATTATTTCTTATGGCTTGATGCAGGTATTACAAATACTGTTTATGAAAAATACTTTACAGAAAACAGAGCACTAGATAAAATTATCCCATACTTAAAAACATTCCTATTCTTAAGTTACCCTTACCAGCCTGTAGATGAAATTCATGGGTTTGAAGTTAAAGGAATTAACAGATATGCTCGTGAAAAAGTAGAATATGTTTGTAGAGGTGGATTGTTTGGTGGACATAAAGATTTCTTAACTCAAGCAAATGGTACTTATTATGCTTTGTTACAAGGTACTTTAGATGAAGGATATATGGGTACTGAAGAAAGTATCTTTAGTATCATGGCACATCTTGAACCACATCTTTACAGACGTTTTGCTTTAGATGATAATGGATTAATTGTTAAGTTTGTACAAGCATTATTAGACGATCAAGTACAATTAGAAAATAATAGTAAACGTGCCCATGTATTGCCTAAGAGCATATACAATGCTACTACAGATAAAACATCATTGTACATGCTTACGTTTAATTTCCCTCAACAAATTGAACACACATTAGCTACATGGAAAGCAAATTCACCTGATTGGCTAGAAAAACCACATAAGAAAATACTAATTGATAATTCTACAGATCCACAAGCACGAATTGATAATAAAGTAGTAGCAGACAAATATGGTTTTGAACATATCATTATGAACGAAAATAAAGGGATTAATGGTGGAAGATTATTTGCTGCAAAACATTTCCAAGAATCAGATAGTGACTATTACTTATTCTTTGAAGATGATATGGGGTTCTATCCTTCAACTGAAACAGGATATTGTAGAAATGGATTTAGAAAATTCGTTCCTGACTTGTGGAAGAAGATTCATGAAATAATGGCTAAGGAAGATTTTGATTTCCTCAAATTATCATATACTGAAGTATACATGGACAATAACATTCAGGTATCTTGGTATAATGTACCACAATCAGTAAGAACATTTGTATGGCCTGATTATGACCAACTACCAGTATCAGGATTAGACCCATACGCTCCAAGAACTAAATTTGATAGAATTGAAGTAAATGGTGAATTATCTTATGCAACCGGAGAAATATATTATGCAAACTGGCCTATGATTGTAAACAAAAAAGGTAACTATAAAATGTTCCTAGAAACTGAATGGGCAAATCCATTTGAACAAACATGGATGTCATATATGTTCCAAGAAACAATGAGAGGACATATTAAACCAGCAATATTATTAGCAGCACCAGTTTGGCACAACAGGATTGTATATTATAAACCAGAAGAAAGACGTGAGAACTAAATTCTCTTTTGTATCTTTAAATAATGTATCAAGCAATCTATTACAATAGAGGAGAAAAGAAATATCACTTACGCGACGATAAAAAAGGTTGGCTCGAATTTCCATATCGAGCCACCTGCTATGTCGCTGATGAAAGGGGCCAATACGAAACACTAGATGGGCAACGTGTATCACCTACAAAACAATATGGGTATAAAGATCCAAATGTATTTGAAAGTGATGTTGACAAATATACTCGTGTACTTGTAGATGCATATTATGAATCAGATGATACACCTGAATATCAAAATATAATTTATTTAGACATTGAATGTGAAATTGCAGGTGCACTTACTCAAGATACAGTTCGCAATCCAGCAGGTAAATTAACAGCCATTGCTTTATATGACAATAGTACTAAAATGTATTACTGTTATATTTTAGATGAAGCAAAGACAATGACTGAATCTACAAATGAAAACAAAACTGTAGTACCTTGCTTTACAGAAAAGGAATTAATGTATAAGTTCCTTGACAAATGGGAAGAATTAGATCCAACAATTATAACAGGATGGAATAGTGAGTTCTTTGATATTCCTTACTTATACCATCGTATTGCAAATGTATTGGGTGAAAGCCAAGCAGCACGTTTATCTCCACTTAAAAAGGTAGATGAAGGCGAATTTGCAGGGGCAAAATATACTACTATAGCAGGTGTAAACCATCTTGACTATATGCTGCTGTTTAAAAAGTATATTACAACACAAGAACCATCTTATGCCTTAGGTAATATTGGAGAGAAATATGTTGATTTAGGTAAAGTAGATTACTTAGGATCGTTAGATAAATTATTTAAAGAGGATGTAAATAAGTTTATTGAATATAATTTGCGTGACGTTGAAATTATAGTTGCGCTTGAAAATAAACTTAAATTTATTGATCTAACTGTTACTGTATCTCACTTGTGCCATGTACCTTACGAACAAATATATCTGTCAACAGCACTTAATGAGGGTGCTATTTTAACGTATTTGAAGCGTAAAGATATAGTTTCACCAAATAAACCTACTACATACAATCCTAATTTAAAAGATATTAAGGAAGAATATGCTGGTGGATATTTAAAAGACCCAACACCAGGATTATATGAATGGGTTATTGATTTGGACTTTACCTCACTATATCCATCAATTATTCGATCCTTGAATATGGGTATTGAAACATTAATAGGTAGAATTGTAAATAAAGACAAATATGACAATCAATGGTCTTTAAAAGAATTAAAACTACTAAATCCAGATACTGAAGTAACTATTGAGAAAATCAATTCAAATAAAAATATATCACGCTCTGTTATTACAGTAGGTAAAATAGTAAAATTAATTGAAAGTGAAAATTGGATTATATCTGCACCTGGAGTAATATTCCGTAAAGATAAAAATTCAGTAGTGTGTGATATCTTAAGTGATTGGTTCAACAAACGTGTTGAATATAAAAATAAAATGAAAAAGGCGTTTAAAGTAGATAAAGATCCTGTTATGGGAGACTTTTACAACAGACGTCAACACGCTTATAAAATTAAATTAAATGACGTTTACGGTGTATTTGCAATTAATGGATGGAGATACACTGATGGACATAAATTCATATCTAAAGCAATTACACTTACAGGACAAAGACTAACTCAAGAATCAATCAAGTATGTAAATAAATGGATGAATAAACAAATGGAAACTGAAGGTATTGATTATATTGTAACTTCAGATACCGATTCACTATTCATTCAAGTTAAGGATCTAATCCAGAAAAGGCATCCTAATGTAGATTTAAGTAGTAGAGAGGAAGCAGTAAAATATGTTTTAGAAGTTGCTACTGAAATTCAAAAAGCAGCAAATGAAAACTTAAACACACTAGTAGTAGAATTATTCAATCTACATGATCGTCCTCATTATTTTGAATTAAAGCAAGAGGTAGTACTTGAGCGAGGATACTTTGCAGGTAAAAGACGTTACGCTCAATTTATTGTAAATAAAGAAGGTGTACCAACTGAAGAACTAGATATTAAAGGATTAGATCTAATGAAATCTAACTTTGCTCCTTACTTTAGAAAATTTGCAAAGGGATTAATTCAAGATATCATGTTTGGTAAACCCAAACCAGAAATAGACAAACAAATCATTACATTCAGAGAAAGCATCAACACAGTAGATTGGCGCTTGCTACTTAAACCTACTGGATTAAAAAATATGGCTGAATATATTGCTTCACCTCCACAAGCAGGCGAAATATTCTCTAAATTGGAATTGAAATGTCCTATCAATACTAAAGCAGCTATTTACTATAATGACTTACTTAAATTTAAGAAGTTAGATAAAAAACACAATGCATTTCAAATTGGAGATAAAATGTTTATAGCATATTTAAAAGATAACCCATATCGAATTGATGTTATTGGATTTAATGGATATGATGATCCTCCATTTATTACAGAATTTATTGAAAAATACCTGGATAAAGTACAGTTATTTGATTCAATGTTAAAAAACAAATTAGAAACACTATATGAGGATTTGAAATGGGGAAAACCAATATTCAATAACAACATCAACAAGTTCTTTAAGTTTGGATAAACCAGGAAACCTTATTATCTTTAGATATAAATAAATAACATGCAAACAGCTTTAATGTTCGTTATCGTTATACTCTTGTATAAGATACACGAAAACACTAAAAACAAATAATATGCCATCAAAATTCTTTAACAACCCAAACGAAGCAAAGAAAAATAAAACAGATAAAAAGGGAAAGGTCACACAACCAAAACCAGCCAAGACAAATACCCAAATTAGAAAAACGGGGAGAGGAAATTAATATGATCAATAAACTAGACTTAGTAGCAAATATTGAAAAATATTACTTAAATGGCACTGTAGAAAGTGTCAAATGGAATATTGTTAATAATCGTTTAAATGTTGGATTTGTATCCCCAAATCAAGATTTAGTAGGACGTATTGAATGTGATGTTAAATTAGATGATGGTACATTAGGTATATTCAATACAAGTGGATTACTTAAAATGTTAAGTATCCTAGATATGGACGTTATAATTAATGTTGAAAAAACACATAAAGTACCTACTAAATTACAAATTGAAGATTCAAATTTCTCACTACAATATTCACTAGCAGACCCTTATATTATTCAAACCACACCTGAAATTACAGAACCAGGATACGAAGTGTCATTTGTAGTTGATTCTGAATTTATTATGCGTTTTGCCAAAGCAAAAGGTGCTTTAGGATCAAATGTTAAAGACATATTTAGAATGTCTACTATTACAAATGATGAAGGAAATAAACAAGTAAAATTTGTTTTAGGAGAGCCAACATCACATTCAAATAAAGTAGAATTTACAACAGAAGCATCATTTGAAAATTTACATGATGGCTTCGTGTCATTTAATTCTGCATATGTAAAGGAAATCCTTAATGCAAATAAAGATGATATGACTGAAGCTAAAGGATACTTAAGTACACAAGGATTACTTAAACTTGAATTTAAAACAGAAACAGGATACTCAGTATATTATTTACCTGAATTACAAATATCATAATGCCTAATATAATTAAAATAAATGATGAATTGTTCATAGTGCGTCGAAACATGAGCGCTGATTATGAACCATTGGGACCTGAATGGAACAAAATATCACCATTACATAGAACATTTAAACAAGGAGATCGCTTATTCTTTTGTGAATTAGTAGAGGAAGCTGAAATTGTTGAGGAAGTTGTGGGAGACCCCATTAACTAGCATATATTTATATATAATAAATTAATAAAAGTTATGAGTGATTCAACACAAGGACGTCGCGGACGTCAAAAGGGACAAACTAAAGATGTAGTAATCATCAAAGATCCTCTGTTTGCCCCTTATGAAATTCATGAGGATAAAAATTGCTACACACTAATGGAACCAGGTTATAACGATAACATGATGGCCGTTGGCTATTATAGTTCGTTAGAATCTATTGTACATAAATTAGTACGTGGTAAAATGGTAGATAGTAAAGCAATACTTACTCTTAAAGAATATGTTATAGAACATAAACAAACACTTGATAAATTTAAAAAAGCACTAGGTATATGATTAAAGCAGTATGGGACGCCCTTATTATAAAGGTGGACGAAAAAACAGAAAAAATGCACGGCAAATTCATCATTCCAGATTTGTCGCAAGAAAAAGCAATTGTTGGAACAATTATTGATGTGGGACCAGGAAAATGGAATGCAGCAGGTGATGCTCGTGTTCCTATGTCTTTTAAAGTAGGAGATAAAGTAGTACTACCACAAGTAGGTCCTGCAAAATTAGAATGGGAAGGTGTAGAATACCTTGCTGTAGCTGAAGCACATGTATTAGCATTAATTGAAGAATAAAATAAAAAATAAATAATATGAACTTAAAAACTCTAGGAAAATCGTTTATGTACACTTTAGGTACAATAGCCGGCATGGTAGCCTGGTTTGCTGTTATTATGTATGCTCCATCGTGGCTTTCACTAGGATTAGCAGTTAGTGCCTTATGGTTTATGATGTATAAACTTTTAAAAGATTAATATGAAAACAGCTTTCAATCAAGAAGCAAAAGAAAAATTAGCTAATGGTATTAAGCAAGTGGCTGATGCCGTTAGCTCAACGCTCGGACCTTATGGCCGTAATGTAGTATTCATTGATGAATACGGAACTGTACGTAGTACCAAAGATGGTGTTACAGTAGCAAAAACGCTTAAAGACGTTGAAGACCCAATTGAAAATATAGGTGCTCAAATGATTAAGCAAGCATCTATTAAAACTGCAGATAAAGCAGGTGATGGTACAACTACATCAACTGTGCTTGCAAATGCCTTAATTACTAAATCATTCTCAAGTATTAATCCTAATACTAATGTGGTTTTAGTAAAGAAAGGTATTGAAGCAGCATCTAAAGAAGTAATTGCTGGTTTAAATGAAATTAAACGTGACATCAATTCTGAAGACCAAATCAAGCAAGTAGCTACTATTTCAGCAAATAATGATGAAGAAATTGGAGCATTAGTAGCTGAAGCTATGAATATGGTAGGAATGGATGGTGTTGTTACTGTTGAAGAAAGTAAAACAGGTGAAACATCACTTGAAACAGTAGAAGGTATTCAGTTTGATAGAGGATACAAATCAATGTATTTCACTACAGACAACAGTACAATGTCTGCTATTTTAAAAGATCCATTGATCTTAATTTATAATGGACGTTTAACATCAGTTAAAGAATTACTTCCAGTACTTGAAGGTACTTCACAAACAGACAGTTCACTCTTAATTATTGCAGAAGATATTGATGGTGAAGCACTATCAACATTGATTGTAAATAAAATGAGAGGAATGTTAAAGGCAGTTGCTGTTAAAGCTCCTGACTTTGGAGACCGTCGTTTGGCACTTTTGGAAGATATTGCAACTGTAACTGGTGGTACTGTAATTTCACCTGAAAAAGGAATGAAACTAGAGCGTTTTAATTCAGACTGGTTCGGTAAAGCAAGAGTAGTAACTGTAACTAAAGACACTACTACAATTGTAGATGGTAGTGGTTCTGAAGAAAACGTTCAAGCACGTATTGCAGAACTTAAAGAACAAATTGGAAAATCACTTTCTGCATTTGAAAAAGAACATTTGCAAGAACGCCTTGGAAAACTAGTAGGTGGAGTAGCTGTGATTAATATCGGAGGTGCTACTGAAACCGAAATGAAAGAAAAGAAAGACCGCATTGATGACGCTTTACAAGCAACTAAAGCAGCACTTGAAGAAGGATTGCTTCCAGGTGGTGGTGTAGCTTTACTCGAAGCAAGAGAGAAAATCACACTTAAGAAAGATGATGGTGAAGACTTTAATTTAGGAAAGAAAATAGCATATGTTGCTTGTGGTTCTCCATTCCTCAAAATCCTATCAAATGCTGGAATTGAAAACAAAGATGAAATTATCTTTGCCCTTAGAAAAGCTAGAGAGGAAAACCCTACAAATGGTCGTACATTTGGATATGACATTAAGTCAGAAACAGTACAAGATATGTTTGAAGCAGGCATTATTGATCCAATGAAAGTAGCTCGTACAGCACTTGAAAATGCCATTTCAGTAGCAGGTACTGTATTATTGACTGAATGTGTAATCTATAACGAACCTAAAAAAGATAAAGATGGCGAACAATTCCCTATGGGTTGAGAAATATCGTAGCCAAACACTAGATACATACGTTGGAAATGAGGGTGTAAAAGCCTTCATTTCTAAATGTATCACTACAAATGATATTCCTCATTTACTGCTATTTGGAAAACCTGGTACAGGTAAAACAACATTAGCTAAGTTAATTACTAAAAATATCAAGTGTGATATAATGTATATTAACGCATCTGATGAAAGAGGTATTGACACTATTAGAGATAAAATCGTTGATTTTGCCTCTGTAAATAGTTTTAATCCACTTAAAGTAGTAATATTGGATGAAGCCGATTATATTACTGCTCAAGCACAAGCCGCATTGCGTAATGTAATGGAAACATATTCTGCAAAAACACGATTTATACTTACAGCTAACTATGCTGAACGTATTATTGATCCACTTAAGAGCAGATGCCAAACATTTCATATTGAACCACCTGCTAAAGGCGATGTTGCAAAACATTTAGCTTGGCTTTTAGATCAAGAAAAAGTAAAATATGAATTAACAGACATTGCTGCTCTAGTTAAAACATATTATCCTGACATTAGAAAAATTATTAATGCATCTCAACAATCAGTAGATGACAGTAATAATTTAAATCCAGGAGCATTAGTTGCTAATGTTGAAGGTGTTTTAAATGACGTTATAAAGCACCTAAAATCAAAGAGCAAAACAGCATGGACTGATATCAGACAAACAATAGCAGACGCAGACATAAATGATTATGTACCATTATTTACCGGTTTATACGAACGTGTAACTGAATATTCAAATGCACCTGCCGATATAGCAATCCATTCAGCCCAATATTTATGGCAAAATAACAGTATTGCCGATAAAGAAATTAACTTCATGGCGTTTATATCACAGATACTAAAAATAAAATAACTATGAATTTACTAGATACAACAACTGCATCCCCAGTAGAACAAGCAAACCATTTAAAGAAACAAAATAAAGAACAAGTCATTGCTTTTATAAGTGGTCTTATTGGTTCTTTAGAAAAAATGAACTATTCTCGCTTTTCAGAAGAAGAAGTAGATGAAGCTAGAAAAAAAGATACAAACCATATAAATTATTGGAGAGCAGTTAAGGCAGAATTTTTAAAAGATGAACCTAAAAACATAGAACCTTTAAAACAAGGGTTTTCTAAAACAAAATCAAAATGAACCAACAGCAATTAAACATGAACGTGGCGTTAAAAGATACAACGCCTATTAAGTGTGAAGAATGTGAAAACGAAGTGTTTATCGAAGGAGTAATGTTACGTAAAATATCTCGTTTCGTAACAGGTACAGCACAAGATGCACTTATGCCTATTCCAGTATTTACTTGTTCTAAATGTGGACATGTAAATGCTGAATTTATGCCTAAAGATAAGTAATAAATGACAATATTTGATTGGTTTAAACAGGTTACGTACATTAAGGATCCTTGGTCCTCATTTAGTGAAGAGGACAAAGCGACATTTAATCCTTACATGATGCATAGACTTGTATCAATGTATGAACCATATCTTGAATTAGCCAATTATCTACAACAGTTTTGGCAATTAAAACCTGATCAAATATATTTAATATACTGTAAGTATTTACCTGAAAATAAGGTATTTGCAAAATATATTAAATCAACTAAATCTAAAGTAAATAGTGAATTATTAGATACTTTAGCTAATCATTACCAAATATCAACTAGAGAGATAAAAGAATATCTCCATATATTAAATAAAGATGAAGTAAAAAACATCTTAAGTAGCAGAGGAATAGACGATGATGAAATAAAAAAGTTATTGAAAGATGAAAAAACTACCAAAGCATCTAAAGCCTCTACTCGAGCATAAAGAAACAGAGATTGATTGGAGTAAAGAAAAAATAGTTTCATATTCACAGTATTCTACTTGGAAGCAATGCCCACACAAGTGGAAGCTTCAAAGTGTAGATAAACATAAGAACCCCCCAAGCATTGAACTTACATTTGGAACAGCAATGCATACAGCATTACAGCATTACCTTAAAGTAATGTATGAACAAAGTGGAGCAGCTGCTGACAGGGAAGATATTATAGGCCTGTTTGAAAACACATTTAGGGAAGAATACAAAACAGGATTCGAACAAAATCACAAAACACACTTCTCCTCAGCAGCTGAAATGGCTGAATACTTCGAGGATGGAAGAGAAATAATAGAATTTTTCCTTAAAAAACGAGGAGAATATTTTTCATCTCGTAAAACTCACCTTATAGGAATTGAATTTCCTTTAGCATATACTCCGCATGAAAATTATCCTAATGTTAAATTTAGGGGTTTTATCGATTTTATACTATATAATGAAAATACAGACACCATTTGTATTTACGATATTAAAACCTCAAAACGTGGATGGAGAGACGAGGATAAACGAAACGAAACTAAAACATCACAAATATTACTTTATAAAGAATACTTTAGTAAATTATTCAATTGGGATATAGATAAAATTGAAGTTGAATTCTTCATTGTGAAGCGTAAAATATGGGAAAACAGTGAATATCCGATTCCTAGGATTCAAACATTCACTCCTGCATCAGGCCCAAGAAAACGTTCGGCTACATTAGAAGGCTTTCGTACATTTATAGAAGATTGTTTTGATAAAGATGGAAAACCATTAGTTAAAGAACACCTAAAACAAGTAGGACCTTTATGTAAATGGTGCCAATTTAACAACAATCCCTCTCTTTGTAACAAGTTAAATTCTTTTTAAAGGAATATATATTTATATCAAAATATATAGTTTATGGCAAGCAAAAATGAAAAATTAACACTTACGAGTGTAAAAGTACATCAAGACTTGTTTGAAGAATTTAAAGTTGCAAGTATCAAAAACAAATTTAACTTACAAAAGTTAACAAATAGAGCAATTCATTTGTATTTGAGCAGTGAAGAATTTCGCAAACAATTACACAACCACACTGAATTAATAATGAGTGGTAGTCTTTAATACTTTTAAAAATTATTATGAAAGAAGGTTACATTCCACAAGCACAACGTAAAAAGATTTTACTATTATCAGATGATATCAGAACAACTTCTGGTATTGCAACTATGGCAAGGGAAATGATTTTAGGTACCTGCCATTACTACAATTGGATAAATTTAGGTAGTACAATCAAACACCCAGACGAAGGTAAAAAATTAGATTTAAGTGCAGATGCAAATAAATTTAATGGAATTGAAGATGCTCAAGTAACATTATACCCTAGTTCTGGATATGGAACTATTGAAGCCATTAGAGCATTACTTGAAGTTGAAAAACCAGACGCAATCATGTTGTTTACAGATCCACGTTATTGGATTTGGTTGTGGATGCATGAAAGAGAGATACGTTCTCAAGTTCCAATTATTTATTTGAACATTTGGGATTCATTGCCTTATCCACTTTACAACAGACCATATTACGAATCATGTGATGGTTTATTAGCTATTTCTAAACAGACTGAAAACTTAAATCATGCTGTGTTAGGTGATAAAGCCAAAGACAAAGTAATAGGATATGTGCCTCATGGTATAAATGAAGATGTATTCTTCCCTATTCAGGAAGGAACAGATAAAGGAAAAGAACTTGAAGAGTTTAAAAAGAACATATTTGGAAAAAAAGAATTTGACTTTGTTTTAGGATTTAACTCTAGAAACATTAGACGCAAATCATTCCCAGATGTACTATTAGCTTGGAAATTATTTGTAGACCAACTTCCAGAAGATAAAAAAGATAAAGTAGCATTTATAGCTCATACACACCCTGTAGATGAAAACGGAACAGATATTCCTGCTGTAATTGAAATGATTTGGGGTAAAAATCCTCCAAATGTATTAATTACAGGATTAAATAGATTTGTTCCTGAACAAATGAATTTACTATACAATTCAATGGATGCTTGTATTTTGATTTCATCGAATGAAGGATGGGGATTAAGTTTAACTGAAGCTATGATGTGTGGAAAACCAATCATTGCCAACGTAACTGGTGGTATGCAAGACCAAATGCGCTTTGAAGATGAAAATGGTGAATGGATTAAATTCACTGAAGAATTTGGATCAAACCATTTTGGAAAATATAAAAAATGTGGTGAATGGGCCTTCCCAGTATTTCCATCAAATTTATCTCTTGTAGGTTCAGTCCCAACACCTTATATCTTTGATGATAGAGCTGATTTTAGAGATGCAGCTGCTCAAATAAAAGCACTATATGAATTAAGTTCTGATGAACGTAAACGTAGAGGAGAAGCCGCTCGTAAATGGGTTACATCAGATGAAGCAATGATGACATCTAAAAATATGGCTAAAAATGTTATCAAATATATTGATAAAACTCTTGAAAAATGGGAGCCTAGAGAATGTTATAATTTTATAAAAATTGAAGAATTACCTGCAAAACAAAATAAAACTGTAATTTCGTTATGAGTAAACCACTTTGTATAGTAAGTTGCCCTATTGACACGTATAGTGGATACGGAGCTAGATCTCGTGATTTTGTAAAATCACTTATCAAAATTAAAGGTGAAGAATGGGATATTAAAATATTATCTCAAAGATGGGGACAAACACCATTCGGTGCTTTAGATACAAACATTGCTGAAGAAGAAGATTTGAAAAATAGAATCATTGGAAAACTAACAATGAGTGTTCCTAAACAACCTGAAGTATGGATCCAAATTACAGTACCAAATGAATTTCAACCATTAGGTAAATTCAATATTGGTGTTACAGCAGGTATTGAAACTACAACATGCGATCCTAGTTGGATTGAAGGTTGTAATAGAATGACTCTAAATTTAGTATCATCTGATCATTCTAAAAAAGTATTTCAAAGTAGTAAATTTGAACAGAAAGCACCAAATGGTCAATTAGTAAACGTAATTGAATTAAAAAAACCACTTGAAATATTATTTGAAGGTGCTGATTTAAATAAATATTTTAAATCGGACGATATTGTTGATTTTGACATTTATGATGATTTAAATACAATTAAAGAAGAATTCTGTTACTTATTTGTAGGGCACTGGTTGCAAGGTGACTATGCTGAAGATAGAAAGAATGTTGGATACATGATTAAAGCATTCCTTGAAGTATTTAAAGGAAAGAAAAACAAACCAGGACTAATTTTAAAAGTATCACAAGGTGCTCCTTCAATTATAGATAGAGACAATATTTTGAAGAAGATAGATGATATTAGAAAAACAGTAAATTCAAAAGATATACCTAATATCTACTTAATCCATGGTGATTTGAGTGATGATGAAGTAAATTGCATATACAACCACCCAAAAGTAAAAGCAATGGTGTCCTTTACTAAAGGTGAAGGATTTGGACGCCCGTTACTTGAATTTAGTGTTATTGGAAAACCAATTATTGCTAGTGGATGGAGTGGGCATTTAGATTTCTTAAATTCTGAACTCTGTGGCTTAGTAGGAGGTACATTAAATCAAGTACACCCAAGTGCGGCTGTTGCTAATACAATATTGGCTGAATCAATGTGGTTCAAACCTGATGATAACCAATCAGGACATGCTTTAATGGATGTATTTACCAACTATAAAGAATATCAAGAAAAAGCAAAACGCCTCGCATACAGAAATAAACAAAATTTCTCATTTGACAAAATGGTTGAGGTGTTAGACGAATTACTTAAAAAGTATACTCCTGAATTTCCAAAACAAGTTGAACTTAAGTTGCCTAAACTTAAAAAGATAGAACAATAATCTATATTTATATACAAACAAATCAATCATGGAAAAGAAAACCACAAAAAAGGTAACAACTAAAAAAGCAACAACTGCAAAGAAACCAACATCAAAGAAAAAGAATGTTGAACTTCCAGTTCTTGCTCCAGAAACAACTCCATTTGTATCTAATCGTGATGTTGAAATAAAAACATCTTTATTAGATAAAATTAAGAAGTTGTTTGGATTCTAAAATATAGTTTATACCTTTATATTATGACTGACAATTTAATTAAGTGTCCATGTTGTGACGCTGAAATGTGTTATGAGTATCATCATGAACAATTCATTCAATGGATGTGTTTTAATTGTGGATACGGAAGCACTTCACACATGGTACAGGACAGCGACTTTGTAACAAATGCAAAAGAATCACTCCCAGAACTAATTAAAGATTTAGAAATAGTAGATAAAGATGGATTCGTATGGTATCCAAGTACAATCAATATAGCTGAAAAAGGTATATTATTTCCAAATGGAAGTAATAAAGATGCTTGGAAATGGACAGTTGCTCCATTAGTACCAATTAAAGAAGAGGAAAAAGCACGTTTTCCAAAAAATCAAACTCATAGAATTGATATGAGTTTAATGGAACATTTTCCAAGAGAATCATTTGCATCTGCTATTTTAAAATTAAATTCGTTATGACAAGTAGAGACTTTGTAATTTGGTTTAAAGGATTCATGGAAGGAGCACATCATCATAACATAACCCCAGCTCAATGGGACATGTTAAAGGAAAAAATCAAAGAAGTAAATGATGATGTTATCTATTATGACTATGAACCAAATGAAACCTTACTAAGTGCTGCTGAAAAATATAAACAGTGGGTATCAACAGATACAAATTCAGTATCTAATGAATCTAAAAAAGAGTTATTAAATGACTAAGTTATGTCTACAATTAGTTTTGCAATTACAGCATGGAATGAACATGTTGAACTAGAGCGTTTACTAGATCAACTAGTAACCATCATCAAACCAGGTGATGAAATAATGGTTCAATTAGATTCAACTGCTACAGACGAGGTTAAAAAAGTAGCCAACAAATATAATGTTGGACAATCTTTTGAATATCATAGAATATTCGCTTCACTAAATGGTGACTTTGCATCATTTAAAAATAATGTTAAAAACCACTGTACACGTGATTGGGTATTCTTTATTGATGCAGATGAATATCTAAGTGATGGATTAGCTGAAAATATTCATGGTATATTAGACATGAATAAAGATTTAGTAGATCTAATCGCCGTACCTAGAATTAATACTGTCGAAGGATTAACTCGTGATCACATTGATAAATGGAGATGGTTTGTAGATGATAATGGGTGGGTTAATTATCCTGATTTCCAAACACGTATATGCGCTAATAAAAAGGAAATAACGTGGATTAACAAAGTACACGAGCGTCTTGCAGGTTGGAAAACAATAGCTAATTTACCTAAAGGATATGAATTAGTACATTCTAAAACAATTGAGCGTCAAGAAAAACAAAATGCTTTTTACGAAAAAATATAGATTATGGCAAATGGTATTTATAAAATAACAGAAGATTTCGAAAAAGCACTAGCTGACTATACAGGTGCTCCTTACGTAGTAACTGTAGATAACCAAAGTAATGCTTTATTCTTGGCTTTAATGTTTGAAAATGTTAAAGGAAAAGAAGTAACAATCCCTGCTCGTACATACCCATCTGTACCTTGTGAAATTATTCATGCTGGTGCTAAAGTAAAATTTACACCTGTAGAAGGTAAAACATTAAAAGGAGCTTATCAATTAGCACCTACTAATGTTTGGGACAGTGCTTTATGCTTTACAGCAGACATGTACAAACCAGGAACTCATATGTGTGTTTCATTTACAGGTCCTTATAAGCATTTTAAATTAAGTAAAGGTGGAGCTATCTTAACTGACAGTTTAGAAGCATATCACTGGTTTAAAAGAGCAAGATATAGTGGTAGAAGAGAATGTTCATATCATGATGATAATTTTGATATGCTAGGATGGAATTTCTATATGATGCCTGAGTTAGCAGCTAGAGGATTACTATTAATGAATCAATTCTATAATATAGATGGAACCAAAAAGCACAATACTGATTTAGAATTACCATATCCAGATTTATCTAAATTTGACATCTATAAACAATGAAAGAACGAATAGAATCTCTGTTTCAATGGCCTAGTGAAAAACCAAATATTAATAAAGATAGCCATAATTGGTTTGGAATAGGAAACCACCACATACTAAAATCAGTAATAAGAGATTTAAAACCTAAATATATTCTAGAAATGGGAAGTTGGACAGGAGCAGGTTCAACAAAATTCATAGCAGAAAACGCCCCAGATGCTCATATAGTGTGTATAGATCATTGGAGTAAAGATATGAACGATTATGTCCAAGAAGAATTTGGTATCGAACAAGTAAAAGAATTATGGCCTCAAATTAGTGTATTGTGGGAAACGTTTTTAGTTAATATGTGGGATCATAAACACCATTTAACCCCACTTAGAGCTAAAACAGTAGAAGGTTTAGAAATATTAGGTAAAATGAATATTCCTTTTGATTTAGTCTATATAGATGCGCACCATGATTATGATTCTGTTTTACATGATATTAAAATTACTCATAAATTATGGCCAAACGCAAATATAATCGGAGATGATTATACATGGGAAACTGTACGTAGAGCAGTGCATGATTATGCTAATGAGAATAATTTAAAGGTCTTTAATAATGATAACTGTTGGTACTACCAAAATAAAAGTTAAATGAAAAGAGCATTAATAGGCGCTGGAGGACACGCTCAAGAAGTAAGAGCACACATTGGAGATTTTACAATGAAGTGCTTTGTAGATGATAAATACTGGAAAGAAAACAACGATTATATATTTCCATTATCTGAATTTGACCCTACAGAATATGAGGTAATGATAGCAATAGCAAAACCTCAAGATAGATCTGAAATGTTTAATAAACTCCCTGGAAACACAAAATATTTTTCATATATTCACCCATCGGCATTAGTATTATCTTATGTTAATATAGGACAAGGCTCTTTTATAGGAGCTAATTGTGTATTAACATATAATATAGAAATAGGAGATCATGCAATATTGAACAGAGCAGTTCATATTGGACATGATTGTATAATTAGAGACTATTTTAGCGCAATGCCTGGTTCTATAGTATCAGGTAATGTTAAAATTCAAGATAAAGTGTATATGGGAAACAATGCTTCTATAAGAGAAAAATTAATAATTAATGAATCTATTACTATAGGAGCAAATGCGGCTGTAGTAACAGATCTTATAGAATCGGGTATATATGTTGGTGTACCTGCAAAAAGAATAAAATGATACACATACTTTATAGACATACTAATCACAGTGGGTTTGGTAAAAACAGACCTAGCTGGTTTTCATATGAAAAAAGTTTAAATAATATATTATCAACAATAGATGGATTAGACTTTGTTAAATTCCACTTAATGTTTGATGGTGATTGCCAAATTAATGATTCTAGAATACATTGTACTGAGGTTTTTAAGGGAGGATCTGATTGGGCTTCATATCTTTATACTTGGAATTATGCTAAAAATTTAAATCTAAATGATGACGATATAGTATACTTTGCTGAAAATGACTATGCATTTAGACCTGAATGGCCCTTTAAAGCAAAAGAACTATTTAGTACTTATGAAGATATTGATTATGTAACGTTATATGATCATCCTGATTTTTACAATCCAAACCACTATCCTGGATTAACTTCATATATTCTTCCTACTAAAACACACCATTGGAAAACAGTTCCAAGTAGTACAGGTAGTGTATTAGTATCTAAAAGAATAATTAATGAAGACTTTGATATTCATACTAGCAATCCAAGTGATAGAGGCCGATTTGAACATTTATCAGCATATAAAGGAAGAAGCGTTTTAGCTCCAATACCTAGTTTATCAACACATTGTGAAGTAGAATGGCTTGCACCAGTAATTGATTGGGAAAAAATATATAAATGATAGAATTATCAAACATACAAGCATTAGCTGGAAACCATGTTCCAAAATACATTTATAATGACCATTTTGAACCTGGCAAAACACCAGTATATTATTCAGGTCCTTACTGGGATAGTAATGAGATAGTAGCTGCTATGGATGCTTTCTTAAATGGAAAGTGGATTGTAGCAGGAGAAAAAGTACATAAATTTGAGAGCAGATTTGCAAAGAAATTCAATCAAAAGCATGCTCACATGGTGAACTCAGGTTCATCTGCTAACTTAGTATTGATTGCTGCTCTTAAAAAACGATTCAATTGGCAAGACGATGATGAATTAATCGTGTCGCCTGTTGGATTTGCAACAACAGTATCTGTAATTTATCAAAATAGATTAAAACCTGTATTTGTAGATATTGAATGGGATACTTTAAACTTTGATGTAAATAAAATTGAAGAAAAAATTACACCAAAAACAAAAGGTATATTTGTTTCTCCTGTACTAGGTAATCCTCCCGACTTTGATAAGCTAGTAGAATTAGCAAATAAGTATGATCTCAAGTTGATAGGTGACAACTGTGACAGCTTAGGAAGCAAGTGGGGAGGGTTACTCTTAACAGATTATTATATAGCACATTCAAACTCATTCTACCCAGCACACCACATTTCAACAGGTGAAGGTGGGATGGTTTGTACTAATGATGACAAATTAAAATCATTATTTGTAAGTTTTTCATGGTGGGGTAGAGATTGCTATTGTGTAGGATCAGCTAATTTATTATCATGTGGTACTTGTGGAAACAGATTTGATAAATGGCTTGAAAATTATGATGGTATAATTGATCACAAATACGTGTTTGCAAATATGGGATTTAATTTAAAACCATTAGATTTGCAAGGTGCTATTGGATTAGCTCAATTAGATAAATTTGAAGAAATAGAAAAAAATAGAAGACTTTCTAAAGATGTAATTGAATCAATATTTTTAAAATATATTCCAAATGTAAGAGTACCTCAAACATTAGATAAAGCAGAACCATGTTGGTTTGGAACTCCAATCATATGTGAAGAAGAAGGATTAAAACATAGATTAGTACAACATCTAGAAGATAATAAAATACAAACTAGAAATTACTTCGCAGGAAATATATTAATGCATCCTGGATTTGAATTTTTAGATGATTATAAAAAATACCCTGAAGCAAATAAGGTACTTGATAAAGTATTCTTTGTTGGAGCTGCTCCTCATTATCGTGAACCTGTATTTGGATACATTGAAGACGTTTTAAAGAAATTCAAATGAAAGTATTAGTATTAGGAGATGGAAAGTTAGGATCTGAAATAGTAAAACAAACTAAATGGGATTATATTTCAAGAAAAAAAGATGGATTTGATCTTACTAATAATAAAGATATTACTGATACTCTATTAGAAATACATCACGGTACTATAGTAACATCAAAATATGATGTAGTAGTAAATTGCATTGCAAATACAGACACATATTCAACAGATAAAGAGTCGATGTATAAAGTAAACTATGAAGCGGTTAGTATACTTTCTGATGTGTGTAATGCTTATAAAATAAAGTTAGTACATATTTCAACAGATTATGTTTATGCTGGATCTGTAAACAATGCAACTGAAGAGGATATGCCTGTACCTTCAAACAACTGGTATACATACTACAAATTGTTAGCTGATGAATATATTTCGTTAACTAACAACAACCATTTAATTTGTAGATGTTCATTTAAATCTAGACCGTTTGAATTTAAATATGCCTGGTATAATCAAATAGGAAACTTTGATTATGTAGATATAATAGCAGATTTAATTGTTAAATTAATAAATAAAAAAGCAACAGGTATTTACAATGTAGGTACTGAGATTAAAACAATGCTTGATCTAGCAAAACAAACAAAACCAGAAACTCAACCATCACAAAAACCAGATCACGTACCAGGAAATATATCAATGAATTTAGAAAAATTAAATAGTATTTTATGAAAGCATTAATACCTTGTGCTGGTTATGGAACAAGAATGAGAATGCAACCTCATGAAGCTAAGGAATTATTACCTGATGAAGACGGAAAACCAACAATTGAGTGGTCTTTAAATATATGCAAACGATTTAATATTGAACCTGTAATTATTACTAGAAAAGAAAAAGTAGAATTTATTAAATATCTAGAAGATAATAATATAGAACATGTAATTGGTGGAGGTGAATCTACAGGTGAATCTTTACTAAGTGCTAAAGAATATTGGGGTGAATATAACATAATGATACTACCTGATACTAGATTCGAATATCCTGAAAACATGTTCACTGATATTTCCAAATGTATGAAAGCAGGTAATGACTGTGTGTTTGCTTTATTCAATGTTGAAGACCATTCAAACTGGGGAATTATATGTGAAAATGTGTTTTATGAAAAACCTAAGCGTATATTTACAAAAGAAGATAATGCTTATGCTTGGGGTATAATTGGATTTACAAAAGGATATGGCGAAACATTATTACGTAGTTATAATACAATATCTGAACCACTTATACTAAGTAATCCTGGGTATGTGTTTATAGAAAACTTCAGAGATATAAGTCGAAAATATACTAATACATGACATTAGAAGAAAAATATAAATACTTAGTAAAAACCGAATCAGATATTAATGAACATCTTCCAACATTAAAAAAGTATGCTGAAGAATGTGAACATGTAACTGAAATGGGTGTAAGATGGATCGTATCTACTTATGCTTTCTTGGCTGCTAAGCCTAAAAAAATGTTTTCTATTGACATACAACACCCATCAAAATGGGGTGCTAGTATTGAATTAGCTGAACAATATGCTAGAGACATAAATTGTCAATATAAATTTTGGTTAACTAATAATTTAGAAATAGAAATTGACGAAACTGACTTATTATTCATTGATACTTGGCACTCATATAAACAACTAAGTGCTGAATTAACACTACATGCTTCAAAAGTAAAAAAATATATTATTTTACACGATACTGTATTGTTTGGAAATCAAGATGAATTAAACAGCTATGATAAATTTGGGTGGTATAACGGGTCTGAAAAGAAAGGACTAATACCTGCCATAAATGAATTCTTAGAAGAACATAAAGAATGGAATGTTCACGAAACATATACAAACAATAATGGTTTAACTATTTTAAAACGTATATAGTGAAAACACTAGTAGCAATATTACAATACAACACATTTGAATTAACAGATAGTTTATATGAAACTTTAAAACCATTTGAAGAAGATATATACGACGTTGCTGTTATAGATAATGGTTCACATAAAGATAAAGTTAGTAAATACACAACACATGCTTTAGAAGAAAATGTACGTTATGGAGGTGGTGTAAGTGTTATTTTAGATTTATTCTTAGAATCACCACAATATGATTCTGTTATTATTTTAAATAACGATGTATTATTACATGGAGCTAACTATATTAGAACATTACGTGAAGAAATGTTTAAAGGCGATTTTAAATTAATTTCACCTTGCATTTTAGAACCACATACAGGGGATCAAACAATATGGAAAACAATGAGACCTTGGAATACAGGTACAACTAGAGAAGTACCATTTATAGATTACCAAGCACCTATGTTTTCAAGAGAATTAGCTGAAAAATTATATCCAATACCTTCCAAATTAATTTATGGATGGGGTATAGATTGCCTATCAGCAATGATATGTGAAGAAAATAATTGGAAAATGGGAGTATGTGATAAAACACCTACTATTCACTTAATTAGTCAAACACTAAAGCTATTTGCAGACGAATTATCCGACACAAACAGCATGGCTGAAAGAAATATGTTTGAATATTTTACTGAAACAGGAAAATTTAATAAATTTACAGAAATAAGAAATAAAGCATTTAATTATAAAATTTAAAAAACATGTTTAGACACTCAAACGATGTTGATTTTAAAGCACACTATGTAACTCAGCATACTGAAGAAAAACAAAATTTAGAATGGACTACTGTACCTGAAGGACAACTCAGAGATACTGAAGACATATGGAAGCAAAGATATGAATACGAAAAAAAGTTAATAATAAATGAAACTAATGTAACTAAAGATAGTTATGTGTTAGAATTAGGATCTGGTCCTGGATATTTAGGACAGTTAATTATTAATGAAACAGGGTGTAATTATACGTTTGTAGATAAAATAGGTGCTAAACAATTATTTGATGAACGTGGATATAAAGGAAAATTCATAGTTCAAAATATGATGGATGGAATTGACGTTACACCATTAACAGACAAATATGATGTAATAGTAGCAAATGATTTCCTAGAACATGTTAGCAATCCAGGTAATTTAATCAGAAATCTACATACCCACACCCCAGAACATACTTTATTCTCTATTTCAGTACCTAATTGGAGAATGGGACATGATTGGATTTATAGAGGATTATTTGATTATGATAATTTTATCTACTTTATGTATACCCATGGTTGGGATCCAGTATCTGTTTATCCATCAATTCTAATGACTGCTGATTATCCTAGAATAGAGTCCGAATCAACAATGGATGAATCTTTAAGAAGATCATGGAATTGGTATTTCACCTTTAAAAAACAATAATAAATGATTACATTTACAATTTCAACATACAATAATCTAGAATATTTAAAATGGAGCATCAAATCAGTAAGACAAAATGCCTATTTTAAAGATGCTCCATTTATAATACATGCAGAAAACTGTACTGATGGAACAAACGAATGGCTTGAAGAAGTTAAAGATCAATACAATCTAGAAATATATATTGAACCACATTTTGAACCGGCTAGAGGAATAGGTGGTGGGATGAACTTCTGTGCTAGTAAGGTAAAAACAGAATATATTATATTTTTACAATCTGACTTTTATGTTGCTGAAGAGTTTGATTTAGTATTATTAAATGAAATAAGAAAATATGACAGTAAATATGCCATATCGTCTTGGAGAATACAACCAAACATATTTAACAATCCACCTCAAAAACCAGGTAATATATTCTTTCCTGTAGATGCAATTGGGGCATATCATGATGATTTTAATGAAAATGCATTTTTGGAATTTTCAAGAGAATTTAGTAGCTTGAATGATATTCAAATAAGAAGATGTGAAGGTGCAGGTGGGTTTATAATTAGAAAAGAAGATTGGGACTATATTGGAGGCAATGATGCCTTATTTGCTCCAACATCTTGGGAAGACATGGACTTATTTATTAGAATGCAAAATGAAGGGTTTGGATTTGTTCAAACAACTAAATCTGTAATTTGGCATTTTGCAGGTAGAGGTTCACATCGTTTAGAAGAAAACAATGGACAATCTTCTGAAAGACAAAGACTTAATGAATATAAAAATGCAAAGAAATTTTTAAATAAATGGGGAGCAATGCCACAATTTGATAATAATGATTTTGTAAAACCAATACCATCAATTAAAAACAGAATGATATATGATATCACTAATAATACCAGCAACCACATCTAATCAACATTATACTGACTTTGCGGTTCAACAAATCAGAGAGTTATATCCTGATGAAAATGAAGTTGAAATTGTAGTTGAAGTAAATGATGATGTGACTTTAGGAATTAATTTTAACAATGCTGTAGCTAAAGCAAAAGGTGAAGTAGTAGTATTGATGCATAATGATATGGTGCCACATCCTGGATTTGTGGAAACTATTTTAAAGCATATTAAACGCAAAATGGTATTAGTTTATCATCGAGTAGAACCACCAATTTACACAGACGAATATCCAGGCAAATCTATATTTGATTGTGGTCGTGGAATTGAAAATTACGATAAAAACAAATTCTTTCAATATACTGTAGATGATGTTTTGATTGATGGTGGTTCACAACTATTCTTTGCCGTTTATAAAGAAGATTATCTTGACATAGATGGATATACCTTTAAAAAATTCTGTGAAGATGATGATGTGCATTTAAGATATAAATTAGCTGGGTTTGAATGTAAAGTAGCAAATGCAGCTATGGTATATCACTTTGTGAGCAAAACATCAAGATCAGATAACTATCAAGAAATCGAAATGATGTCTAACTTAGCCTTTATTAAAAAGTGGGGTTTTAGGATATCCAAATATAATAAGGTATATAAAAAGGCTTATGTTATTATAGGTAATGCTACTCCTGACCTAACTAAAGCATTAGACTTATTCTTTACATCTCCTCTTGAAGAAGCAAATGTGGTTGTTGAAATAGATGTTAATACCTTTACTCAACAAGATTACACATTTTTAACACAACTGAATGATATTGTTGCAGAAAATAACGAAATCGGTATGTTTGAGTTAGGAAATGTTAAAGTTAATGTAGAATCATTAGAATCATTTGAACAAGATTTAATATTTATACGAAAATAGTACATGAAACCAATTAGCATATTAGAAGAGTTAAAGTTATATCTTGAAGCAGAAGAAGTAGAAGCAACAGCAGATGTTGAAGTTGATACATCTACATCACCTCGCTTAAAATTAGACGTTAATTCAAACCCAACTAAAAAGGGTATTAAAGTTCAATTTATATTACCTAAAGGATATACTCAAAGTCAAAAAGAAGAATTAACACAAAAGTTAAAAACCAAGTTAAATGCTGGTTTAGCTCCTCATATGTTAAGTGTTGACGTTGATTTAGATGTACCTTATGAAAATGTTATTGGATTTTTAATTAGCCTAAATAATATCAAAATGCTTATCAAATCAGCATTGGAAACTGGAGGTGCTGAAAAAGAACAAGTATAAAACTACTGGATATGTCTAAAAGAAAAATTCCTAATTTGTATATTACTGTCCAAGAAGGAATTGACTTTACAGCAATTCAAGAAAATGTACAAATAAAAGACATACTTTATAATAGTATTGTTGAAGGAATAAAATCAGCAGCTAAAACAAATAAATCTGAAGCAACTATTATAGAATTAAACTCTACAGGGAATTATATTTCACTTGATCGTACTGGTTGGAAACAATCATTAGAAAAAGCACAAACATATTTTATGGATTTAGAACAATACGAAATGTGTGCTGACATTCAAAAATTAATAGAATCATTAAATAGTTATGGATCAAAAAGAATACATAGAAAAACTTCAAGAGCAGATAAATCAAATAATAGGGGCTCAAAGTACTCTAAAACGTCGTAAAAAGACAAACGAAGATACTCAACGAGAAATATTCATTAGTACTATTTCCTTATTAACACATATTGTAAATAGAGGGCCTATGATGCATATTGATTATGGGCTTGATATGACTAAGTATGATGAACCGTTTTTCCAAATAATTGATAGTTTTATTTTTATGCATTTTGGAAAAGAAGCAGGTGAATTAGTTAGCTTTTATGTTTATGAAAGAACTAATCCTGATGGAACTATTAATCCAATATATGATGAAGATGATAATCCTATTCCTTTAGAGCGAATTGAGGATTTATGGGAATTAATAAAACAAGTTAAAAAGTAATGCCTGCTCCTAAACCATTAAGTAAAGAAGATATATTGCGTGCAATGCGATTTACAAAATCAAATCGTGCTGCTGCTCGCTATTTAGGAGTATCATACCAGCATTATAAACCTTGGGCTAAACAATATAAAGTAAATGATGGAGATATAGATTCACCTTCATTATTCGAAATACATAAAAATCAAAGCGGTAAGGGTATTCCCAAATTTTTACCTAATAAACGCAAAGAACCAAATGTTAAAATCATAGTTGAAACTGGTACTGGGTGGGAATCATTTACACCTGAAAAAATAAAATCAAGAATAATAACTGAAGGGTATTTAAAAGAAGAATGCTGTAAATGTGGATTTAATGAACGCAGAGTAACTGACTATAAAATACCATTATTATTGAATTTTAAAGATGGAAATAAAAATAACTATTTACTTGATAATCTAGAATTAACATGCTACAATTGTTATTTCTTATACGTTGCTGATCCATTAACTCCAAATCAAGTTAGACATATTGAAGACAATACAGAAGTAAAAGCAACACCTCACGAGTGGGAACTATCACCAGAACAAATTGAAAATATGAAATCACTTGGATTATGGGATGAAGATGACGATGATGATGAACCTGGATCTGAATTTATTGCTTATACAAAATAATATTTATAAACACAAAAACAAAATCAAGATTATGGAAAACAAGTATTACACAGTTAAAGTTGAATTTCAACTTGAAGATGAAAAAGGTAAAATTAAAAGACAAAAAGTAGATTACCTTATTGATGCTGTATCAGTTACTGAAGCTGAAGCTAAAATGACTAAGTATTTAGTTGAAAGAAGCGAACGTAACTTTGAAATTAAGGCAGCTATTACTTCACCAATTGTAGATGTAATAAACTAACTAATATGCCTATTCAAACTAAAGACGAAGCACAAGACAAATTTAGTAGAAAAGCAGATAAAAGTCTAAAAAAAAGAAAAAAACGCACTCCATTAGGTGAAGAAGAATGGAGTGATTTAAATCAACGAGGTGCTTCATTAGCAGAACAACTTGCTTGGGTTAAATTAAAGAAAAAACAAAAAGGACTATGATTATAGTAAATACTAAAGATTTTAAGTCAATAGATCAAGCATTAAAACAATATAAAAACAAGCACAATAAACTTGGTATTGTAAAAGAATTACGTAGTAGACAAGAGTATACTAAACCTTCTGTTGAAAAACGAGGTAAAAAATTAAAGGCAATATACAAACAACAATTACGCAATAGTATTGAAGATTAATCAATATTTATATTCAAATAAAACAGTATGAGAGTATGCCCAAATTGTGGTAGCCAATTATCTTGTGGTTGTCAAAGACGAACAGCCTCAAATGGTACTGTATGTTGTGAAAACTGCATAATAGGATATGAAGCAATGTTACATCCACCACCTCCTATCCCTATGCCAGAAGTAAAAACAACAGAAGAAAATAATGGCAACTAAAGCAAATATTACCATTTTTGAACCTTTATCTATAAGAACAAATGCTCCTAAAACAGTATTTGAAGATTATAGATATGAATTTGCTGTAAAAATAGTTGAAGCTATTATACACTGTATTAAATTTGGAAAATCAAAAACAGTATTTGCTGAAATTATAATTCCTAAGTCGAAGGAAATAGTTTGTTTGAATGTTGAAGAAACTAATTTTTTAGAAAATCTAGAAAAAAATTTAGATCTTCTTATTGAACTTGAAGAATATGAGTTATGTGCCGAATTAGTTAAGGCAAAAGAAAAAATTATAAATGGTCTTCCTAAAAAAACTACTCGTAAACGAAAGAAAGAAGCAGTAGATAATTTAATTGGAACCATAAAGAATCTTTAGTATATTTATTATTAGTTCTTTAAAATATGGGGGAGTCCAGGTATTGCTCCGTAATGTGAAGGTACCACTACATGCAGACGTTTGGATATGTCGTCTTTAAACAAATTTTCAACCAATAAATGACGAAATGTCAACAATGACCTTCGACGACTTAATGGCGTTCGTAGGTGCCGATTACGCTGTAGCAGCCTAATCCGCAAGGGGCAGCTGATAGCCTTGCAACAGAACAGCAACCCCGCTATAGTCTCAGTATTATAGCTCTAGTTTTCCTAGTTTCATAAAATTAGGTGGTGGTAGGCACGCTAACCAAAACTAGCGTCCCCAATTACTGATCAGCTTGCAGATCTAAGCATGTGATACGCTGGTGTTATTGTTCCTTATGGATACACGGGTTCGATTCCCGTCTCCTCCACTAAATTAAATTTGGAAACCCAAATAAGTAACCATATATTTATGGTCGCTTAAATTTTTTAACAAAAACGAAAAAAGATGAAAAAAACAATGATTGCAATCGCAGCTGTTATTATGTTCGCTGCTTGTAACAATTCAAGTGAAGGAACTGCTACAACTGTTGATTCAACCAAAGTTGATTCTGTAACCGTAGATACTACAGCTGTAGCTGTTGATACTACTGCTTCTACACCTGCTGTTGGAGTAAAATAATCTACAGATCAAAGCACTAAAGAGCCTTGGCTGAAAAGTCAAGGCTTTTTTTTTGAAACCTAAAATAAAATTTGTATCTTTAATTCATGAATCGGGGAATAGTACAGTCCGGTAGTATGCTTGGTTTGGGACCAAGAGGTCGTAGGTTCGAATCCTGCTTCCCCGACAGATGCTCTGTTCGAATAAGGGTTAGTTCACCTCCCTTTCACGGAGGTAATAGGGGTTCGAATCCCCTACAGAGTACCTGAAGACGGTGCTAAAACAAGCATTGACGCCACTGAGGTTGATTAGGACTTAGGTTAGTAAAGCTAATCATAAAAGCAGTTGTCCACGCACCCATCTACTGCTTTCCTCAAAATGTTCTTTGGTGTAACGGTAGCACAAGTGGTTTTGGTCCACTTAGTCTAGGTTCGAATCCTAGAGGAACATCAAATTGACCCTTAGCTCAATTGGTTAGAGCAACTGACTCATAATCAGTAGGTCACAGGTTCAATTCCTGTAGGGTCAACTATGGAGCTTCGGAAATAAGGTCCTGTAGTTCAACGGATAGAACATCTGCCTTCTAAGCAGAGAATACAAGTTCGATTCTTGTCGGGACTACAAAAGTGGAAACCAAAGTTAAAGTTCTTACCTTTAACTTATACCTGAGTGTTGAAATAGGTAGACAAGAGAGACTTAAAATCTCTTGGGCAGAAATGCCCGTGCCGGTTCGACTCCGGCCTCAGGTACTTATGATTAAATGTGCGGAGTGGTGAAAGCGAGTAGGCGTACGACTACCGATGGTAGACATGAGGCGCGAAACAAGCGTCTGCTGCTTTGAGCAGCGTGGAGGTTCAAGTCCTCTCTCCGCAACCAATATTTATTATAAACGTTATAATGCCTACTAAATTAGTTACAACATTTTTCGCTGCACATGCTGGTCCTCCATTTTGGGGTAAATTAAATAGATTTGAATGGTATGCCTATTCAATCACATCAATTTGTGGTTTAGGTGCTGAAGTTGTTTGTTATACAGATGCTGGTGATAAAGGATTTGATTATTTATTATCTATCAAAGAAAAACATAACTTAACCAACTTAACAATTAAGTTATTTGATTTAACAACAAGCCCATTCCATGATAGAATTTATAGAAATAGAATAAATAACCCAGAACTATACAATAACGAGTTTCATCCATTTTATACTTTACCAATTGCAATATATTGGTTAAAATGGCATTTTCTAAATTTAGAATATGATGAAACTAAGTATGTTTATTGGATAGATGCTGGTTTGTCTACTGGTTCTTTGCTTCCTTATGTTTTATGTAAATATAAAGATGAAGAAGGATTTGAAACTAGATTTAATCATGATCGTGAACAGGAATATAAATTCTTTGTTTTTGACAAAGCATTTAATCCTCAAACAATGGAAAAAATTAATACATTTGTTAGGGATAAAATACTCTGTATGTGTAGACAAGATACAATGGACAATGATTATAGATTACTTTCAGAAAAGATAGGAGAAGATGTTTATGATGACATAGTAAGATCAAACAAATTCCCTGTTGGTGCTATGTTCGGAGGTAAAACACCATATTTAAAAAATTATATAGATGCTTTTACAGAATTAGCAAATAGAATCCTTGATCTACCTGAGCATAATTATGCCTGTACAGAACAAGAATTAATGGGTTATATCCATGTTAAACATCCTGAATGGTTTAAAGATTGGACATTTAATACATTCTATCAAGAAGAATCTAGTGTATGGCCTGGATTACTTGAATCTAACAGTGAATTAAAATCATTCTATAGATTCTTTACAGATCCTCTTGGATAACCCGAAAACCTTTAGTATCTTCACTATATGAAGATCTATCTATTAGTATTTATTTTTCAAGTCCTATTTAACGTGTTCAAAACTTTAGAAATAAAGTATACCTATGAACACAAAGTAAAAGAACTAATGATCAATTCAATTTGGATTAATTTAGTGTCTTTAGGTTCAGTTTACTTTGCTATTGATAGTTTATTTAAAGGTAATTGGTCAGTAATTATAGTATACATAGCTGGAAGTGTAGTTGGTAAATGGGTAGCTATGACTAAAGTAACCAATTACAAAGAAAAAATATACAGCTTACTTTTAAAAAGAAAGTTAAAAAATGTGGCGCATAAAGCGAATCATAAGACGAACTAAAAATCTATTTCGTTGGTTGCCTATTATTTGGAAGGACGAACAATGGGATTATTATCACATTTTTGAAATATTAAAACATAAACTTATATTTACTGCCGAACATACTCGTAAGTATGGTTACCATGTTAATTCTAATTATGATGCAGATAGAATCATGTTGTGTGTTAGGTTGATTGAAAAGGTGCAGAATGAAGCTTATATGGAAATATTAATCAATGAAAATGAATTAACTAAAGAAAAAATAGATACTGCTTATAATAAACAGAAAAAAGCACGTCAATTATTATTTAAATTACTTGATAAACATATTGAAGGATGGTGGGACTAATACTTGGCTTTATAGGTGGATTGATATTTCTATCTTGGGCATGGGTGGAAGGAATTGACAACATGCATAAAAATCACCCTGACTATAAAGGTGAAGACTGGTTAAATTGGGATGAAAAAGATCACAATGATATATTTTAACTTATGTGGATTATTAATTTAAAACCTCACCAAAAATTATTCTTCACATCAGATACTCACTATAATCATAAGAATATCTGTCGTGGAGTTACAAGTTGGACTCATGCTGATGGTCACACTAGGGACTTTTCTACATTAGCTAAGATGAATGATACTATTATTAACAACATTAACAATACAGTAGGACAAGACGATATATTAATTCATTTGGGTGATTGGTCATTTGGTGGGTTTGAATCTATTAGTGAATTTAAACATAGATTAACATGTCAAAACATTTACCTAATTTTAGGTAATCATGATCATCATATTGAACGAAATAAAGATGATATTAGATCATTGTTTGTAGATGTAGAACAATATAAAGTATTAAGAGTAATTGATGATAACAGTGATGATTTAGAATATGATTTTGTGTTATCACATTATCCCATTTGTAGTTGGCATGATATGAATAAAGGTCGTTTCCATTTATTTGGACATGTTCACTTACGAGGTAACAAAAAATTAATGCCTGGTAGAGCAATGGATGTTGGAATAGATGGAAATAATTTAAAACCATATGAATTAAAAGAAGTAATATCATTACTTGAAACTAGACCAATTAAAGCAAGTATATTACCTTCTGATCACCATGAAAAATTTGTTATAGATGAATAAAGTAGAATTATTAGGACATTACGGTTCAGATCTAATACATGCCCAATCAGCTTGGACATCAACATCTAGAGATATTACTGATGAGAAGAAAGCTAGGGTAGGTAAGCTACTTAAAATGTTAGCAAGTGAAGGACATCATACACCATTTGAAAAATCATCATTACATTTTCTAGTAACAGTGGATCAAGCAACTCATATCCATTTAATTAAACATCGTATTGGTGTTTCAGTTAATGGTGAGAGCGCTCGTTATAAGGAATTGAAAGAAGATAAATACTATATTCCTAATGATTGGCCTGATATTCCTTGCAGTATGGAACATCTACAAAGAAAAAATTGGGCTGATATATTAGATGAATATACTAGGTATGGCAATCAATTATACCACAAGTGTTTAGAAGATCTAACACCAGTATTAGGCCGTAAACGTGCTAAGGAATCAGCTCGCTTCTTTAAAACATTCAATAGTCAAATTACAATGGATGTAATGTTTAACTGGCGTTCGTTTTATCATTTCCAACAATTAAGAAATAGCGAGCATGCTCAAGTTGAAGTAAGACAACTAGCTCAAGATATGCTCGATTTAGTTAAGCAAATAGAAGGTAATCCATTTAAAGAAACAATTGAAGCATTCAACCTGTAAAAAGTGTTATATTTATTAATATGATGCACTTTGTTACACGAAATGGTAAAGAATACTTTATAATTCAAACTACGTTTGAAGCATCTAAGGTTCAAGTTCCTGTTCAAATCAATATAAACATATCTGGTTTAAATGAACAGAATAAACACATAATACATAAAAACGCTTCCTTATTCTTGGACCGTGTTCTTAAAGTAACAGATCCAAAGCAAACACCTCCACCACCACCTAAAAAGCCTTGGTGGAAAGTTTGGTAAACTCAAACTAATTAATTAAATTAAGGTTATGAAAACAATAGTGTTAGGTGATACACATGGCCGCTCTAACTGGAAATTAGCAGTACATCAAGATAATCCTGATAGGGTTATATTCATTGGTGACTATTTCGATTCATTTAACATTAAGGGAGAAGAACAATTAAATAATTTCCTTGATATCATTGAGTATAAAAAAACAAGTGGTAAGGAAGTTATAATGTTGATTGGTAATCACGATCATCATTATTTCCCTGAAGTAGGTGATACAGGCACATCTGGTTATCAAGCAATGTTTAGTTATCAAATTCGTCCTGTATTAGATGCTAATAGAGAACATTTACAAATGGCATATCAATTTGATGATTTTCTATTTAGCCATGCTGGTGTTAGTAGTAAATTTATGGATAGTGTATTTGGAACTAATGGATGGAAAACAGAAACTATAGTTGATGATTTAAATGAATTATTTAAATATAAACCATTAACATTTAGTTTTGGAAGTGCCACTAATATAAGTTATTTAGATCCATATGGTGATAATGAAGAACAATCACCAATCTGGATTAGACCCCGCTCACTAAAATCAGCTAATAGAAATACATTACGCAAAGAAATAATTCAAATAGCAGGACATACAGCACAAAACCAAATAGATATTCATGGCAAAACAAACGGATTAAAATATTTCTTTATAGATACTTTGGAAACCAGTGGAGAATATCTTATCATTAATGATAATGTTATTACAACAGGTAAAGTAAGATAATATGGCACGAAAAAAAAGACCATCAAAGGAAGAAATAGTGCAAACAATAATTAATAAAATGTTTGAAATCGCAGGACATGACGTTACTTATGAGCAAGTAGTAGGACGTAAAGATGCTTGGTATCAGGAATGGACAATGACTGTAGCTCAAAATGATGAATGGCAAAAATGGATGATAGAATATTTTAAAAAAGATTGTAAAATGTTCTCTAAAATAGCAAAACGAGAAGCAGCAATGTGTTCGTTAATGTGGGGACTTAAATTTAGTGACTTTGAAAAAGAGTAAATTCTATACACCAAAGCCTTTCAAAGAGAGGACAATCGATTTTCTAAAGAGTCTTCCCTTTTGGAAAGGTAGAAAAAAAGGAATGATTCATACTAGAGACGTTAATTGGGATGACGTTAGAGCTGTATTCTTTCCTAAAACTTTCCACGAGAAGTATGGATATCTAGGTTCAGTACCTTGGAAAGAAAATGATTCAATATTTAAAGCAATGGAACCACTTGTTATATTTATGGACTACAAAGCAAGACCTTGGTGGTGTCCTAGATTTGTATTACGTTTTCTACATCTATTTGGTGATGATAACTCTATAGTAAGAGTAAGGAATAGATCTTTAAGTAATCTTAAAAGAAAAATAACTAAAGGCTACACACTCGTAGACTATAAAACCAAATGGGAATGGTATGATCTAAGAATATCAGTTTGGGGTAGCGAGCAAATGAATGATCTAGCTGATGCCATTGAAGATAAGTTCTACAGGGAAGGACATAAAGAGGACTTAGCAGAACAAATTAAAAGATTGGATCCTAGCACTAAGTTTCATAGTGGTTACACTATAGATTCACTAAAAGAAGAATTAAACAGATTAGTACCAGAGCAATGAAAAGTAAAAAGGGAGTCTCAAAAGAATTTGTTATATTTAGTGAATATGGATTTTTTACTGGTTTAAAGTATGGTGGTGTACCTCAATGGTCACTCAACATAAATGAAGCCAAACCATTTGATCACATGTGTAAATTAGATGCTTTACAAAGAATGTATCATGGTGAACTATTAATTGAATTTATATGATGCCTGTTTATCCTAAGGACAATGGTAGTTTAGAGAGAGCTAGAGTAGCATTTCGTAAAAAAGTAGCTAATTGGAGATGGGAAGAACCTGAAGAAAAACAATCAAAACCAAGGGGACGTAAACCACAGGTAAATGTAAGAATTGAATCAAAACCTAGAACAGAAGGTGAAAAAATGGCATTTAGTAAGTTTGTAAAATATTGACCCACCCATGCAAGTAGAAAATGGAGTTTGGATAACCAAACTCCTTTTCTTACCTTTATATAAATTAAACCTATGGATAGTATAGTAAAAGAAATAATTGAAAAATTCGAGTACAGAGCAACAAAAGGTAAAGAAAAATATGGTGTAGATTTAGATCGTACTGATCTAGATTTAGAAGATTATTTACAACATGCTTTAGAGGAACATATGGATGCTATTTTATATTTAAATAAAGCACTTAGGATAATTAGGGAAAATAAGAACAAATAATAGATGAAAATAGGAATTGGACTAGTAGGATTATCATCTGGTTTTAGAAATAGAGATTGGAGACGAACTAAAGATGAAATAAAAAATAAAGTAATTAACTGTTGGTCAGGTCATGAAGTTAATCTCTACTTATCAACAGAAGATATAACTCAAGAACTGCTTGATTTTTACAATCCTAAGAAATATGTAGATACTAAACTTGTTCCTTTTATACATACTGAATTTCGTATATTAAATAAATTAATATATTTAGTAAATGTAATGGAAAATGAAGATTTGGACTTAGTGATAATTACTAGATTTGATATTATATTTTTTAATTCATTATCTTCTTTAAATATAGACTACAACAAATTTAACTTTTTATTTAGAGAAAAAAACCACTTTTACGATGGAAGAGGTTTTACCTGTGATAATTTGTATGTGTTTCCTAAACATATGTTAAGCACCTTTAAAGAATCATTTCTAGACCCCACTAATCCAACCAACAAAGGTCACTTCCATGATCAAGTATATTTACCTTTAAAGAAAAGAATAGGAGAAGAAAATATACATTTCATAGATGAAAATGAATGTTATTCGGGATGTGGGATGAATGATTATTATTTATTAGATAGATACGATAATATAGATGGAGATCAAGGACCAACATCAATAGAAAAGTATTATGAATGGAAAAAACTTGGAAACCCGTTTATTTAATTGTACATTTAAAATAAAAAGGTTATGACAATTACAAACAAACGCGAACCAATGAGTTTGCAAGACATCCAAGATGTGTGTTCAAGTGCATTTACACTTGCATCAGCACCTAATGTATCAAACAACTACACTCACATTCCAACGTCTCAAGTAATTGAAGACATGATTGAATTAGGTTGGACACCAGTGAGTGCTCAAGAAGTTAGAGCACGTAAGGGTAAAGGTTACCAAAAACACATTATTCGTTTCCAAAATCAAAACATTATGATTAAAGGAAATGATGGTGATGATGTATTTCCTGAATTGCTATTGACTAATAGTCATGATGGAAAAAATGCATTTCATTTGAGAGTTGGATTGTATCGTTTAGTTTGTTCAAATGGACTTGTAATTGCTGATTCTGAATTTAGTAATGTATCTATTCGTCACATGGGATATACATTTGAGGCATTGCGTGAGCAAGTTCGCAATATGATTGACACATTACCTAAATTGGTTCAAAAAATTAATACATTCAGAAGTACAGAACTATCTGAAGCACAAATAGAAGAATTTGCAACTAAAGCAGTTGCACTGCGTTGGAAAGGAAAGAAAACATCAGTTGAACTAGTAGAACTAGTAGCTGCTGAACGTGATCAAGATAAAGGATCCAATTTATGGACAGTATTTAATCGTATTCAGGAAAAATTAGTTAATGGTGGTCTTAGTTACAATAATGGGAAGAAAACACGTAAAGTAAGAGCACTTAAGAATTTTACAGCTGACATGCAATTCAATGGTGAGTTATGGCAGTTGGCTGAAGGATTTGCCAGTTAATAGTTGTGTTGTTACCGGGAGCTTGGGAAACCAAGCTCCCATTTTTAAATTTATTGTAAACAAAAAATAAAAGTTATGTCAAAGAAAAAAACACTCCCACCCAATTACATCGCTTTTGATGATTATCAAAATGAATTTATTGCAACAGGAACTCGCGAGCAAGTTATCGAAGCAATTCAAGAATATATTGATATCGAGGAACTGGAAGGAGACGAGATTGAGCAAATCAAAGTCTTTGAATTAGGTAAAGAAAAATTAGTATTAGCTCACATTCGTTTTGACGTTACAATTGGAGAATAATATGAGTAAAATTAAAGAATTGATAACAGATAGATATGCTGATTTATGGCCTGATACAATTGATGCTGATTATCGTTATGAAGAATGGTTGAAACAGCAACATGATGAAGAGGAATATAACGAGCTAAAAACAGAACAGAACTAGAACATAACGATTTAAAAAGTTCTTTTACATTTTTGGAAGGGTGAGATTTCAGTCGTATATTTAGATACGAAATCCCCCTCTTCTATGAGCAATATATCCCTATATACTCGTACTCGAAACTTATCTCGAAAAGTATTATTGGCTTATATTAAAGAAGTACTTAACCTATTACATAAGGAGTATCATACCCCTTATCATAAAAAAATCAAATTCAAAATATACAGGTATAAAGCACCAAAACGCAAACCAGGTGTTTATGTTTTAAGACGCAATACTAAGAATTATGATAATATGGCTGATTGGGTTAAAGAAGATAATTTAATAACAATACATTTAAAACGAAACAAAACAATAAAATCATTAACAGCTTCATTATTACATGAGTATTGTCATTATACTCAAAATATGAAGTTATATTTTTACTATACAGAAAAATTTGGTTATTGGAAGAACCCCTATGAAATTCAAGCCGAAGATTTTGCTAAACAAAATACAAATAAAGCTTTTGCAGAATGTAGTTGGGTATTTGGGGAATAAATTAGTTTAGTATATTTATTTAAAATTAAGATAACAATGAACATTTATGATCAACTATTAGAATTACATGATCAATTGAGTAATGATGATATGTGGTTAAATATCTTAGATGAAGCATATGAAGAATTAGGAGTAAACGACATAGATTCATTGATTGATTATTCTATGGAAAATGAAGATGAAGGTATTATTTACAATTTGATTAGTGAGGGTGAAGGTATTTTATCATTGAAGGATTTGAATAACTTCTATGATGAAGGGGAATATGATGATGAATACTGATTCAAAACAAATGGTTATGAAAAAATATAAGTACGAAGGTGTTTTGCCACCCACATTCTTTATTAGCCCAACTGACCAAAAGAAATATATTGTTCCTGCTTGGATTGAAGTAGAACCAGATACAACTATTGATCAAGTAGAATGGACAAAACCTTCATTTCTAAAAAACAATGACAATGACTCTACAATTTGACTTACAAACAGCATATAACGTTGTTAGTACTTTTGGTTTTCTTATTTGCATGTATAAGCTAAACAAAGTAGAAAAAGAATTAATCCAACTCAGAAGCAACCAGTTTGTACATACTGTAACTAGTTTTGTTATGGCTAAAAAATTACACGAGAAAGGTATAATTGATGATACTGATATGTCTATAGAAGTAGAAAAAGAAGATTTGAAACCATAAAAAAGGTTGTATATTCAAAATAAAAGGTTATGGACTATAAAGATTTAAAATCATTGTTATCAAGTTTAGGATTTATCCTATTCTATGTTTTTGCTACTGCAGGTATAGTCAAACTATTTTGGGATACAAAAGACGATTATCGCTTTGAAGGTAGAGTAAAGTTTTTACTTTTATTTCAAATACTATTTTTTCTTATTTACATAATAGGAATTTATCACATTATTGGTCCACGTAATACAAGTACATACTATATGGGTTATTTAGTAACACAAATAGGATATGTTGTTATAGGACTTATTGCTAATTTATTTCTAAAAAGAAAATAATCAATTTATGTTTATATTAAAATTACTTATTATATTATTTGCTCTTTCTATTGGAGTAATAATTTCTATAATGTACATATCAGGTATCTTAGAAGATAAACCTAAATCAAACAAGTTTAGACAGTGGTGGAGTAACCATATTGTTGATTTAGATAGTAAGTATGAAGAGTAGATTTGGAGAAACCCAATTAAGAATGTAAATTGAGGTTAAATTAAAAAGTTATGAAACCCCTAGTATCAACACTCGACCAAATTGCAACACAAGTTTTCGAAGCAAAAACTTTAGACGAAGCAAAGAAGATATGTCTTGACTATCTTCAAGAAAGCAAAATTAAAGAATCAGATCGTCTTAAAATGATTAGTGAAATTGAGCAGATGAAATATCTTCACAAAGTGCAATTATACGTTGCAAATGCTCTCCTCAAATATGAAGGATTAGGTGTTGGAAATAACAAACCAGCCCCAAACGAGAAACCAAATCCAGAATCATAAACTTACAATATGTTTAGAGTAAATGAACACACAGCATACATTCCTATTGATACGGAAAATGTATTTGCAACAATTAATTATATACATTTGAATTAACATATGTATAAGAAACAGTTACAATGAGTTTAGATGGTTACAATATACAAAGCGGGGATGACTACGCAGATATTTTAATTCAAGGCTTACTTGAAATTAAAGATACTAATGAAATAGATACATTAATAGTAGAATACTGGTGTATTGAAATAAGGAAAAAGTGTGTTGAAAAATACCAAGACTATATCATAGGTAAAGAAGAAACATTTATGTTGAGTGATGAAGAAATGGATGAAGCTTATCGTTTAGGAGTAGAAATGATGGTTGACAAAGCGTTAGAAGATTTAAGTGATAAAGGATTACTAGAGATAAGTATAAGTGATACTGGAGAAATACTTTATGGATTGAGCGAAGAAGGTAAAGACGAATTAAAACGATTAAACGAAGAAGATAGCAATGAGTCAATTAAATGAGAAAGTAGCTATTGGTTACATTTGTGGTGGAGAAACATTTCGTGAAATAACTTTGTACCAACTAGAGTATAATTGTATAGATGATGAAAACATCTATTATCTTGTTCTAACAGACAACAAAGAATACTTTAATCAATGCACACGTAAAAACTTAATAGTTAATGAACTACAAGATTTTTATAGTGAATATCCTGAGATAGAACCATATGAAAAATTCTATACAGGAATGACAGCAGAAGAACATTATAACTACATCACACAGAATTTAGGTGCAGGTAGTAAGTTTTCTTTTTCTGTGTATCGTTTTAATTTAATTCAAGCACAACGTTTAGGTATTACAAATGTTGCTATGATGTGTGTTGATTCTTGTTTTAGTTTTAAACGAATGGTTGAAATGGATGTGTTAGGCAAAACATTCAATCATATGTTTAGTTACAAAAACAAACTATACAATGCAGTAGCAATTTATGGTACAACTAAAAATCATTGCCCACAATTAGAACTGACTTGGAATATATTAAAGGAAAAGTATAATTATGAAACAACAGATGAAATTGTATTTACTCCTGATGCCGCAGCTCGTTTGTTTATATTTGAAAGTGAAGAACAAATGATGAAGTTGTTTACTATTTGGAATGAAATGGTTGTTCATTTATACGAAACAAAGCAAATAGGATTATATGAAGGTTCTAGAGTAATTAATGATGAATTTTTACTTGGACCAATTTATCATATGATTGGAATAAATCAATTTGAAGTAGGACCATTTACAGTTGACCACCGCATCATGAATGTGTTTTGGGAAGATTTTGGTAAAGTAAAGTTTGACCATGATTATGTTGTTAGTAAGGGATTATTAGACAACAGCGCTATACAAACACAAGTGGTAATTTAGAAACTAAATTTTCTTTCATACATTTATCTAAATAAAAATAAAGGTTATGGCAAAGAAAAAACCCCAAGTACTTGAAAAAAAGTATAATTTAAATGTTGCTAAAAGGCAAGTAATTGATCTAATTAAAAGATCAAGTTATGATTTTTGTACAGACATGATGAATGAAATTAAAAACGCAGCCAATAATGATTGCTTAGCTGATGTTGAAATGTTTGCTGATATGATTCGAACATCAGAAAACATAAGTGAAAAACAAATCGAGAAAGTAAATAAGGCTGTTAGTATATCTGAAATACTAACAATTGCTGATGATGATGCTCCTGGAAATGCTTTATTTGAACAGGAAGATATAATACTATCGACAATTTTAGGTTTTAGGATTAGACAAGATTGGGGTGACTGTTGTTAACCCAATTTTTGTTCTTACATTCATATAAATAAAAGGTTATGAAATTTACAATTAAAGGCTTAAAAGCCGAGTACGAACCGTACCACACCAGAAAAAACGAACCGTATAAAGGATCAAACAAACTTTATATTTGGCCTGAAAATGAAACTGTCCTAGACAATTTATTTAACAGACATGATCGCCCATCTAAGGTTTGGAAAACAGAAGTAATCCCTGTTGTTATTGAAAAACTAAAGGAAGAATTTCCTAATGTTTATGAAGCAGTAAAAAATGAAGAATGGGGTTGGAGACAAAAATGTGGTTGTACTTGCCCTTGTTCTCCAGGGTTTATAGGGAAACAAGGAGGACAGTATTATATTTCTGCAACTGTAGAGTTTGTTAATGAATAAAATAACATAACATGGCTGATTTTAGTAAGCAGTATTGTGAACTCCATGATATGGGGTTTGAAGGTGATTTTGATATACTTTTGGAATTTGAACTATTGGAAAATGACTATTACATACCACTTATTTGTGAAGGGTTTGGTTTTATAGCAATAGGTAAATTTGATAATGAATGTATGTTAGCTATGCCTATTGAAGATGCTTCATATGGAGCCGTTAATTGGAAGAAATATAGTGAAATTGTGAAGTGATTAGTTTTTAGAAACTAAATTTTTGTTTGTACATTTATACAAATAAAAAAGGTTATGAATAATAACAAACCAGAAGTAATTAGTTCAACATCTGTTTTAGATAAAACAGGATTTGAATGGGAAAACAATGATTGTGTTGTTAGAGCAATGGCTATTGCCGCAGACACAGATTATCCAACAGCACACAAATGGGTTAAAGAAAATCTAAAACGACCTGATCGAGAGGGAACATCACTAACTGCTATTAAACTATCAATCCTTTCAAATGCAGAGGTAAAAATAAATAATAAACATTTTATATCTATTTCTTCTAATGATTTGTATAACCCTGATTATACCCACAAGAAAGTTCAATATACAGTAGGAACATTTTCTCAGAAACACAACAAAGGTACTTATTTTATATTAGTAAGGGGACACGCTTTAACTATTAAGGATGGGGTTATTTATGATAATGGTAATTTTAAAATTAGGAATAATGGTTTTAGACGTCCTATTCGTAATGCGTTTAAGTTTGAAGAAACCAAATAAAGTTTTTATCTTTAATTAAATAAAAAGGTTATGCCATACGAAATGTTTACACCAGCAGGTGATCGAGCCTGCGAATCAATGGTCAAGTCAGTCAAGAAAAAGATCTTGGGTAAGACTCGATTAACTAAAGAAGATATTGAAAAGATCTATAATGAGGGTCTTGATAAGGTAGAAGCAAAACATCCTGAAGTACATGATACAGAGCCACGTTGGCACATTGCGAGAGAAATTAGTAAAGCACTTGAAGAAGCAGGATATAGGTTTTATATCAATTCTTGGGGTGATGTAGAAGATAATTAATTAGATAAACCAAATTTTTGTTTGTATATTTAAATAAATAAAAGATAGTCAGGTGGCGGAATGTTAGACGTAAAAACCTTATACACTCTTAATTGTTAGAGTACACAAGGAAAAGATTTACAGGTTCGAATCCTGTCCTGACTACTAAAAAATAAAGGTTATGGCAACAAGATCACACATTGGTGTTAGAAACACAGATGGAACCATTGATTACATTTATTGTCACTATGATGGTTATCCACAGCACAACGGAAAAATTTTAGCTGAACACTACCAAAACATTAACAAAGTAAGGCAATTACTTGACTTAGGTAGTTTGAGTATTTTATCAGAAGAAATCGGTGAAAAACAAGATTTTAACGATAGAACTACACACAACGAAAAATGGTGTTTAGCCTATGGACGAGACAGAGGTGAATCAGATACAAGTAAACGAACCGCATATTTTAATGATTTACTTAAAGATGACAATGTAGATTATTTGTATGTGTTTGATGGTGATTATTGGGAGTGTTACAAAATAAATACCAAGGAAACAATAAATCTATACGAATTACATCCAGAATGAAGCTAGGAAAACCTAGCTTTTATTTTTACATTTAACTAAATAAATAAGTTATGAAATTTGAATGTATTAAAGGAATAGCAGACAATGAAAATGTTGTTGCTATGCAAGGTGATGCAGTTAAACTCATCAAAACAGAAGAAGGATCAGTGTATGTTGAAGGAGAGTGGGGTTGGTGTAGTGGTTGGGAATTAATTTTTAGTCCAAAGGAATTTGTTGTACATTTTAAAATGATGGATACAAACTATAACGTTACAATAAAATAAAAGTTATGAATATGATTTTAAATGGTGCTTTGAAAGCATTAAAAAAATACGGAGCAGAATTTCAACAACATGAAGACAAATGGATATTTGTAAACAATGGCATTTGGGGGTTATATGACGAAGGTGGTGTAATGGTACTAGATGAAGGTGAAGTAATCGAACTAGCAGAACAATACACCGATTTCAAAATTGGGTAACGCAGTTTTTGTTTATACATTTAACTAAATAAAAGGTTATGCAAATACTATCACAACTAACAACAACAACTACTATTTACGAAGTAATAGTAGAAGAAAACAGATACACATACAAGGAGTATCTAGATGATAGAGGTAAAATCATCGATTGGGAATTGTTTAACGACAAGGACGAATTGATTTATGATGATGACTTAGCCGAATACATAGCAGAACAAATTTATATGTAATTAAATCAAGGTTATGGCTATAACACTAAATGATTTGAAACAAATCGTTATCAAAAGTGAAGCAGAATGGCTCAACGATTTTCATAGCGATGAAGGTAATGACCCTGTTCCGTATATCAACGGAATGAAAGATGAAATAAACGAATGTGAATCAATTGAAGATTTGTTGTTATGGTACGAGGCACATGGTTTTAATAGAGAAGGGTCGTATATGTGTGTTATTGAAAACTTGATGGTTTACGGCTCTGTTAAATAAAAAATAGCAGAGCTTTTGCAGTACAACACATCAATACAAACATACGTATATACGCTTGGAAACATAATTTTTGTTTGTATATTTAATTCATAAAATTAAAACATATGAAAATCAAAGTAGTAAAAAACGCTTACTATGTGTCCGAGGATTTGAGTGGTATAGGAATGATAGATGAGAAGGAATTTCAGAGTTCTTTTTCTCATTTGTTGGTTGTAGGTGATGTGTGGGAAAAAGATGAAGATGGGGATTTTATTTGTATTGAAGGTGAGTGGAAAGGTGAATGTAATGATGGTTGGTGGGAATATAATGATGTAAAGAAGTATTTTAAGGTAATTAAATAAATAGGTTATGACAACAACACCACTATTTGCACCAGACAAAAGGTACAATCCTTACCTTGATATTAACTATGTAGACAGGTCAAAGCAAATTGAAAATGCATTTGAATCAACGCTTGAAGATATCAAGGCAGATCCAGAATTTTATGCAGAATTGGTAAATGATTTGTTATATCATTGGGTGTATGGAACAAGGGAAACACCACTAATGGTTACAACTAAGCAAAATATGCTTACGGGTAATCATTTGTAAACCAAGTTTTTTGTGTGTATGTTTAAGGTAATTAAATAAATTAGTTATGAATACAATTAGTTACAGCAAACGCGATTTGCAACAACTAGAAACCATTGAGCAAGCGTGGGACGGGGATGAATTAAAAATTTGGGAACAAGGTGTTAAGGTATGGTTAACACATCCCGAAAATAGAAAATACAACGGCGATTACACAATTGAGATACAAATAAACGGAGTATGGCATCAACAAAATGGATATTTTGAGTGACCAAGTTTTTTTCTTATATTTAACGTATTAAATAATTAAAATAAAAGTTATGGATTATCAAGTAACCGACAAGGTAATTTACAGAACAATTCATTGGACTATTGAAGGACCAGACGATGTTTTTTATGTGCAATGTCAAGAGGATGAAATAGTAGATTTTTGGTTCATCACAAGTGATAATGAAGGAACAATAGATGTCAAATCGGAACTAGGGCAAGAATTGAGAGAGGTATGTGAAACGTATGAGGATTTTGATATGGACGGAAATGATATTGATGAATAAATTAAACATAGTATATGGCAGTTTATAGCAATGAAACGGACCCAAACGCAAAGCAATGGGATAATGAACAACATGAGCGAAGCATGTTAACATCACCAAGCTATAGGGAATGGTGGGAAGCAAATAAGGAACGTATATTAGAAGAAGATGAACTCAGACATAATATGAACATGAAATATCGTGTGGCGGAGAGTACCGATGAATTTTTGGATAATAAAAACGACGAGTAATGAATTTTTTTCTGTTGCGTTTTTTTGTTAATGCAATTAAAGCAGGAAAGAATATAACGTTACGTGGGAACCGTAATGTGGATAAACGTAATGTGGGTAAACGTCGGACGGTGAAACGGGGGAACGATAGAAACGGGTAACGTCCCTACGTGGGAACATACTGGTATAACATTATGGTTGAATATAACGTAGTTACCGCGCCTTCTTTTTATGTGACCATAGGCGTGATTGACAAGAGGTAATTGAAGTTTACGCGGGAAACTCAACAAATTAACATAGATTTATGTTATATGTTAAACGTTCCAAATATGGAAGATAGCATATAAGTATATCAAAACATAAACATATCGGTATTTTTTTATGTATGGATATTTGATAATATGTGGAATGAAACAGAGTAATGTGGGTAATGGTGTTGTGTTTGTATGCATGAATTCAGCGCGACATCAACAAATCATTTCAAATGTTTTTGTATATCCAGAAATATGTTTTTTTGTTAAGGAAAATTTTGAAACCAAATAAAAACATAGTATATTTAGTTTGTTAATTTGATTAAATAAATAAAAAAAACAAAAATCAAGGTTATGGAAACAACAATTCAGACAACCGAAACAAAACAGCGTGGACGTAAGGTAAATCCTAACAGCGCTCGTCAGTTGAAACTTGCAACTCGTGCCGCATTGGCAGAGCAAGGATTAAGTGTTCAACGTGGACGTAAACCAAATGAAAACAGTGCACGCCAGCAACGTCTCGCAGCGTTTGCAGAACGAATTGCAAATGGTGAAGTTGTGAAGCGTGGACGCCCAAAGAAACAAGCCACAACAGAAGTGGCTTAATTGTTGGTAATTTAGGGGTTATCAACTAGACCCGGTTCGTTTTAATTAATGAACTGGGTCTTTTGTTGTCCTGGTATGATTTGGGAAACCAAATTCTTATTCGTAATTTTAGACCAATTTTATTTTGGGGATAGTGGAAGACGTCTTAGGCAGCCTACCTCTGATCCCTCCACCCATTTCATAGGGCGCCCGTCCAAATGACAATGTAAATGTAAAAAAGATTATTTGGTTTCCAAACAAATTTTCAGCTTGTAAACATAATTATTTTACATATCTTTATTTTATAAAATTAAAAGTTATGACAATTGAATTAGTTAAAGAATTTAATACAATAGGTGATGTTACCTATTACATTAAGGTTGATAATGAGTTTCAATCAGGTACAGTAAGAACACAACTAATTGAAGCAATGGAGATGTATGAAAATGTAAAAGCAAAGTACACACAAGCTAGAGTGGAAGTATTAATTAGGGAAACATTTTGAAACACAATTTTTTTGTGTATATTTAACTTGTTAATTTGATTAATTAAAAATTAAAAATCAAGGTTATGACAAAACAACAATTATTGGACAAGCTCCAATCATCAGATGAATTAGTAAAGATTGCTTACGTACCAGTAAGTGAAGTAATTAAATGGGTAAATGAGTTGAATGGTGGAGGTATCACTAAAGAGATTATTGATGACGTTGTGGAGGCACTCCAAAACGAATTTAGTAGTTGGGGTACAGATGTACTTAGTGATTATGAGTTGGAAATGAATTATCGTGAGGTGGAGTTAACAAGTATTGAGTTTGATGACAATAAAATTAAACGTGTGGTTGAAGGTGTACTTGGAAATTATTTGGACGAAGAGGGGAACTAAACCCCTCTTCATATCTTTATTTAAATTAAAAGTTATGAACATAAAAGACATTACCATTGAACAATGGGAACGGCTTGAACAAGAACGACTACAAACACAACTGGACCCTAAATTCCAGGAATGGATGAAACAATTGAACGTGTCTAGAATGTGTAGAAGTAGAGACGGAATTGATCGAGCAAATCAAATAATGGAAGACTGGAATCATGGCCAAATAAAGACTGTTCATACTTTTAATTTTTAATTACGGACCCCCTTTCTAGGGGGTCCATTTGTTAACCCAACAAACTGTGTTATATTTAATTTATAAAATTAAAACGTATGGAACAAACAGTAACATTCAATCGCCTGCAAGTGAAAGCATTATTGTTAGATACTATAATGCACATTAAACACAAACAACACCTTGCCCCCAATTACGTTAATGTCAAAAGACAAGTATGTGATTTTATGGGGATAAGTCATAAATGCACTTCAAAAGTGCTATTAAGTGCCTTGGGTGTAATATATCAACGAGGTGGATTGTATAATGAATACGTTGAAACAAGAGCTAAATTTGGAATATAACGGAATAGGAGGGGAACACAATTCCCCTCCTTATATTTAATTTATAAAATTAATAAGTATGAAAATAGTAAATGGTATTATCAGTGTAGTATTAGGGGTGTTAGCATTGTATTTAATGTTTACAGCTAAAACCAATTTAGATCTAACATTCATGTTCATCACCTTACTAATGGCAGTCGTGTTCCTATGTTTCGTGATTATAGAGGAACAAAAGGAAGAAGTAAATGACCTTAAACGATTAATTTATAAAATTAAATAAGATGAAGCCACATCAAGTAATACTGTTAATAATTGTAATGTTAGCTCTATTATCTGGATTAACCAGCTGTGCTACAAACGGATATGGGTGTAAAGGTAGAAGCAAATTAATCACAAGAGTTCCTCAATAAACATAACTAAATTTATTATATTTAACATGTTAAAATGATTAAATAATTAAAATTAAAAGTTATGAAAAAGTTAATGTTTGCATTTGTAGATGCCAATTACAAAGTATTATCTGAATATCAGAAACTAGGATTTAATATTGAAATTGATGATGCAGTTAATAACATATATTATGTTGAAATGGACTTAAGTAATTATGATATGTTATCAGTACTGACTGTATTAGATGATTGTATACAGAATAACTTAGGCATTGCAATACAAATTGATGATCAATTATATAATGGTCATAGTGATTATAAGTTAATTGACAATATCGTAGCGGCAAATCCGTTAATGGTATAAAAAAAAGAAAATAAGGATACTCGATAGCGGGGCGATAGCGCTCCGCTATCGTTATGACCCCACGGCAATAGCGGTCCATCGACGGGCCGCATATATGTCGCGGCCTGCCCCGTACTCACAGATAAACTACGATCTTTACCCAAGGCGCGCATATATACAAATATCCAACAAAATATTGCTAGATTTTGGCTCCACAAAATCCATTATACCCCTTTCGCCAAATATCTATAGGGGGTGAAACCTTTCTTTTGACAATCTTTTTTTGGAAACCAAGCGTATATACGTAAATTAATGTCTAAATTAAAAATCATGGAAACATTAAAATTAGTACTTTTAGTTTATGTTTTAATTGCCTCAACATTAGGAGCATTTCGTTATGCATCTATTAAGGCAGAGGTTTTTGAACAACCACTTACATTTGATTTGTATGTTTCTAGTATTCCACGAGCAATCATGTTTGATTGGTTATTTTGTTTTGATTTTTTCATCTCTAAATTTAGAAAATGACCATTAAAGAATTAATCCAACAATTACAACAGCTAGATCCCGATTTACATGTATTCACTAATGGATACGAAGGTGGATATTGTGATGTTGTTATAGGTGAGGAAAAAGAAATTGCCTTGAATGTAAATGAAGCTTGGTATTATGGTCCACATGAAGATGCTAAATTTGTTTTAAACCCATCTACGCACGTAGTAGTTAAAGGTATTATCTTATGATGATAAAGCTTATCACAATGGAGGAGGCTAAACGCGAGTATTACCCTAAAAATGAAGGTGAATCCGTTGTATATGCCAATGCCTATACACTTACACCAGATCCACATGATCCAGAATTTGAACTTGTTCATTATTGGATTAAGCGACACAGTTTTGATGCCCAATTATCATTTAATGAAGGTTATATATACGTGTTGGAAAATAAAGGACAACCAGGTATATTAAAAATTGGATATACGGATCGTACACCCCAATCGCGTTTAAAAGAAATTAATGGTGGTACGGGTGTTATTACCCCGTGGTATATTATTAATTCATTTGCTTGTAAGGCCCCATCGCATATTGAGGGTATGGTCCATACACAATTGTGGGAGTATCACGTTAATAAGGAGGGGTTTGCCGTTACTCCCAAGATGGCTGAGGATGTTATTATTCGTATTATTGGTGAAAACAATGCTGGTATTTAGATGATTCTTATTTATTCTCAATTTACTGTTGATTATATCCATACTATTAGTCCCGAGTTGGTTATGAATATTGAGACTAATTATGGTAAGCCGGAAATTAAGGAATTTTTCTCTGCTAAGGGTAATAATATTCGTTATTATAAGTTTGAATTGGATAAACATAAGCGCAAATCCAAAAAGCACGGTACCTAAAGTCCTTTCATATATTTATATCCAGTATATACTCAAAATTATATCATGGCAGAATATTTAATGCGCGATCGCGATAAAGCAGCCTTCACTAACAAAATGAATGATTTTCTTGGTCAGGTTAAACCTGGTACTAAGCTTAATACTCAAAATTTTATTGATATTCCTGGTGATGGTGCTGATGATAAATGTATCTTTATAACTGATAATCCAATTGAGATACAATTGCTTGATAAGTTGATTGATAAGAAGACTTTTTCGTATCCAATTAAGAAAATTAACCTCAAACAAATGGTTGAGGCGTCTCGTCGTTAAGTCTAAAGTGTGTAAAAACCTTTTAGGCTATCTTTCTTGTTAAAATGCGTGTATATACGTATTTATTGAGGAGTAAGGGTAAAATCGCTCTAAAAATAGGGCGTTGAAAACTTGGTTATTGAAAATAAAGGTCGTATATTGTGATAATACTTAAAAAATATTTTATGAAATATAAACAACAAGCACTTTCAAAAATCGAAAAACTTGAACATCAATTACGTGCATTAGAAATTGATTTGAATCGTGGAGGTTCACTTCAACAAGTTAATGCTAGATTAGAAATGATTAAAACGTTACTTCAACAGTTGCAGGATAATATTTCTATTGAAAACGATGAATGGAACTAATTATGATTATAACAATTATTATTTTATCGGCTTTGGCTTCTATTTCGGGATATGTGTCTTATAATTTATTTAAAAAAGTAGAAAAGTTGGAAAAAATTGTTGATTCACAAGATCAATATATTGCCCTTTTTTCTAATGCTGTAAATAATACTAATAGACGTTTGGAAGATATAGATGCTAAAGGTACGTTTCATTCTGATGATGAAATTGGTTGGTTCTTTGAGAGTGTAAAAACATTACAAAGCGAATTAAATGACTTTAACATTAATAAAAAGCGTGGACAACAACCAAACCAATAGTCTTCTAGTAGAAGATAATTTAGTAACTGTCGAGTATACTAAATCTGGAAAAGTACGCAAACGTAAACCTAAAACATCTAATACTTATTTTACTGAGGATACTCAAAACGCTATTGTGGAATATGTAGCCTCAGATGACCAGGAGTTTAGAAATACTGTGTATCGCGAACGTATTGAGTATGGGTTTTTTAAATTAACCCAAAATATTATTCATACGTTTAAGTTTTATTATATGGATGGTGAATCCGTAGAAGATATGCAGCAGGAAGTAATTGCATTTTTACTTGAAAAACTTAAGCTTTATAAACCACATAAAGGTAAAGCTTATTCATATTTTGGTACTATTGCAAAGCGTTACCTTATCCTTAAAAATAAGAAAAATTATCAAAAACTACAAGACAAAGGTGACTTGGCCGAAGTAGATGATGATAAAAAAATTAAAGAAGAAACACTAAATGAGCATTATAGCCAAGACTATAGCCTTACAGAGTTCATGGGATTGTATATTAAGTATATAGATAAAAATCTTAATAAATTATTCCCTAAAGAAAATGATGCTAAAACAGCTGATGCTATAATGGAGCTATTTCGTAAATGTGAATCATTAGACATATTCAATAAAAAAGCCCTTTACATTTATATACGTGAGATGGTTGATGTTGAAACACCCCAAATCACTAAAATAATTAAAAAGTTAAAGGTTGTTTATGTTCAATTATATAATTCATATTACGAACAGGGGTATGTAAATATATAAACTTTTACTGCTTCTATATTTATAGTCAAAAATTAGACAATGAATTTTGATCAAGTAATGTGGGGCAGTAAAAAGTTTTCTGATTTACTCAAGGACATATATACCAATTCTAAGGATAAAGAAAAGCAAATTAGAGACCTAATTGAGACTCTTAAACCATTGGTCAGTGACGCTCAATCGGCTCTTATGATTGTTCCTTTAATTGCTGAGCACCTTAATATTAGTGTTAAAAATGATGAACAACTTGTTAAATTAGCAGGTATTGTTCAGCGTGCATTATCTAGTAATAGTGATGAAGCTGCTAGTTATATTTTAAGTGAGGCTGAAAAAGAACAATTGTTTTCTGCTGTAAAAGAAGTAGGAGACAACATTAGCGGACCTACAAATAACTAATATGAGTACTAGAATAAGAGAAGGTCTATCGTTTATTACTACCTCTATTGGTAATAATAACTTTTTGCCTCCTTTTCAATTTAAGACAGGAAAGGTTTATGCTGTTATATTAGGCCCAACTAGTGTCCCTGAAAAAGTATGGGATGCTAATGGTGGTTGGGCTGGTGTAGGAACTATATTGTATCAAATATATGATGAATCAACTGAAATTCCTTTGGATCAGTTGAATGATGCTACTCTTGCTACGTTACCTACTGCTTTACCTTTATATCCAAACCAAAAGTATTTCCCATTACCAGGTGAAATAGTATTGTTGATGGATTTACCATCAGCACCTTCTCCTATTACAAATAAAACAGAAGAAACTTATTACTTAAGTGTAATTAATGCATGGAATAGCCCTCAATTTAACGGATTATTTATTAATGAAAATAAAGATTTATTATATAATTCATTTACACAAAATTCTGATTTTAGAGGAGTACAAACATTTGAAGGTGACTATGTTTTAGAAGGTCGATTTGGAAATTCACTTCGTTTTGGAAGTACAAATAGATCAGGAGATAAAGATTTAACACCATGGTCTACCAACCCAGGAGAATTAAATAGTAATCCTATTCTTATTCTTTCAAATGAACATGGATTTAAACCTTCAGGTTCTGATTTATACGTTGAAAATATTAACCAAGATGGATCTTCATTTTACTTAACATCTCAACAAATTGTTCCTTTAAATATAGGTAACGTACGTTTAAGTAATATTACTGAACCTATTGGTATATCTTCCTATTCAAATCCTCAAGCAATTATAAATGCTGATAGAACTATTATTTCTTCTAAATCAGATGAAGTATTAGTATTTGGTAGAACAGGTGTTGAATTATATTCTCAAGGTCCTGTTTATATGCAAAGTGATAAAACAGGAATAACTATACAAGATAATATTATTGCTTTAGGACCATCAATAGATACTTCATTTAATAAACTTCAACCTGTTGTTTTAGGAAATAATTTAAGACAACTTTTATCTGGATTATATAAGGCATTAAGTGATTTTAGCACTGATATAATTGATGCTAAGGCTACTCCTGAAGGTATAACTATTATGGATATAGCTTTAGCTGCCGAAAAATTACAAACATATCTTAGTAATAATACTAAAAAGTTAAATAAAGATAATTTACTTTCTAAAACTGTAAAGACCTTATAATGGCTACTATTGATGAAAGGATAGAAAATACTCAAAAAGAGATAGAGGAAAATCGTAAACTATACGAAGAGGGAAGACGTAGGTATGAAAATGCTAAAGCACTATATGAACAAGCTAAAGCAGCTGCTATACAAGCTAAATCATATGCTGGTACTTTAAGTAACAAACAATTATCTGCTGATGCTGCTTTAGCTGCTGCTGCTACTCTTGCTCCAGACCCAGCAACATTCAACCAACAAGCTAACCAACCAGGAGCAAATTCAGAACAAATAAGACAAAATTTATCAAATGAAGCCGATAAAAAGTTAAAAGTTGCAGAGGAAAAAAAGAAAAAAGCAGAAAAAGAAGTTCAACAACTTACTAAATTTTTAGAAGCTGTTCAAACTAAAGTAGATGATCTTACAAGAAGAGTAGGAAATATATTTAGGAAAAGAGAATTAAAACAAACAGTAGAAGCATCTGAAAGGAAAAGTGATACTATTGTTAAACAAGATGTTAAAAAAATTAAAATAAATGATGCTAGAGCAATTGCAAAGAAAAATAGTTCAGCAATTAGATCATTAGCTAAAGCCGCAGCTCTATTTATCATATCTAAATTATTGAATAGAGAAGTTCAGCGATTAGCTAAAATAGTACAGCAATTAACTGATTTAGTTGATAGAGTAAACGAACAAATTTTAAATATTCAAACTAAACAGGATGTATTAAGAGCAAGGGTAGTACGAAATGCTGCTTTAGTTGAATTAAATAAAGCTGAACGTCAAATTACTAAAATTAGAAATACAATTAGAACTTTAGAAAGAATATTAAGAATTATTTCTATAGTTGTTAGAATACTATTATTAATCCCTACCCCAGCAACTCCGGGTACTGTTAAAAAAATAACAGATGCTATAATGACATTAGATTCTATAACAGTAATGTTAGGAATTACTAGAGAAGCATTAAATGGATTAGTAATTGAAGTACAATACCAAAAATCAAGATTATTACCAATTAGCGATATTATTGATAAAGCAATTGACAATGACTTATCACCAAATGAAATTAATGCATTAGTAGCACAGTTAGAAGGTGGTGGTCAATTAGGTGCAGTACCTAATGTTTCATATAAAGGATTTACTTTTGCAATATATGAAGAAAATGATCCTAAATTTGTAGTAGATGGAAATAAACGTAGATATGCTGTTGCTTTAGATAGAAGTGGATTTATCGTATTACGTACACAACCATCATTTACATTAAATTCTGATGTTTTAATTGAAGATTTAAAACTCCAAATCGACGAACGAAATCTCGAAGCTTAATATTTATTGATATGAAAACACAAGACTTAAAAAATCTAATTAAAGAAGCCGTTAGGGAAGTTTTGAAAGAAGAACTAGCCAATATCGGCAAACAAAAAATCCAGGAATCATTAGCTGCTACTGAGGAATGGCCTACAGTTAATTTAACTACTAAAAATGTTAACCCTGCTGCTTTCCGTCAAAGTTTGATGGATCAAATGGGAATGCAAGGAGCGCCACAAGCCAAACCAACTACACCAGCTCAAAAACAAAATGTTTACCAAAACATGCTGGCTCAAGTTGCTGCAGAAATGAGACAAAATCCAGGTGAAGTTAGTAATTTTAGAAATGTTCAATAATGGCTTACGTAAGAAGTACTAGAGTTGATCCTAGAGATCTACAGCGAAACACAGCAATAGGCGTTAGACTTCCGTTTAACGCTCCTGGTGTATTTTATAGTACTTTTTCAACTAAAGACCAATTGAAATATAATTTAATTAATCTAATATTAACCTCCCAAGGTGAAAGGATTGACAATCCTAATTTTGGAACAACTTTAAGATCTCAGTTATTTAACCCAATGACTGAAGCCTCTTTTAGCGATATTGAAGATAGTATTAGAGACAGTGTTCAAGTGTATATTCCTGAAATATCAATTAATAATATAGAATTTACACAAGAACCAAATAATGTTAGTAATTCTTTAGTTATTAAAATAATATATCAAATTCTAATTTCAGGACAAACAGACACAGTAACAGTTAATTTTGAGTAATGGCAAACAATAATAAAAACATATCATATTTAAATAAGAATTTTACTCAATTTAAGGCTTCCCTTATTGAGTTTGCAAAAAATTATTTCCCAAACACTTATACAGACTTTTCAGAAGCATCCCCTGGTACGATGTTTATTGAAATGGCTGCTTATGTTGGTGATGTATTATCGTTTTATACTGATACCCAAATTCAAGAAAACTTTGTTTTAACGGCTGTTGAAAAACAGAATTTGTTAAACATGGCCTATTCATTAGGATACCGCCCTAAAACATCTTATGCTGCTGTTACTACAATTGACTTTTACCAAAGAGTACCTATTGTAGCAGGTCAACCTGATTTAAGCTATGCATTAACAATCCCAGAAAATACACAACTTGCTTCTGTATCTACAGGTATTAAATTTTTAACAGTTGATAGAGTAGATTTTAATGATACTGGATCTGTAGAAATTAGTTTGTTTAATGCAAGTAATTATCTATTTAAAAAATCTACAAGAGCAATTTCTGCTGAAATTAAAAGTACAAATTTTACTTTTGGAGCACCTGTTAAGTTCACTTCAGTTGAATTAAATGAACCTAACTTTTTACAGGTATTACAAGTAACAGGAAGTGATAGTAGTGTATGGTATGAAGTACCTTATTTAGCTCAATCTAATATCATTAATAAAACTGTTAATACGGGAGCTAATATTGATAAAGTTCCTTATTTATTAAGTTTATTACAAACACCAAATCGTTATGTTACAAGAATTAAAACAGACGATATTGTAGAATTACAGTTTGGTTCAGGAATGTATGTAAATGATCCTGATGATGTTATTATTCCAAACCCAAATACAATTCAACTTGGATTAATACCACCAGCAGATACATCTGACCTAGTAAATAATTACAATCAGGCTGCTGTGTTCTATACTAAACAGTATGGTACTGTACCTGCTAATATTAGTTTATATGTTCAATACACAGTAGGAGGAGGTGTTGAGTCTAATTTACCAGCAGGAGATATTATACAAATATTATCAACAGCAGGTATAACAGCTACAAACCCTGCTAATACAAATACTTCTTTAACTACATTAGTTTGTACTAATCCAATACCTTCAAGTGGTGGTAGAGGAGGAGATACAGTAGAAGAAATTCGTTTGAATACATTAAATGCATTTTCAGCCCAATTGAGATCAGTAACTAAAGACGATTATATGACTCGTGCTTTAAGTATGCCATCCCAATTTGGTACTATTGCTAAAGTATACGTAGAACAAGCATCCGCTTTATCGGTTCAAGCAGGTAATGACCCATTAATTGATAATAACCCGCTTGCTTTATCAATGTATATTTTAGCTTATAATGATAATAAACAATTAGAAAACGCTACACTTGATCTTAAAACTAATTTAAAGGAATACTTACAACCATTTAGAATGGTTACAGATGCTATTACTATCAAAGATGCCTTTTACATTAATATAGGTATTAACTTTGATATAACAGTTATTCCAGGGTTAAGTAACCAACAAATATTATCTGATTGTATTTTAGCACTACAAGACTACTTTGATATAGATAAATGGCAAATTAACCAGCCAGTTATTATATCAGATGTTGCTGGTCTTTTATTACAAATTAAAGGTGTACAGTCAGTTGTAAAGTTTAGCTTTACAAATCTTTCAGGAGGTAATTATTCTCCATACAGTTATGACGTACAGGGTGCTATTAGAAATGATATTTTGTATCCTTCGTTAGATCCATCTATATTTGAGGTTAGATTCCCTGACTTGGATATCCAAGGTAGAGTTGTAACTTTCTAATAATTCTATATTTATTGTAAATAAATTAATAGATGGCCATCTATAAAATATATCCTGAAAAGGACACTACTATTTACTCCGCATATCCCCTAATGAATACGGGGCTTGATCAAATATTAGAAATTCAAAATGAACCATCATCTTCTAATAACGATGCGCAGGTATCACGAATTCTAGTTCAATTCCCTCTTTCAGAAATTCAAGAAACTATTGTTAAAGCTGGTGGTCCCGGGAACTACAAAGCATTTTTAAAATTATTCGTTGCTGATGGTACTGAATTGCCAGATAATTACACATTATTTGTTAATCCTGTTTCTCAATCTTGGGAAGTAGGTACAGGTAGATTTTTATATGATCCATCGGTAACAACAGATTGTACATGGAAACAAAGAAATAGTACTAATAATTGGCGTACTTCTAGTTTTGCTGCTGATACTACGGCATCGTTTCAAAACGATAGCCCTGGAGGAGCAACATGGTACACATTGTTTGAAGATTCTCAATCTTTTGCTATTAATAGTACAAAAGATACAGATATTGAAGTTACTGATATTGTAGGTAATTTTAATAATCTAAATGTTAAAAATGATGGTTTCCTAGTTAGAATGGAATCAGGATATGAATTTAATCCTTCATCATCTTATTCATTAAAATTCTTTTCTAAAGATACCCATACTATTTATCCTCCACAACTTGAAATTAGGTGGAATGATAGTGTATACAATACTGGTTCTTTAGCTGTATTATCTAATAATAATACCACAGTTACTGTAGGGAATAATATAGGCCAATATGATAGAGATACCAAATATCAGTTTAGAGTAAACGCTAGACCTATATACCCTGCAAGACAATTTACAACAGTATCTGTTTATACTTTAAATAGTGCTTTACCATCTGCCTCTTATTATGCTCTTCAAGACGTAGATACAGGAGATTATGTTATAGACTATGATGTTAACTACACTAAAGTAAGTTGTGATCCAAACGGAAACTATTTTAATTTATATATGAATGGTCTTCAACCTGAAAGACTTTATAAGATATTAATTAAATCTACTTTTTCTAATGGATCTACAATGGTATTTGATAATCAATATACATTTAAAATAAATAAATAATGGCAGAAAATATTCCTGTTAGACGTGCAATATACGACAAGAATAGATTCTCTAAAGTTATAGACACACAATTTAGAGAATTAGGTGTTACAGAACCAACGGTTCCTGAAATAACAATAGATGAATTTTTTGCTTTATATGATGAGTTATTTTTTGAGATACCTAGAGAAGGAGAAATCAATTCACACACTTATATATTAAACAGAGAAGCAGAATATTTAGGTGTTACTTTTGCTGAGGATGTTGATGTTCAAGCTTTACTACAAGAAATAACTGATTTAAGACAACAATTATTAGACGCAGAAACCCAAAATGCAAATTTAACACAACAACTAGCAAATAATGGCATCTAATATTACTATAGTAGGCGAAGTTCTTAATACAGACATAATTAATCGTTATCCACTACAGGATGAAAGATTATTACTTCCTAGTGTACAACAAGAAACGTTTGGTGCTTCTAACGATTATATTGAGTTTTATGTTTTTGATCTTGGAGGTAGTGTATTAAATACAAACTATAATTATCAATCATATAAGTTACCTTCTAATGTTGGGTATTCTCAAAGTTTACTTCCTGTTCTTGAAATAGACCCTATTCAAGATATTAGAAATTTAGGATATGAATCAGGTGAAGTAACCACTAGATATAATTTCTTTAGAAAAATATCAGGTGAACCTTTTAGTAACCAGCTATTTATCCAGCAGATTTCTACCGATAGAACTGAAGTAAGAGTAAATTCGACCATCTTAACGAATGATCAATTACTTTCAATAGTTTCAAGTTTTACTCAAAGACAAGCTACTGTTCCTTACTATTACTATGTAATATTAAACTTTGGAAGTAATAACCAATCAATAGCCGTTAATGCAGTAAGTGATGTTGATAGTGATGGAAATGCTAGTATATTATTTAAATTAGCTAATCCACTTCCTAACAATATTGCTTTAAAAGATACATTTTGGGTTGTAGAGGAAATAGTTAATCCTTATATATTTGATCTTAATTTAGACAAATTAATTACTCCTCCACCTCAACCTAGATTAAAAGGACCTAACTTTGATATTGATTTAGAATTAAAAAATGTAGTTCCTACACCTTATAATAATTACAATCAACTTGTTTCTTCACTTACAGGATCTTATTATCAAGTTGTTTTAAATGTAATTAACAACCAGAATACTAATATTAATATAGATTTTAGTGTTTTAAACGACTTTATACATTACAGTTCTGCTGAAAATAGGGTGTATAATTTCATGTATAAAATAGGTGAAATTACCTCTTATCAAGCAGAAATTAACAATAATTCTCCTTTAACAGCTAGTAATCCATCATTAGTTTCTTCCGTAACTAGAGCTAGTTCAAGTATAAATGAAATAATTTCTAAGTTTGATGGGTTTGAGTATTACTTATATTATACTTCAAGTTCATTAACATCTTCTATTGTAGAATATACTTTAGAAACAGGATCATTCTTTGAATACAATATTGCTCCTTATCCTAAAACTAATTCTACACAACCATACACATTATACCCATCAGCATCATCAACAGCACAGAATTGGTTTTTTAGTGCTTCTGAAGTAGCAGTTGCTTATGATATTAATAATAAAGATATTTTATTAGGATCAATTCCGTCTTATATTACAGACGATCCTTCTAATTATCTCCCATATTTGACATTTGTCAATATGATAGGTCAATATTTTGATAATGTTTGGATCTATATTGATAAATTAACAGACCTTTGGGATAATAACAATAATCTTAATAGAGGTATTTCTCAAGATTTAGTATATGATTGGTTACAATCATTTGGAATGAAATTATATAACTCGCAAGGTGATCAAACTGTGTTGGATTACCAAGTGGGTGGATATAGTGGTAGTGTTGACTTTAATGGTGATTATTCACCATCAAGTAGTTTCTTAAACAACGTTCCAAGAAAAGATTTAACATTAGATTCTTACAAACGTTTATACCATAATCTTCCTTATTTATTTAAAGCTAAAGGAGCACATGGTGGTTTAGAAGGATTAATTACATTATTTGGCATTACAGGTTCTATTCTTCCTATTAAGGAATATGGTGGAATGACTGATTCTCAAGAATTAAAAGGATATACTACAGATAAAATTAATATTGGTTCAAATATCATTACAGGTAGTGTATTATCTCCAATCAAACGATTAGAAACATCACCTACATCATCTAGAGCTGTTAAAAGCCAAGATTTACATTTTATTGATGTTTCGTTTTCACCAGAAACACAAATTGATGCCGCCGTATCAGCTTCAATTGTTGCTATTAATCCTAATTGGATATTAGATGATTATATTGGAGACCCAAGAGATTTACAATTAAATACATATCCTTCATTATCATATGAACGTGAATACTGGTTTGGACAAACATTTAATGAACCATTTGATTATGGTGGGTTTATAAGATTAATACAATTCTTTGACAATTCATTATTTAAAATGGTCAAAGATTTTACACCTGCTAGAGGTAATACTTGGACAGGTGTTTCTATTAAATCCCCTGTACTTGAAAGGCCTAAAGTTGCTCAATACCAACCTTTATTCTTTAGAACAAATGAATTTTCCGCTACACCAGAAAGTGCTTCATTAGAACCTGTTTATGATCCGTACTATTATTATTTAGCAGGAGACAAAGCAGATTATTATAATGGTAATATACCTGGTTCTTCTCTTGATACTTATTTAGTTTTTCAGGAAAATAATAGAAATCCATTTTTAGTAGACAATACTATTGGATATATTCCTCCAGGATTTATAAGTGGAAATACGGATTTCGTATTAAATTATGATTCACCTAGACCAGAAAACTTCTTTTTAAATTCTGACTTTAACGTATTACAAAATAATGTTGACGTAAGTTTAACATCAGAGTATAGAAAAAAATTAATACCTATTTTATCTACAGATGCTTTAGGAAGAAACTTTACCTCATATTCAATTAGTGGATCTGTTGAATTACAAGATTCATATTTAAGTTTAACAGCATATACACGTCCTAGATATAGTGGTGTTCAATTATATGGAAGACAATTTAATACATGGTCTGTGGGAGATAACTCATATGGCCAATCCCCAGTAATTAATTATAATGTTAAAAAATTAGGTTTATTTACTGAAGTGGTAGAAAACCGTTATTTACCCTATAAAACTAATGCTACTTTAAAATACCTTGTAAATGAAAGTGGTAGTTTAACAGAATTAAACTTACGTAATAGAAACTGGGAGGAAGTTCAAAATACATTTGAAACAGGAGACTTTTTAAATGTATCGTTATTTGATCCTAAGAAATTTGGAAATCAAATTCAAACTAACGGAAATAAACTTATAGCAGAAAGTGGGTATAGTTATTTCCCAATATTTTATGCCTATGGTTCAGAATCAGCCCCAGCAAACTGGACAGCATCTGCTGTGTTTAATTCTGTAGTAGGTAGTTCTTCAAACATAGTTAACCGTTACTTTACTGTTTTTGCTTCTTCAGGAAGTTTAGTGCCTGTGGGGCAACTTGGTTCCCCTTATGTGTCATCAAGTTATTCTGCTGCTGGTACTGTTAATATGCAAGAAGTGTGGAATTTATTTAATATAACAGGATCAAATACTAGTTTTGGAGGATACTTCTTTACAGGTTCTGGTCCTGGTGGCACTTCTTTTAACTCAACATCTTCATATTATCAAATACCAGCTGAAGGTATTTATCAATTTACTTATGATTTTAATATCCAAACAACCGCTTCTATAATAAATCCTGCTAATACTTTTACAGCTAGTATGGAATTGTGGTTAAGTAGTTCAACAGGTACTTATACTCTTTTAGATCAAAATAAACAAACGGTTGCTTATCAAGGTGGATATTATAATGCTGTTTTAGAAAATTTACCAAATGGATATAATCAATATTCATTTACTCCAAGCCAAGATGTCTTTGATATTATTTTACTTAACGGATATGACATACGTCAAGTGAATGTTTTTGGACAAGTTGTAAATACTATTTCTATTACAGGAGGTGATAAAACATTTAGAGCATATGACGTAACTGGTAGGATATATGTACCAAGTTTTGGAGATGATCAGTTTGTTTATTTAGGAATAATTTGGGTAGAGTTACCTACTATTCCTACTATGGGTAATATTTTTAACATAACATATTATACTAATATAGATTCTATTCCAGTAACGGGAAATGCAAATCAATCATTTTTATTTAGAAGATCAATAGATATAAATACAACGGGGTCTGTAAATCCTGGGGATAAAGTGGAATTTAGATTTTTTATTGATTCTGGTGGTGTTTCTCAGGCTTATTTAAATCCTTATGGATCCATTAAAGTGGTTCCTACAAATGGAAATTTAATTGCTAATAATATAGAAGTATGTGTAGACCAAACACAAAATGCTTTTTACTTAAATAATAATTTATCTAATTTTTATGGACCTTCTTTATTCTTTAATCCTTTAGATTCTCAAGTATCTGCTTCTTATGGTAGTTTGTATGAAGATTATGGTGATATTTTCTATCCATTCTCTTTAGAACCAAACGATAAGATAGTAATACAAATCACAAACGCAAACGGTCCTATTCTAGAATATACTGTTAAAAGTGTAGTTACAGTAGCTGGTCCTAATAATACATCATTTATATACTTTGTTACTTATGAAGATATAGATGGTTATTTTGGAAATTTATGTAGTCAATATTATAAAATTTTATTTATAAAACGCATTATAGATGAAACAAGTGTAATACTTGATTTTCCAAAACCAGAAGGAAAAACATCATATGGCTATATAATTCCACAAAACATTAGCCCAGCAGTAATGGCTAACATAGATACCATAAATAGAAACGTAAATCAACAGTTAGTAGACGTTGGAGTTGGTGTAACTACATAATCTAGATCCACAAGAATTAAATATTTATAATCAAAATACATTAAAAGAATGGCTATTTTAAATAACAATACTGTAACAATTGATGCAGTTTTAACAGCTAAAGGTAGGGAATTAATGGCTCGCAACGACGGGTCGTTCCAAATCACACAGTTTTCATTAGCAGACGATGAAGTTGACTATACTTTGTATAACCCTCAACATCCATCAGGGTCTGCATTTTATGGTCAAGCTATTGAGGCAATGCCTTTAATTGAAGCTTTCCCAGATGATACACAAATCATGATCTTTAAGCTAGTAACATTACCAAGAGGTACTGCTAAGTTACCAGTAATTAGTGTAGGATACAATGCAATTAATTTAAGACAAGGTTCAACAATTACAATTACTCCACAAACATTGAACTACTTAGGTGCTACAAGTACTTTTGAAGCCAATGGATATGCCATAACAGTAGCTGATGTTAGATTCTTATCTACATTCTCTTCAACTGGTGTTGCAGGTGCTGAAGTTACAGCAACTGGTGTTACTCAAACACTTGGTTCATCTGTAAGCCAAACTTTAATTGGTACTTCATTCACATTAACTGGTACTACAATTAATACATTGTTTGGTTCTAGTTTAACTCAAATATCAACTACAATTACAGTATTAGGTAGAGATAGTGGTGCTAGAATTACTATTCCGTTAACTATAACAAAAACAAATTCTTAATAAATTAATATATGTCATTCGTAAGATATAACCCAGAAGATTCAGTAGTAAGTACGGAAACAGTAGTACGTCCAATGTGGAGTGGTGATACTAATGTATTATCTACTTTCTTTACTTCTAGTGTAATCACCAGTTCATTCTATTTAAATGTATATAGTGAATACCCAGGTGCTTTAACTTCTACTTCTTCCTCTATACAAATGGCCGTACAATACGGCAACAAATACGGAAGTGGTTCCAATTACATAAGCCCATCAGTAACTACAAATTTACCAGATGGTTCTGCTATAACACCTACTAGGGTAGTTTATGGCCAATATAGAACATTGTTATTGGGGACAGAAAGTGGAAGTTTTGAATTTGGTAATGATAATCCAAATGGTATATATGTTATTAACGTAGCTAGAAATAGATATAAGGAACATATCCAACCTGGTTCTATGACATTAAAATTAAAGAATACTACTTACGAAATATCTTTAACTGATGATAGTCAAATTACTTCTACTACTAACTATACAACTAATGGTTTATTATATTATAATTTAATTAGTGGTAGTGGTGGCACACAATATACAGCTGCTGCTTCAGCTTCTATTTATGGATATTTGTTCCCAGATAATGATATTATCATTTTAAATCCAACAGCATTATCTAAGTCTCAAGCAAATGGTGGTATCAACTTTAATCCAGCTGTAGCTGCTCCTGGAACTGATAGTAACATTCAGTTTCAATTTTATACAGCAATGTCATCTAGTGCTTATTTTGCTCTACAATCAGCTGAAGATGTATCATCACATTATTTCTTTACAAGAGTTAAAAACCAAGACTTTAATTATACAACAAACCCTTCAATCATAGATAGTAATGGTAATTTAATTTACACCACGTTAATTAACAATCCACAAACATTCATTACAACAGTTGGTTTATATAACGACCAAAATGAATTATTAGCGGTTGCTAAATTAAGTAGACCATTAGTTAAAGATTTTACTAAGGAAGCCTTAATTAAAGTTAAATTAGACTACTAATCTAGATAATAATGTTATTAAATGGGATCATTCAAAAAGTTAAAGTCTTCAGATGTTATAACAGTACCTGTTATAGCTAACAAGCAATGGAATTTTAACTATTGTCCTTTACCAGTAGATGATCCTTATGTCGACATATACAATGGTACTTATATAACAGGTACTTTCGACCCAGGTGGAGAACCTATTACAAATGGACAATATGATAGATTAATGTATGACATGATAAACCAAATGTTTTATCATGAATACGGAGATAATTTATATCTATCAACTGCTTCTCTTGCTTCCTCAATTTATTATAGTGGAAATCCTACAGGATTAAGAGCATCTCGCTCATATTTTGATTTCAACAACGACCCAGCATTTATTAGCAATTTTCCAACTGGTGTTGGAGAATCTATTAAAGTGCTTTCTATATCCCCTAAAATTTATGGTGAAAGAATATTACCATACAGTTTCCAAATGACTTCATCTACATATAACCTTACAGATGATGGTAAAGGAAATATATATGATAATTACACAACCCATTCAGGAAATATTTTCTACCCAGAAGGTATTGTAGTACTTACAAATCAAGATTATCAAGGAATATTCCCATTAACTCCTATTGCTTACGATGATGTTGTTACTATTACAAGAAGTGATTATGGAAACCCTGTTAGTATTTCAATATCTCCATTAGCCAATGATGTTTTAAATGGAAATATCCTTATAAATCAATCAATACAACTATCAGGAGGAGATATACAATTCTTTAGCACAGGTTCTAATAATACAGTAACAATGTCCTTTAGTGGGCTTGGAGTAGGTGTTTATGAAACCTTCTATACATTCCAAGTTACAGGATCATATTGTAATCCATTAACAAGTAACTTAGGAAAGATAAGAGTTAATGTATTAGATCCAAATTGTGAATTTGAAATGTCTATAGGAGAACCATCATTAATTATATTAGCTTCTCCTTTAGTAAGTGGAAGTGGTGAATTGGTTGTAGAATTTACTCAATTAGCACCATAAAAAAGAAAAAAGAAAATGGGATACACTTCAGCTTCATTTGATGTTACAGCTTCAGTGCTTTATGTAGACCAGTATTATGAAACTGGTTTGCAGGATGTCATTATATATGCTAATAACTCAAGTGGATCTGCTTCTTATGCTCCTGTTCCTTCAGCAACATATGCTGCTTATATACAAGCGGTTGATCCTTTTTTTCAAAGTAATACACTTATATTATTTACTCCTCCTCCAACTTTTACACCTACACCTACTGTAACAGTAACTGCAACACCTAGTATTACTCCAAGTATCACTAGAACTCCTTCTATAACTCCTACCATAACAAAAACCCTTTCAGTTACTCCTACAGCAACTGTAGCTTCAACTATTACTCCTACCGCAACTGTTACTCCATCGGTTACTATAACTCCTACTAAAACAATAACACCGTCTATAACACCTACAGCTACTGTTACCTCTACTATAACTCCAACAGTAACTGTAACTCCTAGTACAACACCAACTATTACACCAACTAGAACTATTACTCCTAGTGAAACTATAACTCCTACAGTTACAATTACACCTAGTGAAACTGTAACTCCAAGTGTAACTGTTACACCATCTCAAACAGTAACTCCAAGTGTAACTGTTACTCCAAGTATTACTCCAACTCAAACTATTACACCATCAGTTACTATAACTCCAAGTGAAACTATTACTCCTACAGTTACTCCTACAAGTACTGTAGCAACAACAATAACTCCAACAGCAACTGTTACACCATCAGTTACTATAACGCCAACAGTAACAATCACACCGAGTGAAACTATAACACCTACTATTACACCTACTGCTACTGTAACACCAACTCAAACTATAACTCCAACAGTAACTGTAACACCAAGTGCAACAGTAACCCCTACTATAACTCCAACTCAAACATTAACACCAACACCAACTATCACTCCGAGTGAAACAATTACACCTACTGTAACAATTACACCTAGCATTACAGAAACACCTAGTATTACTCCTACAAGTACTATAACACCTACTGTTACTGTAACACCATCTATAACACCGACATCTACTATTACCCCAAGTATAACTGTTACTCCTACAATAACTCCAAGTGAAACTGTAACACCAACAGTTACAATCACTCCTAGTATAACTGAAACACCTTCAATTACACCTACTGCAACGATTACACCTACTGCAACTGAAACTCCAACACCTACTGTTACACCATCAGAAACACCATCTGTTACTCCTACTACAACTATCACTCCATCAGTAACAATAACTCCGAGTGAAAGTATTACTCCTACAGTAACACCAACATCAACATTAACCCCTACTGTTACAATCACTCCAAGTGAAACTATTACTCCTACTGTATCTGTTACACCAAGTGAAACCCCTACAGCAACTGTTACTCCATCAATAACATCAACACCTTCACTTACACCAACTGAAACACCAACTGTTACTCCTACTGTCACTGTAACACCAAGCCATACAGTAAGTAGAACACCTTCTTTTACACCATCAGCAACTATAGAGGCTTCTGTAACTGTAACTCCTACAGTTACTACTACTCCAAGTACAACCCCAACAATAACTCCTAGTGTTACGATTACTCCAAGTGAAACAGTTACACCAACTGTAACGCCAACTTCTACAATTACCCCTTCAGTTACGATAACTCCGAGTGAAACAGTAACACCAACAGTTACTATTACACCTACTATTACTGAAACACCAACTATTACTCCTACTTCTACTGTAACACCTACATCAACTATAACACCAAGTGTTACTGTAACTGTAACTCCAAGTACAACTGTCACTCCAACTCAAACAATTACTCCTTCAGTTACTATAACACCTAGTGAGACTGTAACTCCTACTGTTACTCCGTCTGTAACAGTAACACCTTCTATAACACCTACAGCTACTGTAACTGTAACACCTAGTGAAACTGTAACACCTAGTGTTACTCCTACTACTACTATTACTCCATCTCAAACAGTAACACCAACAGTTACTATTACTCCAAGTGAGACAATTACTCCTACTGTAACACCAACTGTAACAATTACACCTTCTATAACAGAAACACCTAATATTACTCCTACTGTTACAATTACACCAAGTGAAACTGTAACTCCTACAGTTACAATCACACCTTCAATTACACCAACAACAACAATTACACCTTCACAAACAATAACTCCTACTGTTACAATTACTCCTTCTGAAACAATTACACCTACTGTAACTCCTACAGCTACAGTAACTCCAAGTGTGACTGTTACTCCGAGTGAAACTGTAACACCAACTGTTACTGTAACTCCAAGTGAAACAGTAACACCGTCTGTAACTGTAACTGTTACTCCAAGTGTGACGGTTACTCCAACTCAAACTATTACACCTACTGTAACTATAACACCTTCAGTTACACCAACTTTTACTGTAACACCTAGTGTAACAATTACTCCTTCGGAAACTGTAACTCCTAGTGTAACTGTTACTCCAAGTATTACTCCAACTTCTACTATTACTCCAAGTGTGACTGTTACCCCATCTGTTACTATTACACCTTCTATAACAGAAACCCCTTCAATAACACCTAGTGTTACTATTACACCTACAGTGACTGTTACTCCTAGTGAAACAGTAACTCCTACTGTAACTGTAACTGTAACACCTAGTGAAACACCAACATCAACAGTTACTCCATCTATTACTCCAACTATAACACCCACTCCTAGTGTAACAGCAACACCTGTTGTATCTACAACTCCAACCATTACTGTTACTCCTAGTGTAACTGTAACCCCTACTGTTACAATAACTCCTAGTATAACTGAGACTCCAAGTATAACTCCTACTTTAACAGTTACACCTACAGCATCTGTAACACCAACAGTAACAGTAACACCTTCTATAACCCCAACTATTACTGTAACTCCCTCTCAAACTATTACTCCAAGTGTAACTGTAACACCTAGTGAAACACCAACACCAACTATTACACCTACATCTAGTATAACTCCAACTGTTACTATAACACCAAGTGTTACACCAACTAGTACTATTACTCCATCTGTAACTGTAACTCCAAGTGTGACGGTTACTCCAACTGTAACTGTAACCCCAAGTATAACACCAACTAGTACAGTTACACCTAGTGTGACTGTTACTCCAAGTATTACCCCTACAGTTACTATAACCCCAACATCATCAATTACTCCTACTGTTACAGTAACTCCATCAATTACTCCGACTTCTACTATTACACCTAGTATTACTATAACACCTTCTATTACACCATCAGTTACAATAACTGTAACACCGAGCATTACTCCTACAAGTACAATTACACCATCAGTTACAATTACTCCTAGTATAACACCAACTGTAACAGTAACTGCTACTCCTAGTATTACTCCTACAAGTACAGTAACGCCATCTGTTACTATAACACCTAGTATAACTCCAACTACAACAATTACACCTTCACAAACTGTAACTCCTACTGTTACTATAACACCTAGTGTAACTGTAACTCCATCAATTACACCAACTAGAACAATTACACCTTCTAGTACTGTAACTCCATCTGTAACTGTTACTCCAAGTGTAACAGTAACACCATCAATTACACCTACTAGTACAATTACACCTTCTCAAACTGTAACACCAAGTGTAACTGTAACACCTTCTATCACTCCAACACCTAGTATTACAGCTACTCCTAGTATAACACCAACTAGAACAATAACTCCATCAATTACAGCTACACCTAGTATAACTGCTACACCATCTATAACAGCTACACCTAGTATTACTCCAACACGAACAATTACACCTAGTATAACTGCTACACCTAGTATAACACCTACACCGTCTGTTACTGCTACTCCTACTGTAACTCCTACTAGAACTATAACACCATCAATAACATCAACACCATCTATTACTCCAACACCAACATTTAGTAGAACACCTAGTATTACACCAACAGCTTCTATTACACCAACTGTTACAATTACCCCTACTAGAACAGCTACACCTAGTATTACTGCTACTCCAAGTATCACTCCTACTAGAACAATTACACCAACTTCTAGTATTACACCTACTAGAACATTAACACCAACTCCTACTGTTACACCTTGTAATTGTACAGCAACTGTAGTTTATGAGGGAAATGATTGTGCTGAAGCTTGTGCACAAACTAGTTCTCCTCAAACTGTATATACTTGTGGTGTACTAGCAGCAGGTAAACAATTATATAGTAATGCTACTTGTACAGTAACAACAGTTTTAAAACATTTCTCAGTTGGTGGTCAATGTTATATTGGAACTGGAGGTATAGTTACATCATTAGGAGCTTGTCCTAGTGTAACACCTACACCAACTATTACACCTACACCAACTAGAACTCAAACACCAAGTATAACACCTACACCATCAATAACCGCTACTCCATCAATAACACCTACTCCTAGTATAACCGCTACTCCAACACCAACACCAACTATTACTCCTACACCAGTTTATCAAGTTATTTGGCAAACTACAAATACAGATTCTACTTCTGGAGATATGGCCATTTATAAAAATTCTAATATTGAAGTATTTCAATCAGTAACTAATAGTGGAACATTTGGTGTATCTGTTGGTGATACTATAGAATTAGCTGCTAATGCCAGTGGAGCACAAGTAGCAGCAGGTGTTAGTGGTACTGGTGGTTGTAGTAATTCACAATGTGACTTATTTACAGCATCTGCTTATTGTAGTATTACTATTGTATCAGGTACTTATGATTATTATGTGTATTTAGATATAGGTCCATGTTAAAATATATTTATGTGGAGATATCAATATTTTTCATTACATTGATATAAAAACAATATGCCTACTTACGTAATATATTATGATCAAGGAAATTCACCAGGACCATTTAATGTCTATCTTTCAGGTAGCAGTGGACAAACCTTGTATGCCTCTAACGTAACTAGACCTGAATTAGAGGCAGGATATCTTGTAAATGTTCCTCTTGGTGTTCCTTCATCATCTATTGTAGTTACTAATGAAGCGTTTGGTTGTGCAAATGAAGAAATATTACCATTTCCTTCCCCATCACTTTCAGTTACACCAACTCCTACTATTACTCCTTCAATTACTCCAACACGCAGTATTAGCGCCACAGTTACTCCAACTGTAACTCCTTCTAGAACATTAACACCAACAGTTACTCCAACTAGAACAGTTACTCCAAGTGTTACACTTTCTGTTACTCCATCACCTACTATAGGTGCCTCTCAATCACCGACACCAACACCAACAATTACTAGAACACCATCTATAACTCCTTCATCACCACCACCATTAGTTTTTACTGAATTTATAGGATGTGGTTGGGGAGCAACAGCATTTGATGCATGTAACAATGCTGCTTATAACCCTCAAAGTCTTTGGTCTCTTTGTAACCTTGGAAATTTTGGAGTTTTTTGTCCTCTCTATACAGACTCAGGTGGAAATCTTCCATTAAGTAATGATGGCCCTCTTTATGTTTTTATAAATGGTGGGTTGTGGCAATTTGATTCAAACTATAATTGGGTTTCAGCTTATGCTTTTCCTCAATGTTCTTAAAATATAAATTATTTAAATTATGCCTTCAGTTGCTTTAGCTCCAAGTTTTAATCTATCATTTCAAAATGAAATGGTTATATATGAGCAAAACGTAATTTGTCATGTAAAGGATAATGAATTTAATCTGTCATACAACCCTACTTTATTACAGGATAATTTATTTAGTGGAAGTGGATTTTTTAGTCAATCATTAACTTCTCCTATTCCTGAAGTAAAATATTTTGTTACTGCATCCTATTTTGAACCTTATGTTACAACAGTTGGTTTATATAATGAACAAAACGATTTATTGGCTGTAGCTAAATTGGCACAACCAATTCCTCTATCACAAAATACTGATATGACTTTTGTGGTTAAATATGATAAATAATATGTTATGAAATGGAATTATTGGGATATATTAAATCCTGAAGATTACTTAGGTTTTGTTTATAAAATTACAAACCTAACAGACGGAAAATTTTACATTGGTAAAAAATATTTTTGGTTTAATAAAAAGAAAAAATTAACCAAAAAACAACTAGCAGAACAAATAGGACCAGGACGTAAACCTACTACCGAAATAGTCCGTGTTGAAAGTGACTGGAAAACATATTGGGGTTCTTCTAAAGAATTACTTGAAGCTGTTAGAGTATTAGGTGAGGATCATTTTGAATGTATGATACTTAAACCATGTAAAACTAAAAAACAACTTACATACTATGAAATGCATTACCAATGTAAGTTTGAATGCCTTGTTTCACCTAGTCTCTCCTATAATGATAATATCTTAGGAAAGTTTTTCAAGAAAGATTTGGTAGACTAAAGAATTTCCCGTAACTTTAACCTACAGGGGTTTTGAAAAAAAATGTTATGAATGAAGAGGGAATAAGGGAAAAAATGTTAATGGTGTTGTTAGAATCGGTACTTGGTAAAGGCCGTTCAACAGCAAGAAATAATGCGGCATTTAGGTGCCCATTTTGCCATCATACTAAGTTTAAATTAGAAATTCAACTTCACACAAACGAAAAAAAGGAAAATCCTTGGCATTGTTGGGTTTGTGAGGAAAAGGGTAAATCTATTTCTTCATTATTTAAAAAAATTAAGGCACCTTCACATCGTATAGCCGAATTAAATTCCCTTATCAAACCCGGAAAAAAACAAGAACAACAATCCTATACAATTTCTCTCCCTAAAGAATTTATTCCCCTCTCTAACACACCCAGCCTAGATAAAATTTCACAAATTGAAGCACGTCATGCCATTAAATTTCTTAAGCAACGTGGTATTACTGAAAACGATATAATTAAATATAACATTGGATTTTGTGCTGAAGGTAATTTTTCAAAACGCATTGTCATACCATCATATAATGAAAATGGTATTTTAAACTTTTATTCCACACGCACCTATCTTTCAGACGATCCACAAAAATATAAAAACCCAGCAGTAGATAGAAATATTATTGGTTGGGAATATTACATTAATTGGAATACACCTATTATTCTTGTTGAAGGTATATTTGATGCTTTAACAATTAAACGCAACGTTATTCCGTTATTTGGAAAAAACATTTCAGAACAACTAATGAAAAAAATAGTTGGTTCCCAAGTACAAAAGGTGTATATTGCACTTGACAATGATGCTTTAAAAGAAGCAATTAAGCATTGTGAAAAACTACTTTCATACGGTAAAGAAGTTTATTTAGTAGAACTAGGTGGAAAAGATGCAAACGAAATCGGCTTCGAACGTTTCCTTGAGAACATCGAAGCCACTCCGCCCCTAACTTTTTCTACTCTTGTAAGTAAAAAATTAGAATTAATATGATAGATAAAAATGTAAACATTATTAAGGATCCAAAAATTAAACGTATTGTAGAATATAGTGCGGATAATAAACAAATTAATGTTTTGGATCAACGATTCTATAGACGCAACGAAGAGTATTACCCTTCTGTTTCCTCTATTTTAAATTATTTTCCTAAAAACCAATTCTTCCACTCATGGCTTAAAGATGTAGGACATAATAGTGATATTATTGCCTCTAGAGCTGCTGCTGAAGGTACTCAAGTACATAACGCAGTAGAAGCATTTTTAAATGGAGAGGAAATTAAATGGATTGATGAATTTGGAAGTGCTATTTATTCACTTGATGTTTGGAAAATGATTCTTAAATTCTCTGAATTTTGGAATACACATAAACCTGAGCTTATAGCTACTGAATACCACTTATTTTCAGACAACCATAAGTATGCTGGTACAGCCGACTTAATTGTTAAATTAAAAGGTAAAGTGTGGTTACTGGATGTTAAAACATCAAATTCACTCCATACATCATACGATTTACAGTTAGCTTCCTATGCTAAAGCATGGAATGAAACACATGACACACCAATTGAGGAAACAGGTATTTTATGGTTGAAAGCATCTACTAGGGGTGAAGGTAAAGGTGATGCAATTCAAGGTAAAGGATGGCAATTAAAAACAATAGGTGATATTGATCGTAATTTTGAAATGTTTCTTAAAATATACGACATATATAAACTAGAGAACCCTGACTCTAAACCCATGACTGAGCTATTGCCCACCTCAGTAAAGCTATCTTAACATATTTATACATGAAACTAAAAATTTCAAAAATACTGCTACAGACATATTATAATACAAGTATGCATAACGCGCTAGCGGGGACATTATGTCTCTGCTTTTTTATTTTTTAACCAAAAAAACAATTATGAAAAAACAAGTAAAATTCGTTGTGACCGCATTATCATTAATGCTAGTGTCGTTTACAACAAAAGCACAGTTTAAAAAAGCAGAAAAATTTGCTGAAGGAACAGTGTCTTACTTAAAAGCAACTGGTACTGATGGACAGTACCTTCTCAATCCAGCCGCTGGATATTTTTTAACTGATAAATTTGCCGTAGGTGTTTCTGGTGAATTTAGTAAAAACCCAACCACCAAAGTAAATGGTGTTGGTGCTTTTGGAAGATGTTACGTATTAAGTGTTGGAAGTAAATTTCACGTTTACTCTCAATTAAGTTTGTCAAGCACTACTACTAAAGCTGGCAATAACGAAACGTCAGTTAAAAACGCAAACGTAGGTCTTGGCGCTAACTACTTTGTATCTAAAAACTTAGCCCTTAGTACATCATTGGCTAGTTTGATTGACTACACAGATGTTGGTTCTACATCTACATTTTCAATTGGATTTACAGGTGTTAATAATCAATTGAACGCACCTAAATTTGGAATTTTATATCGATTCTAAAAATATCGATTATTTTAATTTAAGACCTGGGTTATCCCAGGTCTTTTTTTTATATTTATATGTAGTATATACTATATTTACTATGGCAGGATTATCAAAAGGAATGACATTGCAAGACATTGCAAATAAACATGGTGTTGACATTGACATTCTTAAAAAAGAATGGAAAAAAGGCGTTAAAGTTGAAATGGAACATACAAAAGATCCAAAAGTTGCTGGACGCATTGCCAAAGACCATCTTACAGAAGATCCAAAATATTATACAAAACTTGCTAAGTTAAATTTAGAAGAAAATTTAAATAAAGATCTAGTTAGTGAGTTCATGAAACACGTAATGGATGAACTTCACTTAGATAAATTACCTAAAATTACATTATCTGATGATTCTCAAGAAGCTATTGATTTACGCTCTTGGGGTGGGTATAGACCAAGTGATAAGTCAATTCATATAGTAATAGCTAAAAGACATCCTGCTGATGTATTTAGAACTTTGGCTCATGAATTAGTTCACTATAAACAAGATTTAGACGGTCGTTTAACTCCTACATCTGGTGAAACAGGTAGTGATGATGAAAATGAAGCAAATTCTAGAGCAGCTGTTATTATGCGTAACTTTGCTCAAGCAAAACCTAATTTATTTGAGCATTTAATTAAAGAAGGTGAATATGGAGATTTTTTATTTGGAGATAAAGATTCAGGTGTTAAAATAGGATGGTATAAAGATGAAGTAGAAGTAGACACTCCTACTGAAGAAAAACTATTTGATTTTTTAAAAAAATATGCTGACTCTGAATCTAATATATACAGCAGTATAAATTTAGATCCATATTTAGAAACATTTAGAATATTAAAAAAAGACTACCCAGAAATAGGAGATACTGGATTGTCACCTGATACTTACATTTATAGAGGAACCTTTATAAGTGAAGAAGAAGCAGCAAAACTATATAAAAATCCTAATAAAGAGGAAACTAAAGATACTATTATAATTCCAAATCAAGAATATTCTTCTCGTCGTAAATTATCTTCATGGAGCACTCGTTATTATCCTGCAGCTTCATTTGCTATTAGTACTGCTGAACGAAAAGGTGAAGGTGTACCTGTAGTAATGAGAGCCAAAGCAGGCGATGCTGAATTGTTCTTTAATCCAAAGTTTATGGATAAATTGAGTGATCAATTAGAAGATGAAGTAATTAACGCTGCCAATCCTATAAAAGTAGACATCATGTTAATTAAAAATTACGAAGACGAGTTTGAAGATATTGAAAGTGGATATTTAAGTACAAAATAAAGTTATGAAAGAAACTACACTAAAGAAACAATTTACTGAACGAGATCTACAGCGCATGAGAAATCTAGCGCAAAAAAAAGTACATGATAAAACCGTTACTTCTGTTGGTTATACTAAAGCAGAAGAACATCACGTTGAAGGTGATGTTTGGGAAGAAAATGGTAAAACATGGACTATTAAAAACGGTATTAAACGTACATTACGTAAAACCGATGCTGTAGGAACTCCTGTACTTTGCCCAAAATGTTCAAAACCAATGAAACATAGATTTGACAAACAAATGTATGGAATCCATCAAATGTGTTTACATTGTGTTACAGAAATGGAAAGCCTATTAAAATTAGAAGGCAAATATGAAGAATACGAACGCAATATGATTCATAAAAATGCACAATATTTTGCTGATAATATTACTGATGGCATTGATCAATTTTTAGATGATTTAATTAATGGAACTTATGTAATGGAAGATGGTACTATCCAAAATTGGGTGGGAAATGGGTTAGATAAAGCAGAAGTTAAAAAGCAAATTATGGATCGTATACAACAATTAAAAAATAAAATAAACTCTTAATATTTATATCAAAATTCTAGGAAATGAACGACAATATCTATACGGTTTTGATGACAGCAATTACGGTATTAGGTAGTGCCGCGGCTTTTCGTTTTTACGAAAAAAAATCAATGCAAAGAGAACGTGACGAAGATTTTATCCGTCATGATTGCAAAGATAGAATTGCTAAACTAGAAGCATTACTTGTTGAATCTGCTCGTGAAAAAGATGAATTACGTAAAATGGTACTTGATCTTACTAGAGAAGTAGCAGCATTACGTGTTAAAGTTGATTTTTTTGAAAAACAAAAATAATGCATAAATTAAGCGAATTATTAGGACTTATTGCTGAAGGCAAAATTGAATACCCAGCAGATCATAAACCGGGCATGCGTGTAACTAAAGGTGGTTCAATGTGTGCTAACTGTGAGTATTGGGTTGAAAAAGGCAATTTATGTAATAACAAATACTGGCTTCAATGGCATGATGGTGATGCTAAAATTCCGGCACCAGCAGACGAATATTGTTGCAATTGGTGGCATGCAAAATAATATAGTATGAAAAAACAATTAATTTACGAAGTTGATGATTGTGGGTGTAATGGTCCTAAATTAATGCTTAAAGAAGGACAAGCACTAATTACACTATCTGAAGGTTTACAATATCATATTGAAGAAGGTAGACAATTAATTCATAACATTTATCGCCCACTATCTGAAAATTATTTTTCTTTATTTCGCGAAGCACGCGAGTTATACGAAGAAGGTTTATTGTCTGTGACAGAAGATGATGCTGAATTACTTGAGTCAAATATCGGGGAATACGCGTTTTATAACGGCGTTAGAGTACCATTAGACTACCCAATTTCAGTTGATGAATTAGTACAATTACATGAGGAGTTAGAGCTTGAGGAAGCAGATAAAAAGAAAAAAACACCACCAATTGGAAAACCAAAGCGTGGTGGTTCAAAGAAATTCTACGTTTACGTTAGAGATAAAGGTAAAATTAAAAAAGTATCATTTGGTGATACTACAGGGTTACGTGCAAAATTAAATAATCCAAAAGCACGTCAAGCGTTTTCAAAACGTCATGATTGTCCAAATAAAAAAGATAGAACAAAAGCATCATATTGGAGCTGTCGTCTACCACGTTACGCCAAACTATTAGGTTTTAAAACATCATTTTCAGGATTTTGGTAATATATAAAATATGATTAAACTACTAGATATACTAACTGAAGTAAAAGAAACATTTGAAAGTTTTGCTACTATCCGTGGCAAAGGCGCTGCTAAAATAGCATCAAATGCTGAAGAAAAAGGTGGATTATCATTATTAACATGGCACCACTTTAAAGTAAAAGCCCCATACTATAAGAAAGCAGCTGAAGGTAAACTTGATATGGAAAAAGCTAAAAGTGAATTTGAAGATACTTATAAAAAAATATCGCTAGATATGACCCAAACTGAATTTCAAAGAGAGGTTGGGCGTTTGGAAGTATTAGGCGAACTTTTGATTAGAAACAAGTAGTTATGAGTCATCCATACACCGATATAGAAAATAATGATTTCTATATCATTCGTGAATTTGATGAAAATATAGACCCTATCGAATTGTTGTGGCATCGCGATGATGAAGATCGCACAATAGAAATAATAGGACACACAGATTGGCAATTACAACTTGAAAATAGTTTGCCCACTTCGTTAAATCAACCAATATTTATACCGAGACATACTTGGCATCGTGCTATAAAAGGTACGGGGCCTTTGCGTTTAAAAATATATAAGCGTTGATTAAATTAACAGACATACTATTAGAAGTACTAAAAGAAAATCAAAACATCAACATTGATTTAAGCGATGCTGATGAATGGGATTTTAGTGAACCCGATGAAGTAATATTCGTATTTGATATTATCCCATCAGGGGTTGATCCAGATAGTTGGGGTGATGAAAGAGTAAAATTTTCAATACCGTTACAAACTGTTAAAGATTTACTTTATAACCAATCAAAAAATCAAGAAAAAGTTTTTCTTAAAGCATATGGAATAGAAGATGATAATTCTACCTGGGTCGCTATTCTAGATAAAGATACAGCTTCTAGTATAATGGATAGTTATTATGAAAATTATCCTGATGAGCGTCCATTTGAATTAAATGAAAAAAAGCTATGCCCTAAAGGCAGAGCTTACTATAATCGTCGCATCGCAGCTGGTGAAAAACCATCTGCATATCTATCAGGACGCGCTGTTAAAGTATGTAAAGGATTAATGAGTGAAGATATAGACCCATCCGAAGCATATACTGATGTTGATGCTATTACTACATTGGCTAATAAAAAACGTGATATTGCTTTTATAGTTAAAAAATCGAATACTCCTGAAAATTGGGAACGTGTTCAACAAGTTATAAAAGACAATGGTATTAAAGTAATGAGTGTTGAAGGAAATCCATATGAGGCATATGTCGCTTATTTACCTGAATCTAAAGAAAAAGCATTAAAATTAAAAGCATTAGCTGAAAAATATAATGGATATCTAGCATCAAACGCTACAGCTGAAGATACTAGAGAAATAGGCCGATTATTAGGATATAAAGAAGATAAAGTAGAAGAATATATTGCAAAAAGAAATATTGATGAATCCTTACGCGATTGGTTCCAAAAAGAAGATTGGGTTCGTATTGATACTCAAGGCAACATTACAGGTCCTTGTGGCACAATGAAAAAAGGTAAAGCAACTACTCGTTGTCTCCCTCGCGCTAAAGCAAATCGCTTGACTAAAGATGAACGCGCTGCTACTGCTCGTAAGAAAGTAGCTGGCTCTAAAAAAGGAAAACAATTTGTTCCTAATACTGAAAAAGCAAAAGTAAAACTTAATAAATGAAACATTCAGAATTAAAAGAAATGATACGCCGTGCTGTAAGAGAAAGAGCTCTTACTAAAGCGGAGAAAAAGAAAAAAGAAGATATCGTTAAAGGAATGAAAAAATCCTTTAAAGGTGACGAAGCATCTATGTATGCTATCGCTACTGCTAAAGCTAAAAAAATAGCTGAAGTTCAAGGCACAGAATTAACTGGTAAAATATTTGATATTGGTTCTACACTTAAAAAAGTAGAAGCAGCTATGGACTTTGGTATGGACCAGGATCCTGAAGTAATTAAAGGTTTAGATCAAGCATACGCTGAATTAATTAATGTGTTAGCTCTTATTGAAAAAGATAGAGAAGAAAATAAATTTGTTAATGAAGATATTGACATAGGCCATCAAGATGATGAACCAGGAATGCTTAAAAATGAATTAACTAGAACAGCTAAAATGGCTGCTATGTTATATAAGAAAATTAAAGCATACGGTGATACAGGTGCTGAAATAGATTTTCCACAATGGTGGCAATCAAATATTATCAAAGCTAAAGACTATTTACAAGGTGCTTTTGATTACTTAGATGGTGAAGAAAATGTAGCTAAAATTGATGCTACAATGGATGCCTTAAAAATTGAAGAAAAAGATCCATTAGATGTAGTAGTAGCAGAAAAGAAAGGTAAAGATCGAGATGGCGATGGTGATGTAGATAGTGAAGATTGGAAAATAGGAAGAGATATTGCTATTAAAGCACAAATGGCTAAAAAGAAATAATTATGGAATTTCAATCAAAAGAAGAATTAGTAGCCCATATTAGAGGCCGTGTACGTCAAATAATGGGAAAACAAGAAGAAGCAGCCTATCAAGGTGATCCTAATTCACCTATGAATGTGATGCTTTATAGATTCCCTCAATTACGTCAAGCATTAGAAAAACTAATGGGATTCCAATTTAGAATATTTGTAAATGACATTCAATGGGTTGCTCCAAAACCAACTACATTTAGAGTTGTTCTTGCAAATAATCAAACATTTACTTTAATTTGGAATACAGAAGATTTTCTTGCTAGAATAGGAGGAATTAAGTACGATATGTTAACGCTTAAGGAACGTGAAAGAGCTACTAAAGAAGTAGCTGAATTATTACAGTATGGTCCTATAAGTAGTAATTTGTCCCCTGAAGATCTAGCACAACAACAATTAACACCTGCTAAAGGAGAACCAGTAAGTACTCCACCATCAACTGAAACACAAAAATAATAATATGAAACAATATATCAACGAAGCACAAAGAATGCAAAAACTTGCTGGTATGGTAAATGAAATTAAAGCAGGTAGTGTTAAAGTAGGTGCTGAATACACGTTAATGGCTCAATTAGGTAAATTAAGCCAAGGTGATAAAGTGAAAGTTGACGACGTTGAAGCATATGGTAACGACGTTAAAATAACACTTATAAATCAAGACGGTGTTAGTGATTTCTTTATTCTAGATCGTAACGACGATTTTGAATTAGATTAAAAAACAAATTTGGATACCCAATTCTTGGGTATTACGTTTACAGTCAAATTATATTCGTTATGAGTAAAATCAAAAAGAAAAGGCTATTCTTTGATATAGAAACTAGCCCAAACATCGGGTTCTTTTGGCAATCTGGCTATAAGCTAAATGTGCCATATAGTAATATTATCAAAGAAAGAGCTATCATCTGTATCTGTTACAAATGGGCAGATGAAAACAAGGTTTATTCTCTTACATGGGATGAAAACCAAGACGATAAAGAAATGTTAGAACAGTTTATGACTGTAGCTAACGAAGCATCTGAATTAGTAGGACATAATAGCGATAAATTCGATTTACCTTGGATTCGCACACGCTGCTTATTTCATCGTATTCCAGTATTTCCTACTTATACTACAATTGATACATTAAAACACGCTCGTTCTAAATTCCGTTTTAATAGTAATCGTTTGGATTACATTGCACAATTCCTTAACGTAGGTGAAAAATTAGAAACCGGATTTGATTTATGGAAAGACATTGTTTTGAAAAAAGACAAGAAAGCCTTAAAACAAATGGTTGACTATTGTAAAAACGATGTTGGAATACTTGAAAAAGTATATAACGAAATTGCCAACTACGTTCCACACAAAGTACATTACGGTGTTGCTCAAACAGATGATAAATGTTCATGTCCTGAATGTGGTTCTACTGATATGAGATTTTCACAAAGACGTTATACTGCATCAGGATTGGCACGAATCCAATTACAATGTAATAGTTGTCATAAATACCACACTGTTTCCAATAGAACATACGAAGCAAATACGAAGGAATAACGTTTTGTTGTATATTTATATACATGAAACTAAGTGAGTTCAAACAAAATCTTATTACCGAAGTAAAAAAACTTGTTAAAGAACAAGCGGTACCTATTAGTCGTGATGAATTAGTCCAAAAGATTAAAGACACTAAAGGTGCCTTTTTTACTGTAACATTTATTAAAAAAGATGGTACTACTCGTGTAATGAATGCTCGCTTTGGTGTAAAAAAATACCTAAAAGGTGGTGAATTACCTTATGATCCAATTGCTAAAGGATTACTACCAGTATTTGATGTTCAAAAAGGTGAATATCGTATGATTAATACAAGCACACTTTTAGGTGCAAATATTGGAAATCAACAATACATTGTAAAATAAATAACATGAGTAAACAATTTATTTCAGAGGCACAAAGAATGCAAAAACTAGCTAATATGCCTATTAGTGAAATGGCTCTTCCAGAAATGGCTCGTACAGCTGGTACTGGTGGTGCTTATACAATCACTGAAAAAGGTGAAGAAATTTTAAAGCAAGCTAAAGCCTCTGGTAAAGCACCTGAAGGCATTAAAAATAGCGAACTTGCTGCTTTAGTATTCTTATTTAAAGCTAAAAAAGACGGCAAAAGAGTACAAAAAATTGATTATGCTAAAGAAAGAAATGTACCTCAACCAGCAGTAAATCCTATTTTTAATAGTTTAGAAGTTAAAGAATTAATATCTAAAGAAGGATATACTTCAAAACAACAAGAACCAAAAACATCTAGACCAAGACCTGATGTTGATGCTATGTTAGGCGATTTAGATATCGAAGAGTCAAAAAAAGAGTTAAGTGAAAACCAACCAGCAATCTACAACGACATTAAACAAGATTTAATGAATGGTGGTTTTGAAAATACAGAAGGTCAAATTGATTACTTACAAGACATCATTAAATTTTGTCAAGAAAAAATCAAAGAAATTAGTGGTGGTTTAAATGAAGATATTGATAAAGATAAATTGAAAAAATATTACGAATATCTTTTAGATTTAGGTGGTGGTGATTTAGGTGGAGATTATGGAGATATGTTAAATAAAGCAAAAGACTTTAGTTCTGTTGAAGAATTTATAGAAGATGATATTAATATATTAGCAACAGATAACAAAGCCCAAGCTATTGAAATTAGAAAATGGGTTGAACAAAATATAAAATAATAACAAACATTAGACTAGATTCATAGCCTAGTCGCCTCATTAGAGGTTCTATATATATAGCAGCTGTGGCGCACGAAAGTGCGCCACTTTTTATTTTGGGAAACCAAATAAAAATATTATTTTTAAAATATGAATATATTTTATATTAACGCTGATCCAATTGTTGCTGCACAAGAGCTTTGCGACGATCATGTTCGCAAAATGCAAATTGAATCAGCTCAAATGTTATGTACTGCCCATTGGGCTGTTGGTGGTGAAGCACCTTACAAACGTGCTCACTTCAACCATCCATCAACTAAATGGACACGTGAATCAATTCAACATTATCGTTGGCTTGTAAAACACGGTCTTGAGGTGTGTTATGAATTTAATAAACGTTATGGCAAACGTCATAAAACACAAGATGTAATTGAATGGTGTCGTGATAATGAACCTAATATTCCCGATGCTGGTTTTACTCCACCACCACAAGCAATGCCTGAAGAATATAAAAATGAAGATACAATTGAGGCCTATAAAACTTATTATATTCAAGATAAAGTAAAAATTAAAGGATTAAACTGGAACAAATTAAACAATAAACCAATATGGATAAAAGAATCGTAATTGTAGGAGCAGGAGTTGCTGGTATTAACGCAGCAACTAAATTAGTTGATAATGGCTATCCTGGTGAATTAATCACTATTATAGACAAAGGTAACGACCCTATTAATCGTTTGCCTGAGGAAGTAATGACAGGCATGTTAGGTGCTGGTGGTTGGTCTGATGGTAAATTAACTTACCATACAGCAATTGGAGGCCAATTAAACAAGTATTGTGGTGATGAAAAGGCAATGGAACTAATGGATCAAGTTATTAGTAACTTTAGACGTTTTCATCCTAAACCAGAAGAAATATTCATGTCTGATCCACAAGAGGAACCTGAATTTATTAAACCATATTTTGGTTTGAGAATGTTTCCTGTATGGCACATTGGAAGTAATTTCCTTCACGAGATTGCTAAAGCATGGTATCAATATTTGTTAGATAAGGGTGTAAAATTTATGTGGACTACTGAAGTAACAGATATTAGCTTTAAAGACAATTATGTTGAATATTCTCAACCAAAACAAGAATATGTTAAATTTATTAACTATGATACTCTTATATTTGCAGTAGGTAAATCAGGTATTGACTTTGCTCAAAAACTATCTGATGAATATTCGTTTCCTACTGAACCTAAATCAGTACAAATTGGTGTTCGATTTGAAGCACCACAAAAATATTTCCAAAAATTAATTGATGTATCATATGATTTCAAATTATATCAGAAATTTGATAATGTATCTCTCCGTAGCTTTTGTACTAATAACAATGCGGCTTACGTTGCTGTGGAGGAAACTTATGGCGACGTCAGCTACAACGGCCACGCTAAAAAAGGAGAACAATTCCGAAATGATATGACCAATTTTGGTATCCTAATGGAAATTAAGGGTATTGAAGATCCATTTAAATGGTCACGTGATGTAGTACAAAAATGTCAAGATTTTATTGATAAAGATAGTGAATGGAAGGATGATGGAGACAAAGCCGGATTATATTATTCACCAAGTCGAAAACCATCTTTAACATCTGAAGGACAACCAATTAAATGTTCTGTATTATCCTCTCATACTATTATTGGAGTTCAATTAAACCAAATAATGGGAGAATATGGAAATTATATAATGAACTTTATTGATAATATGAATAAAGTATTTGAATTTGGTGACGATTGGGGTATGTATATTCCTGAAGTAAAATATTTGTCTCCTGAACCACTAGTTAATTATCACGATTTATCATTAGTGAATTTTAATAATGTACACTTTGTAGGCGATGCATTATCAGCTCGTGGTATTACAGTTGCAGGTGCACAAGGTATTTATGTAGCTGAAAAATTGATTCAACACAGTCATCTTGTAGAATTAACACAAGTTTTGGAAACAGAATAATATTTTGTAATTTTAGGTTATGGAAGAAAGAAGAGGTAGACCAAAAGACGTATCAATAGAAGAAAAACCACGTAAGTTTACTCGTGTATATGAAGATGAACTTACTACTGAAACATGGACTTTTGATTTAGATAAAAACCCAAATGGACCTGTTTTAGTAGACATTAAATACAAAGCTGGTGCTGAAAAAGCACTTAAATTAAGAGCTAAAGAAGCAAAGCAAGAAAAAAAGATAGCAAAACAAATGAAAAAAATAAACGAAAAACAAAATGGAAAGAAGAATTAAAACCGAAAAAGGTGAGGTGTTGTATATTTCCCAAACAACACGCTTAGGGCATGATGTTATGGATAAAAAAGATCCTAAAGCAAAAGAAAAAATTTGGGTACTCCATAATACTGAAGGTCCTGCATTAATTTCAGGTGGAAAAAAAGAATATTATTTTTGGGGCATTTATCAAGGTAGTAATGTTGAAGTTATGAAAGATTTTAGACGCAACCATAATGGCCTCCCACCAGCAAAAAACCCATTATTTAAAACTCGTTTATAATGAAAATAGGATTAGTAGGAACAATGAGTGTAGGTAAAACTACATTAGCTAAAGCATTAGGTGAAACTGATCGTTTAAAAGATCATAATGTACAAACTGAACGTAGCAAATATTTGCGCGATTTGGGCATTCCACTTAATACAGATTCTACATTAAAAGGTCAATTTATATTTTTAGCTGAACGTACTAGTGAATTGCTACAACCAAATATTATTACAGATCGTACTATTTGGGATGTGTGTGCATTTACAATGAATGCAAGTTCAATTAGTGAGCATGAAAAAATGTCGTTTATACAAACAGCATTAATGCTAAAAAACGAATATGATCTTGTAGTTTACGTAGATCCTGCTGGTGTAGACGTTGAAGATAACGGCGTTAGAACAACAGATATTGCATATAGAAATAAAATTGACAAAACTATACGCGATTTACTCGCAGCTAATCCACCACATCTATTAGTAAAAGTTAAAGGAACAACAGAGGAACGCGTTAAAGCTGTGTTAGAAGCGGTTAGTAAATATTTATAATGGACACAAACTATAAACAAATGAATAAAAGCGATTTAAAAGAATACATTAAGGCTCAAATCCGTGAAAAATTATTTGCCGGACCTAGTTCAGTTAATATGGCTAAGGCCGATCCTGACTACAGTAGATTAAAACCAACAGATAAGGCTGATATTGAAAAAACACTTAGAGCTGGTGGTTCAGTTGAATTAGAGGAAATGGCTCGTAAAGCTGTTGTCTTTAAAGTAGCTGACGATATTAAAGAAAAAGCTAAAGATATTAAAACTGGTGGTCCTATTAGCCCATCAAAATTAGCTGATACTTTGAAGTTTTTGGAAGGAAAAAGTGAAATTACTGGTCCTGAAATTGCTGCTGGTTTAGGGTTTGTAGATGAAAAAGGAAAAGCATTGATGCCTCGTATATATCCTGTATTTGCTGCTTTGATTAGTGTAGATGGTCTTACAGCAACTGGTGGTACTGAAACAGAAGAAGTTTCTGATAAAGAGGAAGAAGAATTTATTTCAGGTGGTCCTGCTCCTGAACCAGAAGAAGAACCAGTTGATGCAAATATTGAAAAAGCACAAGCTGTTACTTTAGATCCTGTAACACAAAAAGCAACTTCTTTTACTATTGATAATGATTCTTTAATTCAATCTATTATCAGATCCTATAAAGATTCTAAGATTCGTCTTGGTGCTATTCGCGAAGAAGAAGGCGATTTAAGTGCTGCTGACTATAAAAAAGCATTACAAAAAGGTAAAGAAGCTAGTACTGATATCTTAGCTAAAAGACTTGATACTTTAGTTACAAAACTTAAAGAATTAGAACCAGAAGTATTAGACAAAGTACTTACTACTTTGGATTTCAAATTCAAATCAGTAGATGCTGCTAGCATTTCTAAAATATTATCTAAAAAATTAGGTAAAGAAATTAAACCTGCTTCTGTTAAAGCAGCCGATGTTGATATTGTAGATCTTGATGATGAAGAATTAATGGAAGATTCAGGTGTTGAAGATATTGATAATAGTGGAGAATCTTTTAAAGATTATGATAGCATCTATGAAGTTTCTAAAACAAAATAATAAATGAAATATTTTGATGCTTTTTTAGATTTTGTAGGACGTAATAAAACTCCAATAACTGTAGTTTTATGTTTTATCTTATTGTTTTTAATTCGTGATACTGGGTGTTCTAGTAAATACAAAAAAGAAGTTCAACTTTTAGAAAAAGAAATTGCTGTAGTGCAAGATCAATTTGAAGAAGCAGTAGCAGAAAAAGAACGTTTTAAAGATTCTTCTGAATTATATGAAGGTATTGCAGAACAATCTGGTATATTAGTAGATGCTCTCAAAATTAAAGCAGAACAGCAACGTAAAGCAAAAGAAGAGGCACTAGCTGCTCTTCGTAATTTACCAAAAGAAGTAATTGATACGTTTTTTGTAAAACGATATGATACTGTACCTAAAATAGGTGTTGATTTAGCACTTGATCAAAATGTTGGTAACGCTATTGTTATTGAACTAGTAGAAAAAGATCATTTAGTAGGTGAATTAGCTACATCAAAACAAGAAAACGGTGCTTTAACTAATCAAGTTGGTGCATTGCAAAATTCACTTATGTTTTCTAAAGCAGCATTAGTACAAGCCGATTCAGCTATTGCTTTAAAGTCAAAACAATTCGAAATGCAACAACAAGTAAGTGAATACCTTAAGAAAGATCTTAAAGCTGCTCAAAAGAAAGCATTTTGGAATAAGTTTAAAGGCGTTGGCGTTGGTATTGCTGCTGGTACTGTTTTAGGATTATTGGTAAAATAATATATGATGTTATAAATTAAGTTAAGCTCGCTATAATGCGAGCTTTCTTTCTAATTATATATTTATATATAACAGGTTATAAATTGTTTAACTAACCTAAAAATATATGGACGACGGTGATTCGAAAAATAAAATATTTAAAACAATCAAAAAAGAAGCGAATAGAGCTATACAAAAACTTATCATTGATGTTAGCTATGTTCTTCCTGCCGCTTGGCTACGACGCCCTATTCAAGCTGATTATGGACCTGACTGGATCTTATTGGGCCGCGGACGCCGTCTTTTATTCCATTTCAGGTTGTTTTTGGTTATCCTATATATTATTGTCGAGATATTCAAGAATCAAATTTAACGGTTAATGAGCGAAAATATTAAAGACATAATTAAGCAGGAGTATGTAAAGTGCATGACCGATCCTGCCCACTTTATGAAAAAATATTGTATGATCCAACACCCAACTAGGGGTCGCATACAATTCCATTTATATCCTTTCCAAGAAAAAGTACTATACCAATTCCAGAAAAATAATTATAATATAGTACTTAAATCTCGTCAGTTAGGTATCTCTACTCTTGTAGCTGGTTTCTCTTTATGGATGATGTTGTTCCATAAAGACAAAAACGTGTTGTGTATAGCAACTAAACAAGATACTGCCAAAAACATGGTTACTAAGGTAAGATTTATGTATGATAACTTACCTTCATGGTTAAAGGGAGCTGAGAAACCTTTGGAGAACAACAAACTCTTACTTAAATTGGCAAATGGCTCTCAAGTAAAAGCTGTTTCTGCTGCTGGTGATGCTGGTAGATCTGAAGCTGTATCTTTACTAATAATAGACGAGGCCGCGTTCATTGAAAACATTGAAGAGATATTTGCTTCTGCTCAACAAACGTTAGCTACGGGTGGTGGATGTATAGCATTATCTACTCCTAATGGTACTGGTAATTGGTTCCACCAAACATGGCAAAAATCAGAAATTGGAGACAATTCATTTGTTCCTATTCGTTTGCCTTGGAGTGTACACCCTGAAAGAAATCAGGAGTGGAGAATTAGACAGGACAGTGATTTAGGTTTAAGAATGGCAGCACAAGAATGTGATTGCGATTTTGCAACCTCAGGTGATACAGTATTTGAACCTGATACTATAGGTTGGTTTGAAGCTAATTTAATAGAACCAGTTGAAAAAAGAGGAGTAGATGGTAACTTGTGGATTTGGGAACAACCAAACTATAGTAAAAGTTATTTAGTAGTAGCTGACGTAGCAAGAGGAGATGGTAAAGACTATTCTGCGTGTCATGTGTTTGATATTGAAACAGCAACACAAGTAGCAGAATATAGAGGACAAATTGGTACTCGTGATTACGGACATATGTTAGTAGGAATAGCATCAGAATATAATGATGCTCTATTATCAATAGAAAACGCTAACGTAGGTTGGGATACAGTACAAACAGCAATTGATAGGGGATATGCGAATTTGTATTATTCTCCAAAACAAGATGCTTTAACCTCTGATCAATGGGCTAGAAGAATGGATGGAAATAATAATTTAATAGCTGGTTTTACAACGTCTGTAAAAACTAGACCATTAATGATTGAAAAATTTAGAGAGTATACACATGAAAAATCGTGTACTATACGCTCAAAACGATTAATAGAAGAAATGAAGGTTTTTATTTGGAAAAATAGTAAAGCACAAGCTCAAGATGGATATAATGACGACTTAGTAATGTCATTTAGTATGGGTCTTTACTTGCGTGATACTGCATTAAGATTTAGAAAGCACAATATGGAGCAGGATAGAGCCTCACTAACTGGATTTTCAGTAGAACGAGGCTTTATGAATCCATATGCTGCTAGAGGCAATGGTCCTAATAATCCTTGGCAAATGCCCACAGAATATGGTAATGAAGATATTACTTGGTTAATAAGGTAAAAATATTTATACACATGATAGACACATCTTTATTTGGTAGGTTAAAAAGATTATTTTCAACTGATGTTATTATCCGCAATGTTGGTGGAAATCAGGTAGCAGTAATCGATACTGACCATATACAATCAACAGGAGTTGTACAAACCAATATGTACCCTGAAAGATACCAGCGTATATACACTGGTGGTTTAGGTACCTATGTTGGTAATGCTCCTTATTCTAACTACACCGTTATAAGACCGCAGTTGTATAACGACTATGAAGTAATGGATGGTGATCCAATTGTAGCATCTGTATTAGATATTGTAGCTGATGAATCTACACTTAAAAATGGTGCAGGTGAAGTGTTAGCTATCAAATCACCTGACGAAAACATTCAAAGAATATTATATAATTTATTCTATGATATATTAAATATTGAATTTAATTTATGGGGTTGGGTTCGTTCAATGTGTAAGTATGGTGATTTCTATTTACACCTCCATATTTCAGAAAAATATGGTGTATATCAAGTAATTCCTCTTAATGTTTATAATGTTATTAGAGAAGAAGGACTTGACCCTAAAAATCCAGCTTACGTACAATTTAGAATAGCACCAAATGCTTCATATACCGGTATGGTATCAGGAGTAGATAATGATAGTATTAAGTTTGAAAACTATGAAATGGCAAACTTTAGACTATTAGGTGACTATAACTTTCTTCCTTATGGTCGTTCATATATTGAACCTGCTCGTAAGATATTTAAGCAATTAGCATTGATGGAAGATGCAATGTTGATTCACCGTATTTTAAGAGCACCTCAACGTCGTGTTTACTATGTTGATATGGGTAACATTCCACCGAATGAAATCCCAACATACATGGAAAAACTTAAAACACAAACACAACGTACTCCATTTGTTGATCCAAAAACAGGTGAATATAATTTACGTTACAACATGATGAACGTAAATGAAGACTTCTATGTACCTGTAAGAGGTGGAAATACAAGTACTAAAATTGATACATTACCTGGTCTTGAGTATAATGCAATTGAAGACGTAGTATACTTAAGAGATAAAATGTTAGCTGCTATGAAAGTTCCTAAGGCATTCTTGGGATACGAAGCTGACGTTGAAGGTAAATCTACATTAGCACAACAAGATATTCGTTTCGCTCGTACAATTGAGCGTATACAGCGCATAGTTGTGAGTGAATTAACTAAAATAGCCTTAGTACACTTATATGCGCAAGGTTATACTGATGAAAATTTAACGAATTTTGAGCTTGAATTAACAACACCATCAATTGTATACGACCAAGAACGTGTAGCATTAATGAAGGAAAAAGTTGATTTAGCTAAAAATATTATGGATGCTAGTCTATTCCCATCAGACTATGTTTATGATTACTTATTCCATATGAGCGAAGACAAATACAGTGACTTACGTGATCAAATTGTTGAAGATAAAAAACGCATGTTCCGTTTATCTCAGATTGAAAATGAAGGTAACGATCCAGTTGCAAGTGGTCAGTCATATGGAACACCACATGATTTAGCTTCGCTTTATGGCAAAGGACGTAACGGAACCGGTGTACCACCAGAATATGATGAAACTAATCCTGTTGGAAGACCACAAGTAAAAACATCAGTATACAATACACAAAAACGTATACTTGGTAAAGATCCACTTGGAAAAGGATATGATTTACAACCAGATAAAGGTAAAGCTCCTGAACCAAAAGGTGGTTCTCCGTTAGCACTTGAGGGAACTAGAGCAATATATGAGCAAAATAAGCAAATGTTGCAAGAAATGTTTAAAAAATCCAATGTATTTAATGCAAAAGATAATGGAGATTCATTGCTCGACGAATCAAATATTAAAGATATATAATAAAATACATATTTATAATTAGTTAAATCTATAGTGTGAAACTAAAGCATAACAAATTTAAAAATACTGGTATTTTATTTGAACTTCTTACCAGGCAAATCACAGCTGACATCATGTCTAACAAAGAGTCATCCGCTGTTGATATCGTAAAAAGTTATTTTTCGCGTGGAGAACTTGCTAAAGAATATAAGTTGTATCAAGCTTTAACTAAAGCTAATGCTTTAAGTGAAATTAAAGCTGAAACTATACTTAGTTCTACTATTAAGTTGTCTGAACGTTTGAATCGTACATCATTGCGCAAAGAAAAGTACAACTTAATTAAAGAGATTAAGAAACATTACGATTTAGAAGAATTTTTCAAAGCAAAAATACATAATTATAAAGCATACGCTGCGGTTTATAACTTGATCGAGGCACAATTATCAACTGAATTTATAGAACCTACATTTGTTATTGAAAATAAAATAACTTTACTTGAGTTTTTGACAAAACAAAACGTAGACAAAAATAAAGTTGAAGATCAAGTAATGACTGAATATGCTTCTCAAGACAAAAATACGCGTGCGTTGATTTCTAAAATAATGATTGAGAAATTTAACGAAAAATACGCAAATTTATTGCCTGAACAGCGTGATGTATTAAAAATCTACATTAATAAGATTTCTAATACTGTATCTTTACGTGATTACGTAAATGAAAGCTTTGCAAATATTAAAAATACATTAACTGAATTGACTGATAAAGTAGTTGATCAAAGAACTCAAATTAAGCTTAAAGAATTACAATCAATTATTAAGCCAATTGACAAAAATGAATCAGTTAAAGATGAAGATATTTTAAATTTACTTCAATTCCATGAACTAATTCATGAAATTAAATCACTATGATACCTGAAGCATTAAAAAAATATATTGACGAGTTAATTAAGCAGAATTTAGAGGAAATGGATGGTGCTACATCTACTACTGCTAGCGCTGGTGGTGAATACACTGGTAAGTATTTTCTTAAAAAACGAGAAAAATCAGAAGGTAAAACACCAACATTAGCTGCAGGAAAAGCCAATATTAGTACATATACCAAAGATGGTTTCACACCAGCTAAAGAAGGAATGCCATCAGATTCTAAAATGTTTGATTATAAGCAATTTCCTTCAACACCAAAACCAAAAACATTCAAGTTGTATAAAGAAGATCAAGAACAAATAAACGAGATTTCATATCGTCGTTTTAGCGAAAATGTTTCTAAAGTTACAACTGAAAGAAAAATTGCTCGTGCATTACAAGAAGTAGCAAAACGCATTAGAGAAATTGAGCAAGTAATTGAATATTCAAATAGATTAAAAACTGAAAACGTTGTAAAAAACGAATCATTTTGGGTATCTAAAACAAACCAATTAAGTGCTTTATCTGAAAGATTAAACTCATTATCAAACAAAATCAGAAACTTATCACAATAAAAAAATAAATCACAATGAAAAAACAATTAATTAAAGAAGCTAAAAGAATGCAGCAATTAGCTGGTATTTTAAAAGAAGAAACTGGTCAACCGGTAATTAATTTTTTGAATAGCAATATAGATGAAGTTAAAAAATACATGATTAATCACTTAGTATTTGATGGATTAAAACCAGAGGAAGCTGAAAAAAGAAAAAATTTAGTTAATAGTGTTCAAGGATTTACAGAGGATGGAAATTTTGATGCAACACCAGACAAAGAAATAGGTGTATCTTTTAGATTTGCTGAAGATGTAGACAAAGATCCTAGCTTTTATGAGGAAGAAAATGATCCTGAATTTTTTAATTTAGCAGGTAAAAAAATGGTTGCTATTTGGTATAATATTTAATTAAAATAATTATATGAAAGACGATAAAAGAGTATTAAGTAAAGAAGAGCTTAAGAGAAAACTTGACGAACTTGGTGATGAAATCAAGTATCGTGTATCTGAAGCTAAAAACTCTGACGATAGCGTAGCTAGTGCTCATAAAACTGATATTGCTGAGTTAATGAAGGGATATCGTGAAATGAAAATGACGTACGAAAGAATGTTAAAAACTGAAGCTGAATCTTTACAACTTGAAGATATTTTAGCATCTTTAGCTGAAGAAAAAGAAGAAGATTCTAAAAAAGTTGAAGAAAGAGAAAAACTTCAAGAAAAAAGAATTGCTGCTTTTGAAGAACTTATGGATATGGCTGCAAAAATTAAAGCAGCTTTACCAAAAGCTAAAAAGCAAACCGAACAATTTTATAAGAAAAACCCAAAATCATACGCTACTGTATTCCCTACTGACAAAATGAGAGAAGATTTAGCTGACATTTTGGAAAAATTAGTTGGTAAAGAAGAAAAAACCGAAGAATAATGAAAAGTATTAGCGTACAATACCAAGAATTAAAAGAGGGTAAAATAAATAGACATCAATTTTTGCGCAATGCAAGAATGATGTTCCCTAACTTTGTAACTAACCATAATTCATTTGATGACTCCGTTAAAATCCTTAAAAATAAAGGATTACTAAACGAAGGTGATGCTGTAAAGGGTACTCCTGATAAAGCTCCATCATATGACTACCCAACACAACCAGCTAAGTACAAGAAAGTTGTACAAGAGCCAGAAGTTGATGAACAAGATGGTATTTATCCTGCTACTACTGTAACAGATATTCCTAAAGAGGAAGTTAGTAAGCCAATTAAGAGTAAAAATAGGCCTGATGGTTTAGAACCAATCAAACCTAATGACACTAAAAACGAGATGAAGAAAGTTCGTATCGTTAAAGAGTCAAAAAAAAACTTAACTGAAGCTAACGTTACTCCTAAACAAATTCAAGACAAATACAACGAAATGTTTGGGAAAAATCCCCAAACTACATTTTCTGATGTTGCTAAAGCATTAGGTGTTTCTGAGCAAGATATAGCTGTAGCTTTATTTACAGCTCCTATATTTGAAGCGGGTAGTGCTAGTAGTATCAAATCTGCTGCAAAAAAAGGAATGTCAACTGGTGACTATTCTGAATTAGATGCTTTAGTATTAGGAAAGCCATTAAAAGAAACTGAAGACGACAAAAAAAAAGATAAATCTCCATCATTAGTTCCTGGAACTAGTGTAAAAATGTCTCCTCAAGCACAAGATAAAATTAAAGATTTTTTAGGCCAATTTCGCTCTGCAGGTGCTAGTGCTCCTGGTGAATCTGCTAACAAATTGAAAGATAAAATTAAAGAAATGCTTCATGATTTCATAAATGAATATGAAGAAGGAGATGAAAGTGATGAAGCTCCATCTGTACCAGGTGTTATAGACATGATTGTAAAAGCTATAATTAATGACATTGAATCTAATGATCTTAATTTAGAATTTAATGCCAAAGACATAGAAGATGAATTAAATAATTTTCAAGATAAAATAGGACATCGTTATAGCGATGATCAATTTGAAGCTATTATTGATGGTGCTGTAGCTGAATTAAAAAAACAAGGATATAATATTAAATAATGAAAGAGCTATTAATAGAACGTATTACTAATTTTAATATTACTCCAACTTTATTGGAGGAATCCGTTAAAAATAACGGTGGACGTCTTATTGTTCAAGGTTTAGTACAACGTGCTGAAGCAAAAAACGGCAATGGTCGTGTATACCCTAAAGATACTCTTGAAAGAGAAGTACAAAAATACAAAGACACATACATTAAAGAAAATAGAGCATTGGGAGAGTTGGACCATCCAGAATCTCCAATTATTAACTTAAAAAATGTATGCCATAATATCAAATCTTTATGGTGGGATGGTGATGATGTAATGGGAAAAATTGAAATTTTACCTACACCTTCAGGAAATATTTTAAAAGCATTATTAGTTGCTGGTATTACTGTAGGTATTTCATCACGTGGTATGGGCTCTGTAAAACAAATTGGTGAAACTGTTGAAGTACAACCAGATTTTGAATTACTTTGTTGGGATTTCGTGTCAACTCCATCAACACAAGGTGCTTTTATGGAAATTGTTAGCGAATCTAAACAATACAATCAATATACTAAAGAACAACAATATAAATTAGACAAAGTTAACGAACTTGTAACAGAAATTCTTTGCAATCGCGCTGGTTTCTGTACTTGTGAATTACCTGGCTATTAAAACAACACAACAATGGAAGAATTAGCATCAATTTTAATGCATTCAAGAACTCAAGCACACGTTTTCCACTTAGGTGTAAATGGTCCGGGTGCCTATTCTGCTCATAAAGCATTAAACAAATATTATGATGAAATAGTTGATTTAATTGATGGATTAGTTGAATCCTACCAAGGAAAATATGGTTTAATCCAATTTAGACCAGTAGCTGGTTTAGATAACAATTGTGATGTATCAAATATTGTAAAATATTTTGAAAAATTAATTTCTATTGTGTGCACTTTAAGACAAGCACCAAACTTATCTGATAGTTTTATTCAAAATGAAATAGATAACGTAGTAAATCTACTTTATTCTACAAAATATAAATTGGTTAATTTACAATAATTAAAAGTCATGGCAAAAGGTTCATCAAAAGGTGATTCCAGAAAAGTTACATTTGGAAAACGTAAAGGAGGCAAAGCAGCTAAATCTCGTGGCCCAAAAGATAAAAAGGTTTCTGCATACCGAGGACAAGGACGATAAAAATAAAAAGAACCACATCAAAGATGTGGTTTTTGTATCTCTACATATATTTATGTACGACTAATGAGCTATCCCACTCTATTTTATAGCTCCGTCACGAATAATTAACCCCCATTAAGCTTTTCTACAATAAGCTTACTTCCGAAATTTAAATTTAAGGAAAAATGAACACAAAAGACCTTTTAAAGGAGGCCATTGCTGACGCTAAAGCTGTACGCGAAACTGCTCTTGCTCAAGCCAAACTTGCTCTCGAAGAGGCTTTTACTCCACGTTTACAATCTATGTTTGCTGCTAAATTAGCAGAAGCTATGGATGAAGACGAAGAAAAAAAGCCAATGGAAGAGATGATGGATGATGCAGATGCAGTTGAAGAAGCTAAAGCTAAAGAGGCCAAAGAAAAAATGGAAGAAATGACAGATATGGAAAAATTCGACGATGACGATAATAGTCTCGAAGAAATCAACCTTGATGAAATTCTTGCCGAATTAGATGAAGAATTGTCTGAGAAAAAAGACGATCTTAAAGAAGCTAAAGAAGAAGAAGAAATCGAAGCTGAAGAAGACGTTGAAGACGAAGAATCTGATGAAGAAGAAGAAAAAGAGGAAGATAAAGAAGTATCTGAACTTTCTATGGATGAATTAGAGGAACTAATCCGCGACATAGTTTCTCAAGAAATGGGGCCTGATGGCGAAGATGTTGACGTTGATGCTGACGTTGATGTAGACGCTGAATTGCCTGACACAACTGATGATGAAGTTAATTTAGAAGAAATTCTAGCTGAGTTATTAGGTGAAGAAGATTCTCTTGAAGAGAGAAAAAAGTATGGTGGAAACAAAGGCGATGTACCTGCTGACAAGCGTGGCGACAAAAAAGACACTGCTGAAGAAGAAGGTGTTGAAGATTACAAAAAGAAAAATTTAGACGAAGGTCTTAAAGATTTCTTTAAAGATGCTTCAAACTGGCTTTCTGACAAGTACGATTCTGCCGTTGCTAGCTCATACAGCACTTCATCTAAGAAGTTAACTGCTGATGATGTTAAAGCATGTAGAGAACAAGCTACGAAAGAAGTTCCAAAACAGGGATTCCTTTCAGACAAGCGTATGTCTGCTTTCCAAAAGTGTATTGTAAGCAAAGGTGGTGCTGTAGTTGCAAGTAAAACTACTGGTATTGCTGAAGCTGAACTTGAAGAAGCAATTTCTACTATTCAAACTCTTCGTCAAGAACTTCAAGAAGTAAACTTATTAAACGCTAAATTACTTTACGTTAATAAGCTCTTCAAAGCTAAAAACTTAACAGAGTCTCAGAAAATTAAGGTTGTACAAGCTTTTGATAAAGCTGAATCAGCTAAAGAAGCAAAACTCGTTTATGAATCATTAAACGAAACATTTGCAGTTAAAGCTGAAAAAGCCCAAATCAAAGAATCTTTAGGATTTGCATCTAAAGCAGCTGGTGTTGCAGAAAAATCTCAACAAATTGTTGAGAGCAACCAATGGATTGCTCGTATGCAGAAACTTGCAAACATTAAATAATTTTAAAAAACAAAAATCTCTAGAAATGGAAAATTTAAACATGCTTTTAGAAAGCGCAAATCCATGGAAGAGCCAACAAGCTGAAGCAGCTAAAGTTGCCTCTAAATGGGAAAAAAGCGGTCTTCTTGAAGGATTTGGCAATGAAATTGAAAAGAATAACATGGCCGTTATCCTCGAAAACCAAGCTAAACAATTAGTAGTTGAATCTACTAACATTACTTCTGGTACTAACTCTATGTTAGGTGGAACTGGTGAAAACTGGGCTGGTATTGCTTTACCACTCGTTCGCCGTGTATTTGCTGAAATCGTAGCAAAAGACTTCGTATCTGTACAGCCAATGGCTATGCCTTCTGGTCTTGTATTCTACTTAGACTTCGAGTACGGTAACAACAAAACTCCTTTCGTACAAGGTACTTCACTTTACGGTTCATTAGCTGATGTTCAAGGTACTGATTTCGATATTACCAACGTAGATCCAACAGGTGGTCTTTATGGTCAAGGTCGTTACGGTTATTCTATGAACCAATTTTCAGCTTCTGTAGCTAACACAACAGCTTCTTATGCTGCTGCTGCTTCTGCTTCTGTAGCTCCATACATCAACTACGATTCTCGTTTCTTCGGAACTCAGTTGTATACTATTACTATGACTGACGCTCAGTTAGCTTCTGCATTAAGCTTACCTGATTTCTTATCAGTTCAAGCTTGGATTCCTAGTGGTTCTGGTGTAACTCCAGCTTCTGTATTACAACAGTTTACTACTTATGCTAGTGGTTCTGGTTTGACTTTCGTTACAACTGCTGCTCCAAATGGTGGTAATGTAGTATTATTCTACAACAAGCAAACTACCCCAGCTTTACGTGGTGATTTCGAAGCTGACAATACTGGTATCGCCATTCCAAACGCCGCTGATCCTGTACAGATCGATATCCCAACTATCAACATTCAGTTGAAGTCTGACGCTATCGTTGCTAAAACTCGTAAGTTAAAGGCTCAATGGACACCAGAATTAGCTCAAGACCTTAACGCTTATCAGAACATCGACGCTGAAGCTGAATTAACAGGTCTTTTATCTCAGTACATTGCAATGGAAATCGATTTAGAAATCCTTTCTATGTTAACTGAAGAAGCGGCTACTATTGGTTACTGGTCTGCTATCAATAACAACTTCTGGAATGGTACTGCATTCAGTCAAACTTCATCTACTACTGGTGGTTTTTATAACACTCAGGGTGGTTGGTTTAGTACTTTAGGTACTGTTCTTCAGTCTGTATCTAACAAGATCTTACAAAAGACTCTTCGTGGTGCAGCTAATTTCTTAGTTACTTCTCCTCAAGTAGCTACTATCATGCAGTCTATCCCAGGATATGCTTCTGATGCTGGTGCTGATCTTGAGAAAGTATTTAACTTTGGAAGTCAGAAAATCGGTACTTTGAACTCTCGTTACAAAGTATACGTTAACCCATATTTCAGCGACAACGTAATCTTAATGGGTTACAAAGGTGCTCAGTTCCTTGAATCAGGTGCTGTTTACGCTCCTTATGTACCATTATTAATGACTCCATTAGTGTACGATCCAAATACCTTCACTCCAAGAAAAGGTATCATGACTCGTTACGCTAAGAAGATGGTACGTCCAGAATTCTATGGTAAGGTGTTTGTAAACGGTTTAAATACCTTAGGTTTATAATAATCTAACCTGTTAGAATAATAAAAGGGTCGAGCGCAAGCTCGACTCTTTTTTTTTCATATTTATATCAAACAGTGTTATATGCGTGAACCAAATCGTGAGAGAAAAAACGACATTAAACTAATTAATGCTATTCAATTAAATGAAGAGCAAAAAGAAGCAAAAAGATTAATAGTAGAAAACCAAGTAGTAGTTATAACAGGAAGAGCAGGTAGTGGTAAAAGTTTAGTATGTGCTCAAGCAGCATTAGATTTTCTTAAAAAAAAACAAATTAGCTGTATTTACAATACAAGAGCAGCTATTGAAGTAGGTAAAAGTTTAGGATTTTTACCTGGAGATATTAATGGTAAATTTGATCCTTATATGGAAGCACTTGTTGAAAATCTTAATAAGTGTTGTACTAATAAAAATGAAGTATCTGATTTAATTACTGAAGGTAAAGTTAAAGCATTACCTGTACAATTCATAAGAGGTAAAACAATTGATGATATCTTGATAGTAGAAGAAGCACAAAATCTTACTAAGGGTGAAATGTTAGCTATATTAACTCGTTTAGGAAAAACCGGTAAAATCGTCATTAACGGTGATAACGAGCAAACCGATGTAAAAATACATACTGGGGAATTAAACGGACTTTCATATGTTATTGAATTATCTAAAAAAATTGATGAAATTAAATGGATTAAATTGAAAGAAAACCATAGATCGGATCTAGTCGGGAAAATACTTGAGTACGAATACGGTAAATAGCAAACAAAACAATATTTATAGCCAGTAATTTCTAATATATTATGGCAGCAGGAAGGTACTCATTTACTATAGAACAGGGATCTACGGTTAACTACACAATAGTTTACAAAGATTCAAACGGAACCCCAATAAATTTGCAAAATTATGGCGCAAAAATGCAAATTAGACCATACGTTGGTTCTCCTAATGTAATTATTACATTAAGTAGTAGTTTAAACGGAGATGGAACAGGGTTAAATATGTCTAATGCTGTATCAGGAGCAATTACTATATATATTGCTTCATGTACTTCTTCCCAATTTACATTTAATCAAGCCGTTTACGACTTGGATATAATTTCAGGAAGTGGTCCCTGCCCTTATGTAAATAGAATACTAGAAGGTAATGTTAAATTAAGTCAAGAAGTAACCGAAGTATAAAATGAGCTGTAACGTTGTTAGCCCCTACAATATAGTATCAATTGATCCTCAAAATTCATATATAATTGAGGTATCAACACCAGGACCACAAGGTCCTCCTGGTCCATCAGGTTCAATGGGAGATACTGGTTCTTTTGCTACTACAGGATCAAATGTATTTAAAGGTAATCAAGTAATATCTGGTAGTGTAACAGTATCAGGAAGTGTTCTTATAAGTGGATCTAATACTTTTACAAATGTTGGTCCTGCTATATTTTCAGGTAGTGTAAATATATTTTCAGGAAATTTAACTTTAATTTCTGGCAGTTTTATAGCAGGAGGTAATAGTAGTTTTACAGGTTCATTATTTGGAACAGCTTCATTTGCTGATAATGCAGAAAATGCAGTTACAGCTTCTTATGCCCTTAATTTTAATCCAGGAGCAACAGCATCGTATGCTGAAGATGCAGGAACTTCTAGTTTTCAAAGCAATATTCAATTTGCTACAAGTCACATACCATTTTTTGATTCAGAAAATAGTATGTCTTCAAGTGCTGCTCGTCAGTGGTTAGATACTAGTATTGTTATTAACAGAGAATTTGGTACTGGTCTTAATCCAGAAGCACTATTTGTATTCCAACCAAATACATCATCAATTAATGTAGCTACATTTGAAAGTAATGTAAATAATTATTCTCAAATTAATGTTAGAAATGAAAGTGCTGGAAATAATGCTTCTACAGATATAGTAGCTACAGCAAATAATGGGGATGAATTTGATAACTATATTAATATGGGTATCAATAGTAGTACCTATACTGGTTTTCTTGGAGGTCCAAATGATGGTTACTTATTTAATATAGGATCTAATCTTCATATTGGTAATGCTTCTTCAAATGGACCTGGTTATGTGTCCCATGTAGGGTTTTTTGTTGGTGGAGATAATGTTGACACTTATACCAAATTAATTTTAAGAAGTAATAACCAACATGCTTTAACAGGCTCATTAAAAATACTTAATGATTTATGGGTTGTTGGAGCAATTACAGGTTCTATTTCAGGAAGTGGTGTTGGATATTTTTCAGGATCATTTGCTGGTGACGGAAGTCAATTAATTAATATTCCTGCCTCAAGTATAGTTGGATTAAATTTATCTCAAATATCAAGTGGTAGTGCTACTGCCTCTATTTCTCCAACTAATGGATTTGTTGTAAATACAAATACTACAATATCTGGTTCTACAATTGTAAGAAATAATTTTACAGCAGGACATTTACTAACAAACCAACATGCCTTTACAGGTAGTGTTAATATAACAGGTTCTTTATCTGTAAATGGTGTTTCATTTGAAGCTCAAACAGGTGGATATTTAGCTATTTGGAGATACACATCAAGCTTTACCACAAACATAGACCCAGGAAATGGATATTTTAAATTAAATAATTCTTGGCCTTTAGCTCCTACTGTTGCTGCGTTTGATGACTTTGCTTATGATCCTAATGTTTTATTTTCAAGTTATTTAGATTCATTAGGCGCAGGTACTATAATTAAACTCGTAAGTTTAAGTAGTCCTTCAACATATAAAATTTTACAAGTAACATCAACTATTCCTTATCAAACAGGATATGAAGCATACGCAGTAACACAAATTGCTTCTTCAGGACCTGATCCAAATGATGGAGATCAATTTGCATTTATACCTGTAGGTTCTCCAGGTGCTGGTTTTGATGCAATAAATAATGCTGCTCCAGGTCGTGTAATTGTTTCTGATGGCTCTACAAATGCAGCTACCGCTTCAACACAACTATTAATAACTGAAAGTGTTGTAAGATTTGCAACTCAATCATTCAATCCAACAGGTTCAATAGAAGCAGGAAGTATATGGTTTACTTCGTCTTCTTTTTATGTGGGGTTAGAATAGTTTAATATTTATTATCACAAAACACAAAAACAACAAAAAAATTAAAATAACATGGCAACTTGGAAAAAAGTCGTTGTCTCTGGTAGTAGTGCAAATTTAGCCGCTTTACAAGTAGACAATTTAACATCAGGATCAGTAGTTATTGGTGGTGGAACCGCTGGTAACTTATCTGTAACCGCTATTAACGGTACAGGCAATATCTTAGCTACAACTGGTGCTACTAACGTAGTAATGACTGGTTCTTTTACCGGTTCATTTATTGGTGATGGTAGTGGTTTAACAGGTGTTTCTGCCTCTGTATTATTAAACCACTTATCACAAAGTACAGGTATCGTACCATTTGATTATAATGGTTCTTCTTTCCAAACAATAGCTGTTAGTGGTGCTGCTCAATTAAGTAATGATGCCATTACAAAATGGAACTCTGCAGATGGTAAGTTTGTAAATTCAAGTTTAACAGATAACGGTACTACACTTACAGGTGCTACTTCAATTCAATTAACAGGTGCTTCATCTGTATTAACTGGTTCTTTCACTGGTTCATTTATTGGTGATGGTTCTCAATTAACTGGTTTAGTTACAACTTTAGCTGTAACTGGTTCAAACGGTTCAAGTGGTTCAGTTAATTTATTAAACCAAGGTTTAACAATTACTGGTACTAACAATGAAATTGAAACTTCAGTTTCTGCTCAAACAGTAACTATTGGCTTACCAAATAATGTTACTATTGGTAACAACTTAATTGTTAGTAATAACTTAACAGTATTAGGTACCGCTTCATTCCAAAATACTCAAAACTTAGAAGTAGCGGATAGATTTATCCTTTTAGCTTCTGGTTCTAATACAACAGGCGATGGTGGTCTTATAGTTCAACAAGGTACTCAAGATGTAGGTGAATTATTTGCATTTGATAGTGGTGCTACAAGATGGGGCTTTACCGGTTCCTTCAATGGTTCAAGTAGTTCATTTACTCCTGATGCTTTCGTGGCTGCTGCTATTGATGGTGGTGCTGGAAGTGATCCAACAGCTATCGCAGCAAGATATCAAGCAAAAGGTAATATCTTTATAGGAAATGATCAGAATATTTGGATTTATTCTTAATAAGTTTTTAAAAATAGTTATGGGAATTTTAGATAAAATTAACCAACCAAAAGGCGCACAGCCTCAAAACATAGTAACTCCAGCTCCTGAACAATTAAATGCTCAGGAACTGGAGTTCTTGCTTTTACTTATTAAACAATCAACGTTTAAGGGTGAATCTTTAGAAGTTGTTTTTAATACAACATTAAAACTACAAACACAGTATACAAAAGCAAAACAATAATTAAGTTATGAATTTATTTTCCGTTGATTTAACATTAACAGAATTGGTTTTTCTTCGTCAAGCATCAGACATGGTTAGTATTACAGGAAAAGATGCAAAATTTTTATCAGACTTGCAAACAAAACTTGAAGATGAAATTGGACAAATTCAAAAAATTCAAGAAGATAGGAAAATGCAAGAGCTTGCAAATGCAATGGCTATTGATAAAGAAAAACAACAATCCAAAAAATAATTTAGCATATTTATTGTAGAATATTGCTGGCCCTCTAGGGAAGTAGGCATATACACGGCATAAGTGTATGTATCTAACCGCAATATAAAAACAATATTACTATGCCGAATTGGAAAAAAGTCATTGTAAGCGGCTCAGACGCTGCTTTAAATTCATTAAATGTAACTAATGGTGTTACAGGATCATTGTTTGGAACTGCATCTTATTCTATTAGTGCTTCACAAGCATTAACATCATCATTCATAACCGCCTCTAATGTATTTGGTCCTTTTGGATCAAATAGTGTTATAAGTTCATCATTTGCTTTAACAGCATCATATGCATCGTTTGCTGATAACGGCGGCGTAACACAAATATTAGCAGGACCAAATATCACAATATCACCATTAAGTGGTAAAGGCCAAGTTACTATTTCTTCAACAGGAACAGGCTCAGGCAATTTTAATACAGCAACAGGCTCATATGGTAGTTTCTATGACACTACTACACAAACAAATCCAGTAGCTAATGTAGCACGCTCAATGTCATTTAATGAAACTGCTATTACAAATGGCGTTTCAATAAGTGGTTCAACAAATCCTTTTAATACCTACATTAAAACAGAAAATGCTGGTGTTTACAATATTCAATTCTCAGCACAAGTAGATAAAACAGATAGTGGTACAGATGAAATTGATATTTGGATTAGAAAAAATGGTATTGATCTTATTGATACTGCAACAAAAATAACTTTAATAAATAATAATACTAAAGTAGTAGCAGCTTGGAACTGGTTTGTTCAATCAGCAACCAATGATTATTACCAAATTATATGGTCATCAGCTGATACGGGTATGAGATTGTTTGCTGAAGCATCATCAAGTGCACATCCAGGTATACCTTCAGTTATTGCAACAGCAAATAGAGTAGACCAATTCTTAAGCAACACAGGATCATTCAATGGTGACTTTAATGGTTCATTTACAGGTTCACTATTTGGAACTGCATCTTATGCTACTCAAGCATTAAGTGCATCATTTGCTACACAAGCAGCAAATGCTACTACAGCATCTTATGTATTAAATGCAGTATCTGCTTCATACGCAACACAAGCTTTAAGTGCTTCATTTTCTTCTACAGCATCGTATGTTGATCCACTTTATCAAGCAGTAAAAATATCTGGTTCTTTAACAGTTACTGGATCAACCAATCTTGTAGGAGACACAGGTATAACATTATTTTCAGCTAATGCTGATGTTTTAACTTTTACAGGTTCAATTTTCACAAGTGGATCTATTGTTTCAGTTGGTAGTTTAAATATTAATAGAGTAACTAGTTCATTATTTGGGACAGCTAGTTGGGCTATTAATGCTTTAACTTCTTCATACATAAACACTTTAACACAGGATTTAACAATTTCAGGATCTGTATTTATTAGTGGAAGCTTAACAGTAAGTGGAAGTAATACTTTTACAAATATTGGCCCTACTATTTTTAGTGGCAGTGTAACCAGTACAGGAGGCTTTACAGGATCTTTAGAAGGAAATGCAACAACTGCCTCTTATGTAGCTACCGCTTCGTTTGCTGCAACGTCTTCATTTGCTAGTACAGCTTCTGTAGCTACATCTGTTGCAGGTGGTTTTTCAAAATCATTTGCGATGATTAATAATAGTAATATTTCATCTAATGATATTGGAACCTTTCAAATATGGAGATGTAATGTAGCTTGTACAGCTAGTATGGTGTTAATGTACCAAGATTCAGGTTCGTCTGTAGCTGTAAATGCATTAAAAAATGGAAATGCATTACTTGCAAGTGATCTTACAAACAATTCTCTCGATACTTGGGTATCAAGTTCAACTTTACAAAATCAAAACTTTGCTGTTGGTGATATACTTGCTTTTAGACTTATAAGCCTTACAGGTACTCCAAAAGAAATTACTATACAAACAAGTTTTAATTATCAATAAAGTTGTAAACAGATAAAATAAAAAAAGCATGTCATGGTCTACAGGTGGTAATCTAATTACAACTAGGCAAAGTTTAGGGGGAGCAGGTACACAAAATGCTGGTTTAGCTGTTGGTGGATCAACAGGAGGGTCTTTTGTTACAAACGTTACAGAAGAATATAATGGAACTTCCTGGTCATCAGGAGGAAATTTAATTACCGCTAGACAATATATAGGAGTTACTGGTACTCAAAATTCGGCTCTTGGTGTTAGTGGTTGGCCTGCTCCTTTTTCTCCATTTTTCACATGCACAGAAGAATATGATGGAATTTCTAACGTATGGACAGCTGGTGGAGCTATTATATCTGCTCACGTTGCTGGAGGAACTACTGGCCAGCAAAATTTAGCTTTATACTTTGGAGGCCAAACACCAGCTAACGTAACATGTACAGAAGAATACAATGGTACTTCGTGGTCAGCAGGTGGAGCATTAATTACAGGTAGACAACAATTTTTAGGAGCAGCAGGATCTCAAAACTCAGCTTTAGGAACAGGAGGACAAACCAGC